GTAACTCCCTATAAAAACTAAATGAATACGCCCCTATTATCAGGGGCGTCGGCTTAAGAATAAATGTTAGTAGCTGATTTCAATGCGCTCGTTGGGTACTTGGTTGTCGTATGCGTTGACAGTAAACAGCTTGATATTGTTAACTATCAGTTTGTGTGCAAGAAGGTCATAGCCGCGCTCGTCAACCTCTTTATAGTACTTGGGAATAGTGAACGAGGGTTCATCAACCATCTCACCGTCCATGTTGAACTTGAGTGTGTAGTTGCGGCCGAACCCACATGCATCCATTGATCCGCTGACAACTAGGTACTTGACACCACCCTCTTCGACAGCTTCTGTATTAGCGTCCCATAGTGCAACTTCTTCGCCATTAAGCTCGACGTCAGCTAAGCCACAAGTTACCCAGCTATCGATGCGCTCATTTTCAGTTTGGCGTTGGATTAGTTCAAAAATTGGTAGCAGTTTCATGTTAGCTCCTTAGCTATGTTGTGTGAACAGGAGCTATTATGCAGGTTTTGGGAAGTATGTAAAGAAATATCCCCCGCGATTGCAGGGAATATTTGGGAGTTAGTCGAGGATTAGCTCATGACGTTTGGAGATGATAGTTTTAACCGTAGGCTTCTCAGGGATTGGGCCTATGTTCTCTTGCTTTAGAACTTCAAACTCACCATCGGCTTCGAAAGATGATTTGATTACAGGTGGTTGGCTGACGTCTTCATGAACGACCCATTCCTTGTAAACAACCTTGGCTTTAACCGTGGTCTGAAACACACATCCTTCATCGTGGCGCTCAACTTCACGCTGGAAGATGACCGTGTAGTACTCTTCGTGTTCAACTGCCAACATTTTGACGTCAGTGCAGTAGATTAGACATTCACTACCGCGCACCACAGTTGCACCCATTTGGGCACGAACGTTGCTTAGGATTTGATTGTAGCGAGGGTGACCATATTCGATCAACATACCGTCAATCTTTGGGATAACCCCTTCTTCTTTGAGTTCAGTGACAGGTTGGTTAGGCATCATTTACCTCCGTTAACTAACCATTCGCTGTATTCTTTGAATCCACCAATTGGTTGGTCTTTGTGGTCAAGTATAAGAGGGAAAGTCTCATGACCTTTAGGAGCCTTAGCAATCATTTCTTCACGGCTAAAGTCAGAACCAAGCTTTAGGACTAGGTGGTTCACACCGCGAATTTCACTGATTTTGATTGCGCGCTCGCAGTAAGGGCATCCTTCTTTACTCATAATTGTGATCATTGTTTAGGTTCCGTTGTTGATTGTGGCTAACACCCTGAACTTAGGGAGTTAGCCACGGCTGGTTAGTACATGTGACCGTACATTTCGACAGTGCGCTTGTGCTCTTCTTCATCGTGACCACTCAACACACCGAGTAGGTATGAATCGTTTTCAGCTTCTTGAAGGGCTGTTTGCTTGATGTCACCAGCTATCCAGTGCTCAGTCCACGGTAGTGGGTTCTTGCTAGGGATGTTGCCTGAGTAGTTCAAGCCTACCGCACGCATACGCTTGTCCGTCACCCAATCCACATATTCACACAGGATTGTCTTGTTCAGACCTAGCATAGAACCTTCAGCGAACAACTCATCGGCCCACGCCTTTTCTTGCTCAGCCGCTTCCATGAATAGTGCCTGACATTCATCACGTGTCTCTTCACGGATTTGTTGGAAGTCAGGGTCGGTCACCAGTACGCGTGAAATTAGCGTCTGAGTTAGCTTAAGGTGAATGTTTTCGTCACGACAGATAAGCTTGATGATCTTAGCGTTGCCTTCCATGAGGTCCAGTACTTCCTGAAACGCCCATGAACACGCAAAACTAACGTAGAAGCGCACACCTTCAAGGGCGTTGACCGCGTTGATAGCCAACCAGAAAGCCTTCTTGTGGGCGTACTCATCGTACTGGTCTGTAAGACCGCGCTTTAGGGCTTCAAGCTGGAAGTTCCACTTATCAAGCTCTTCGTAGTACTTGTTGATGCTATCAGCCAAGTCAACGATAGCTTCGATTTCTTCAATGCCGTCAAACACTTCTGAAGGGTTATTCAGTACACCACGAATGATATGCGTGTATGAACGGCTGTGGATTAGCTCTTGGTGAGACCACTCAAGGACAGCGGCTTCGGCTTCTGGCGTTGATGCCAACTGCATGAAACACGCTACGGGCTCTCGGCCCTGAACGCTGTCAAGAACGATCTGGCGCTTCAAGTTGTGTGTGAAGATGCGCTTCTGAGCATCATCTAACTTGGCATAATCCAGCTTATCCTTAGTTACATCAACCTCTTCAGGACGCCAGAAGTTAGCCAGCATCTGGTTGTTGTACTTCTCAAGGATAGGTTGAGCCAGCACGTCATAGCGCTGGACCCCTACTTCACCATCAAAGAAAGCATTGCGTTCGGTGTGGTGTTTGGTGTTTGCTTTTAATACGTTGGTCATTATCTTCTCCTACACTACACAACCAGCACAGAATTTAGCCATGTCTACTTCATCAATTTCGTCACCTGCACCGTCATAGACGTTTGAGTAGTAAAGTGTCTTGCCGCCCATAGCATGGAAGGCGATGATGTGGCGCATAGCTTTATCACGTTGAATCTCGTCACCCGTCATCATTGGGTTATAGAACGTGTTAGTTGAGATTGACTGATCAACCCACTTCTGGGCCACAGCACACGTACGCAGATATGCTTCTGGGCTTGGTTGCTTCCACAAGTATTGGTAATTGGCCATCTTTGAGCTATCAGGTACAATCTGTTTGAAGTTTCCTGACTTGGATGCCTTGATTGACATCGGCGCTTTGGGCATCTCAACACCGTTTGTGGCGTTTAGAACCTGTGAGGAAGACTCAGTAGGTGCAATTGCTGACAGAGTAGCGTTGCGTATACCGTACTTGCGCACATCACTTCTGAGGTCGGCCCAGAGCTGCATCATCTCAGTGCTGGCACCAAGTTCAACTTGAGGATCACGCGGTGCATACAACTCCCAAGGGAAGATACCTTTAGCGTAACATGTTCGGTCAACCGCTTCACAAGGGCCATCTTGCTTAGCCAAGTTCACACTAGCACGGGTTAGGCTGTAATTGAACTTCTCCATCCACTTGTTAAGGACTTCAAGTGCTTCATCACTACCGTACTGTAAACCCTGCTGCATGAAGAAGTCAGCTAGGTTAACGATACCAACACCCAGAGTACGGAATTCATCAGTGGCAATCTTAGCCTGTACCATTGGGTAGTCTTGCATACGCAATAGGCCGTCAAGAGCTTGCACAATCAGCTCAGCCGTGTCTTGCATGCGCTCAAAAGCATCATCGCCAATGAACTTGCTCATGTTGAATGAAGCCAGCGTACATAGAGCAATACGGCCATCTTCATCAAACTCGTGCTGGAACTCACGTGTAGGAAGAGCTATCTCTAAGCAGTTATGGACCAGTACACCACGAGAGTTGAGAGGGTCGTTATTGGTAATGATGTTAAAGTTGTGATTATCCTGAACATGAAGGTCGTAGACATCTTCAAAACCATCTGGTACAACCGCAACCACAGTCGGGTTCTCAGGTTTGGCTTCCAGAGAATAAGGTGATTTTGGTTGTGACTTATCCACTTCTTCCATTGAAAACTCAGGAAGTAACTCACCAGCGTCGATGCACTTGTGTAAATTGGCCATCTTACCACCAAATCGGTTTTTTGATAGTGATGTTGGGGTGCGCTCATCCATCTCACGCATTTTAGCTAAGCTGACACCACCGTGGATTTCTTTACATTTAATACCTAATACAACCATTTCTTCTGACGTCATGCCACCGAATCGCGGATTGTTGGAGCCAGTTGAGTTGGCTGAGCACTTGGCTAAGAACTCCGGATCATCCTTAAAGCCATGGACAGGATTTTTATCTCCCTTCATGGAGTCAGACTTTTTAGCGTAGTTATCCTTAGCGTCCATGAGCTGTAGGTTCTCTAGGAAATCACCACCATCATCTTCAATATGGTCAACGTGAACGCCCTTCTCAGGTTTGCCGTTATGGTGCTCCCAGATCATACGGTGCTGCTTCTTGTGGGCGTTTTTGACTGAGTTGATAGTGCGGTACTTATTCTCAGCCATCGACGTAAAGAAGCCTTGTAGTGTCTCACCTACCGCATGCTCGGCCGTCACGTACTCACCATTAGGTTTAGCTAGTAGGTGATTAGGGGTGCAGCGGAATGTGTCACCTGTAGACAACATCACTTTCACAATAGGAGCTTTCACACGGGTCTTAACGGCCACCGCATCTTTAATCTCGTCAACCCATTGTGATCTATTCTGGTTACGTGACTTATTTGGGCGGGCCGAGTATACTTTGTACGCCATGCCGTCTTGTTGGCGGTTAGCCAAGTCAGCAATGGAAACCATGTTGGTGCCATCGGCTGTAGCAACCATTGTGTCACCAGTGAAGCACAAATTAGATTGGTAGATAGGATCAGTTTTAGGATCGAACGGGCTGTGGCTGTTCATGTTGTCAACGAAGGCAATGTAGATGCGGCCTGTTTCAGTACGTTCACCTAACAGCATGTCATTCAGCAGCTCTTTGGCTGTGAACTTCTTAAAGCGCACTTCACCACGCTCGGCTGAGCGCACCATGTCTTCGTACAACAGTGCAAACTTCTCTTGGTCCGCAAAGAAAGCCGAGTACATATCAGGACAGTCTTTAGGATCAAACAGGTAGACATCTTCATCACGTAGATACTTGCCTAGTAGGAAGCCGTTCAGTTGCACACCGTAGTCAGCACGTCTTTCACGGTTCTCTTCAATGCCACGGTTATTCTTAAGGACAATCAAGTCATCGAACTGATAGTGCCACCAAGGGTAGTAGACAGTACCTGAGCCGCCACGGATGCCGCCTTGACTACATGACTTCAAAGCGCCTACGTGGTACTTCAAGAATGGTAGGAGGCCCGTGTGAGTCATCTCACCGTTACGGATAGGTGAGCCTTCAGCACGGATTTCACCGATATCCCAGCCAATACCAGCGCGTTTGCTAACGTAGTTGGTGATAGCCAATGCCGTTGCGTTGATAGATGGTAGGGTGTCACCACACTTGATTAGGACACACGAGCTGAACTGACGTGTTGGAGTGCGGGCACCTGCCATAATAGGTGTAGGGAGGCTAAAGTCAAACGTTGACGCCGCGTTGTAGAACTTGATGATCTGCTTTACTCGGTAGCCGTTGTGGCTAGGAAGATACGAAAGAAGACTACAGGCGATTGCCATGTACATCATCTGTGGGGTTTCTTTAAACGCACGGTGTTTGGTGCGGTCACGAATCAGGTACTTATCTAGTAGCTGACCACACGCTGCATAGCCGAAGTTGTTGTCACGTCTGTGATCAATGGCTGCATCGAATTGGACCAACTCGGCGGCACTGTAATCATCTAGCAACATAGGATCATAGTAGCCTGCTTTGATCATGTTGTTTACGTGCTCTGAGTAAGATGGTATTTCATTACCAAACGCACGCTTGCGCACGTCATAAAGCTGACCACGAGACGCAACATATTGATAATTAGGTGCATCTGGGCTAATCAGATCTTCGGCGCTGCGGATGATCAGCTCCTGAATGCGCTCGGACGTCATACCATCCGTGAACTGTAGTTGAGCGCCAATCTCAACCTCACTAAGGTTGACGTCTTCCAAGCCATCAACCATCATCTCAACGACGCGGTGGACCTTGTCAACGTTTAGTGGCTCAAGACGACCATCACGCTTTCTTATACGTATACCTTGCATGTATGTAATTCCTCTGAGGGTTGTTGTAACGGGTTTAATATATAGCCCACGATATAAGGATTCAACACTAAGTGGCGATAGCAACTGTAGGATTTTCTTATGTCACGTAATACACGGCGCTGACTTTATGGTCGAGAAGGTAGCAGGCGATGGAGGGGCTTACCTGAGTAAGGAAGCACAAACCAACCGAGACACCTTCCGAATGTATATTGAATGGGTGGTTCTGGATGTAACACCAGTCACCTTTGACTCAGATGGTAACGAACTCACGCCAGAGGTTGAGACTCCGGCACCACTATCATTCCTAGCAGGAAAACAATATCGTTCTTTAAGCGCATAGCCAGCACAGAGTTCTTTGATAACTTTGACATCAACCCAATCAAGTTGGATGAAGAAACTAGTGTTCCTGTAACCCTTATTCCCGGAGGTCGTTTCCGTGTTGAGGTTAGTGGTTTAGCTGACAACCAACGGATGCGCGGGGCTATTTACTCAAAATTGGTGTAGTCATGCTCTTCGGTCAATTTCCTCTAATGGATGAAGCGGGTAAGCGCACAGACAGCCGTGAGATTAATGTGAACCACCACATTAACCGTCTTTATGCTGAGTGGTGTTTGATGAGAATCATCCCTGAGGAAGTGGATGAGGATACAGGGGTTGTCGTGGTTGAGCGACGTCTTGACCGGATAGACCCTAGCTTTATTCCGGTAGGGCGAGCTTAAGATTTTCTTATAGGGTGCTGCCAACCGACTACTGGCGGGCTCTGGGTGAAGGTTCGTACAATCTTAGAGATGCTTACCACATGAGAGCACTGAATATGGGTAGTGGGCAAATACGAATTGAATGTCCAACCTTGCCTAGTGAGCATGTGTTGGCTGTACAACTGAATGGTGCTGTGGAGGGTATAGAATGGCTATCATCACAGGAGTAATAGGTGGCGGTGACAACGGCGGAACACCACCTGATTTAGACCCCAATGAGCACAGCGGCTCGGGTCTGTTTATTTACGACGTTGAGCCTTTGGATGGTAAGAACGTCAACATCACACGCGGTGCAAGCCTAGGTGGAGAAGCCGCTGCCGTTGTGGGCTTGTCCACTGACTCTGGTAGTATACGTGTCAGGGTGTGTTGGGACCGTGCAGAGGTGTCACTGGTTGGTCTTCCTACCGTCAACGGCGTGTATGTCACGATTGATTATGGTAGCATGGCTAAGGCCACATCCAGCCCGTCTTTCACTGGATATGCAGACATCACGCCTACCAGCTCAATCACTATCGTTTATGGCGATGCCGAATACGTGGTTCCTAGCTCAATAGCTCCAACACCAGTGATCAGCAACTTTACGCTTGATGCTTCTTCCATCCCAGCTGGTCAGACTGAATTTAAAGCAGGTGACACGGTTACGGTTAACTTTGACGTTGACATCCCTATCAGATTGGTGCAGGCATTGCACACCGCCGGAACCACAGCATTGGCAGATGCTTCACAACCTATAGCAGGGAGTAGCCTGTCTCACAGCATCACTATGACTGTTGGCGCGATCGGCTCTTATGGTGACACGACCCGTGACCTAGTTGGGCACATTCGTGTACAATCAAAAGAGAACGCTTGGAGTGCTGACACTGACTCGGGCAACACTATCCCTTGTAATGACCAGAAGCCCGTGCCAAATGTTGGTGTGATAGGTTATCCGGTTAGTCAAGGTGCTTTGAAGGACGCCGAGTGGGCTAACATTCCGTTCAGTCCACAATACTGGGATACTATCAATGTCACAAGCCCCAACAACGAGGTTAACCCTGATTTGGTCAATCCAGCAGGCGACTTCGGTGTTACCCGTACCAACGGTTCCTAACCTGAAATTCGAGCTCACGCGAGCAGCAAACGGCACTTCAGCGGTTGAGGAGGTTGTGGTATTCATTGCGAACGTTGCGGCCACTGTGTCCGTCTCAGAGCCTACTGACCGACTTCAATCAGGTGCTAGTCACACCATCACCATAACCTCAGACCAGATACTATCACAGCAGGTTACATTACGTGGTGGTCTGGATCAGGATTTGGGGCTCTGATTTCACCGGATGACAATAGTTATAACTTCGATAAGATTAATCACTGCCACAACTACCAAATAGACCACTACCACCAACTTGCTTTTGACGACACAGACGCAATATTAGCCAGTGACATCGACTTAGACATAACTCCGGGGACACCGTCGGCTGACTTAGCACCCATTACACTTGAATTGGATTACAAGGAGATACAGCCATGTTGGCTCTTGAGAATATACTAGACCGCCTTGAAGGTGCGTACAACCATGAAACCAGCGCAACACTTACTGACGAGGAGAAGGAGTGCTTGTTGGGCTTATTCACGTCTGAGGGCTGGCGTGCCGTTACCGAGAAGGGTGAAATATTAGATGTGTATTACCGGAACCGGAAAATCACAACAGGTGTCGTGATGTACGCTGCATTGTTGCGTGCTGAGCACGCAGAACGTATAGCAAATGAGTTTCAGGAGAGACTTGAGATACTTGAAGATGCACTAGACAAGTCACTGATGGTACGTTACAAGAAGTAACCAAAGGGGAGCGCTATGCTCCCCTTGCTTCGATTTAGAGGTTGAACTCATCAAAGATTTCCAACATCAGGCGACATAAGCCTGAGCGCACACAATCTTCTTTAGTGAATTCAATGATAGGAACAATCATCTCCCACTCTTCAGGCGTCTCACCCGCTTCAATCTTAGCCGCAATGCGAGAATTGCTTTGCTTGATTGACTCAACGAAACGAACCCAATCACCAGAGCCTTTCAGGCGGATGTTACCTTGCGCACTGTCACCATTCATCAACAGCGTTGCACCTTCACCAGCGCGTGTCGATAGGTTCTTGAGCGTCTCCATAGGCATTTCCTGACACTCTTCTACAATGATGAAAGCATCATCGAACGAGCTACCTTTAACGGACTCAAGCTCAAGCATGCGGATTTGACGCTTCTCCATCAGGTAGTTGAATAAGCCGTCTTTACCTTTGTCAGTTTGCATCACCTTCTTAAGGTTGGAGATAATAGGTGCTAGCCACGGTGCCAACTTCTCTTCGGCTGTCCCTGGATTAAAGCCAGTTGTCTGACCAGTTGGAAGAGGGTTACGCGTTAGGATGATCTCGTCGATTTGCTTTTCAGCCATCATTCGAGCAGCGGCAGCAGCCTCGGTGATTGACTTACCAGTACCAGCCGGACCTACTGCGATAACAAGGTTGCTTTGGAAGCATGCGTCAAACAGGTCTTGTTGCTTCTCATTCTTGGCCTGAAACGGCACGAACTTGAAGTGACCTTTTTCAAACTTCTCAAAACGTTCTTGTTCTTGTTGCTCGGCTAGTTTGTTCTGCTTTTTCGTCATGGGTGTTGCTCCATTATTGGGTTCAGCTTAACTTAGTTTGTGGTTAATGCGGCTCAGCTCATTCTCCCACTGTACATCCCAAGTGTTGTTACACTCTTCAGGGTGGTATAACACAACAGGAAATGCTTTACCATCCACCGTGTAAGGGTACAACGCAAACTCACCGAATTTCAATTCAGATAGATTGTAAGATGCGAAAACGCGTCCCTGACTTGCCATTTCCATAGCAACTATACTATCGATGTATGACAATGACTGATTTCTTAGGTCTTGTGTGATCACGATACCCAACAACATGTAACCTTCGTCAAGTTGCTCGTTGGTTAGCTCACATTCAGGACCAGTTAACTGCCATCCACCATGCTTGTTCACCAAGACCTTAGCTCTGACCTCAGAGTGCTCAAGCTCTTTAGCAAGCTCAAGCCCTAAGCGCACACGGCGGTCGTACGCTGGCATCGCCAGAGAGGCTTCTTGGGCTACAGCCTGATTTGGTTTGACTGCAATTGAATCCAAGTCACCGTACTTGCGGAACACGTCCAAAAGGGCTGCTTTACCTTCTGGCGTTGACATCACGTTAGCAACTACCTTGTCGAGTGGAATGTTTGTTTTCATGGGTAGTACTCCTAGTTAAGGCCCGTGTTGGGCCTTATGAATTTTACTGGCAAGCGCCTTCTTTGTACGAGATGATGATTGGATGTGTGCTGAACAGGTTTGACCGTAGCCAGTAATCTTCAATACACACTGTCTTACCAATCTGGGTGTTAATGGTGCTGACGCGGTCTTGGTCAGTTTCCCATACAAGGAATGGTTTGCGAATGTCAGTCACTTGAAGCTTAAGCGCACCATTTTTGTTCACACCCCAAACTACGTCAGGATTTTCAGGCTTGACAGTTACGAACTCAGCCGTTGTACCCTCTTTAGTGCCTACTTCTTGGCCTGTCACAACCGTTGCTGTGTATGTGCTGTGAGTGAACACGTATGGTAGAGCCGACGTGAACACCCAGAAGACCAATGCTAAAACAAGTGCTACTAGAGCCACAGCCATCTTAGTGGTTTGAGTATCTTTCTTAGTCCAGTTCATGATATTATCCTAGGTTGGTTAAAGATGGGTGGCGTACCACCCAATAGTGGATTACTTGGCGTTCTTAGCCGCTTTGTTAATAGCCTTGGTCAACTCGACGAATGCTTTAGTGTCAAGCTTCTTGAGCCCCTGAATATTAGACACAACCACGGCGTCAACACACAGTGTGTTTTCTTTACCGTATGTGGCTGACTCAGCTAGGGAAGAGTTGATTTCACAGTCGCGGTAAACAGGTTTGTCACGGTATTTTGCCTGCTTGAAGCTACGGTCGTTGATTTCACCCATACCTAGGCGGTTAGTGAAGTCTTCCTGTAGTGCTTTAGGAATAGTTTGTGGGCGGTGAACAGCCAAGTAGCCAACTACGATCACTTCGTCACCCGACATAGGGTCGATGTACGTGCCTTCTGACGCTGCATCCAGTGCGAAATATTCATCATCGAAGTAAAGCGGTAAGTGCTTGTAGTCTTCGTCAGTACGGATAAAGTTCTCAATCATGAGCGCACCGCCTGAGCCGTGGACTACTGCCACACGCACGTTCTTGTGATCTTCTAGCGTACCAAAGTCAGCGTAGTCGCTATTGTTGTCATACTGAGCCAGACTGTAGTAGTAATGGCCTGCTTCCGTGAACAGCGACTTCATTGAAATAGGGAACGTCGGTGCCAGCTTCAGCAGTGCGTCTTTCTGTGTTGGGGCCAGTAGACAGTCACCAGCGTTGAAGGCTGTCATGATGTCTTCAGAGCCGTTCATATTGGTTCGTGTCATGCTGTGACCGCCTTTAAGCTGAGCATTGATAGCAGCCATTGCGCGGTCGTAACCACCACCTTCACCACCAGAGCAAGCTGGAATTGTAGCAGCCTGAGCTGAGAAAGCGAAACCAGCTACAATAGCCAGAATTGTAGAAATAGTCTTCATGATTGTTTCCTTATATATTTCGTTGACTTTAAAACTAATGGAGAATTCGGTGGCAAACCGCTTATAAGCCAGCGAATAACATCCTCAAACCTTGAGCCACCAACTAGGACAAACCTGTCTCTGTAGCTCTTTTGTGTGCGGGTAACCACCAAGTTTAACTCATTGCTTATGGCTACCCAGACAGTAGTATCATTATCACTCCATGTTATTCTTAGTGAAAGGCCAAGTTCATGGACGACAATGCGATGTTGTTTAAGCAGGAAGTAGAAAGCTCGTAACCTCTTTGAGGCTATATTCACCTGCCACCGTTGGTCCCTGCTCTGAATTATCTTTTCTGAGACGCTCATATTCAAGGTCCTCGATCAGTTCAGCACGGATTACATCCCAGTACTTCCATTCAGCTCCATCACCACGAGGGATTGTTATCTTAGTAGACATTGGCCCGTGGTGGTAATAGTGCGCCAGTGGTAGTTGGTTGTTAACCAAAGCATGTGCCATTGCAGGACAGGACTCAAGCTTCAGACGCATCGCCGTTTTAAAGACGAAGGCGGACGTTGGATCACCCATGACGTTGATCACATCATACTTGTGCTCCAAGCGTGTCTTGATGTCGTTTGAGATCTTCTTGTATGTTGTTGGGCGCTTATCATTGACTATAAGCGGTATCAACTCAATAGAAGGGAAGTTACCCAGCTTTAGAATGTGCCATAACTGCTCCAAGCACGTGAATTCACCAATGTAGTCAAGACCAGTGCCAGTGAAATCCACATAGTCGGCGCGCATGTTACTAAGGAAGCGACCGAGCTCTGTTTGCCCTTGCGAGTAGATGTTGATGTGGTCAACACCATCCCCACTAATCTGATACTTCATTGTCAATCCCCAGTCTTTTATTAATGCGTTCGATGGTAGCAGCCGTGATGTAACCAGCCGCGTTTTCGTTAATGGCACAATATCCCACATACTCGCTACGGGTTTGCCAGTAGTTACCAGTGTTGACGGTTAGGTCAAGAGCACGGGTATGTGATAGACGGTATCCCCACATACGCTCTGCATGCCACGTTACGGCGGCTGCTTCGCGTCTTCTCAACTCGTACTCAAGTTGCCACTTGATACCAAGCATACTCTTGCCACACTGACGTCCGGCGTGAATCATCAGGCCATCCATTCTTTGGCCAGACTCAGAGATGGGTGGGAACGGGTAACCATTGTCAGGCCACGACACATCGGGGTGAGCAGACATAGAATCAATGGTTGCTAACACATTCTTCTCTTCTATCTCAGCCTTGACCATACCAATCGTTTCGCGCATACTCTCAGCCTGTTTAAGAAGCTTAGCGTGTGACATCCCAGTGTGGGCTTTCGTTAACATATCATTATTCATGATCTTTCACCTTATAGATTACTTGAAGGTGATCCCCTTCAACCTTACGACTAGTTTCAACCAGAACACCTTCCTTGATCATCTTATCAAGTGCTGGTTGGCGGATATCACCAATACGAACACCATTTGGTGCCACAACACTTCTGAAGTGTCTCACTGCATGGTGTGGTAGATAGTTGTACACCACATGAGCACCACGACACTCAATGTGTTTTAGGGCGTCATTATAGTTCAGCATCTTTCACCTCTGGCTTGTAGCCTTTGCGCGTCATAGATGAGATAGTGCATAGCTTTGACTCACCAAATAGGATAAAGTCAAGAACGGCTGACGGGGTATTTTCTGCCGTCATGTTGTCCAATAGCCAGTACTTGTTATCCCAGTTGATCACCACGTCCAATCCCAACATCTTGTTGTAACGAACCGTTAGTTTGAATGTGGCTTGTTCAGTTACGTACTCAAAGTAACGTCCATCCGGCTCACTGACCGTTAGACCTTGGTGGTGTAGGAGCACAGCTATACTAGCCGCAACTCCTTCTGCTGTAATGTTATTGTCCGACATCGTAGTGTTTCCCATCGTGTGAAATTCGGTGCTTATAGCGTAGCATGTCATCGTCAGGTATCAATTGACATCTGGTATCCGTGAATGCGCTGAAGGATTCTCTACCATAAGATAGATTATTGTCCTCAGTGCGCAGGTCGACTTCGGCGAGGGCGCGGTGAACGTTATCACGGCCTGTGTGAGTGGCGACGATGCTTTCAAGGAAGATACCACCATCATCGTAGGTAATTGTGTGACGGTCTTCCTCTAGGTTAATGCTAGTTTCACCGTCGGTGATGCTTTGAAGCTCGCATTTGGTCAACTGCATTCGTGACATCACGTGCGTTACGTATCCTACTTTCATCTATCTATACCCCAATGGTTGTGAATGAATTGGATTCATTGTTAACCATTGGGGCATATGTTTCAAGAAGAATTTAGAATAAGCGGTTAGTTTTCTTCAGCGGGTCGTTGCCGTAGATGTCACGCAACATAGGCTTCTTGATCACATAGTCGTTGAATTGACTAGTCAAGTCCTTAAGACCAACAAAGATTAGGAAGCGCACGCCCCAGATAGCCAACTCCTGCTCCACAGGTGCTTTCATGATCATGGAGCCTGACGTATACGTTATCTCTTCAAGGAACGGCTTGCCAGAGTGGTGGCCGTGTTTGGCGTTATGTAGGTGTATCTCATGCCCTAGGTCAACCATCTCTTTGTGGTTGTCAGGCCATTCGACATGGTAGGCTTCTTCCCTTACCCAACCACCGTCACCAGACTTCTTACCTGAACGGCCTATAATGCGCTGGTCATAGGCATCTCGATTGTGGCTGTAATGAAAGTACTGGATGAAAAAGCGGTCAACCCCGTAGATTTCATTGATGCCTTTAGGACGCCAACGGTTCGAGCGCATCATGGCCTCACCTTCACATGCGATTGTGTAACCGTTACGCACGTAAGGTAGCAGCAGGTCAGGAACAGCCTTTGACGTACCGAATGTGCTGTGAACACGGTCCATGCTATTCCAACTGGTTAGCCCTGACTTAGAAGAAGTTACTAGGTCACCGACAAACAATATTTTCTGCTTAGGAAATACTGTTCCAAGCTTCCACGGCTTACCTTTGTGCTCAACCATAGCTGGTTCTGACTTGAATTTTGTTTGTAGGAACTTCAGAACCTGTACGACACGGGTTCCTTTACCGGACCCACTACCGCCTTTAACTACAACGAAACTAGACGTCATTGGCTGCTCCCTTAATGCCTAGGATTACAGGCAAAAACTTGTCCATCTGAAGGTTTGTTTTCAGGTTGTCTTCCAGTAGGATACCAGCAACCGTAGGACCCATATCTCCTGGATCACCAGCGTCATGGATGCTACGTAAAATCGGCAGATGAGTCACCGTAAACGATTCCTTCTCAGCTTCACAGTATTCAACTAGGCGCTTAAGTGCTGGACTTTGACGCCAGTGTGCAGCCAATGGTCTAACTGTGATTGACGACACATGAACACCTAATTGGAAGCTGTCACCACCTTCCTTCTCTTTGACCGTAAGTCCCAGACAACCATCATGGAATGTGTCGATTGCAATGGTAACGACCTCGTCAACTGCCTTACTGTTATGGTAGACCAGCTCAAGCGTTTCGGCGATCATACCTGAATGACGACATGACTTAAACAGGTTGGCCAGAAGCTCAATATTTACGGGTAGCTTTGTCATATGGAGAGTCTCCTAAAATGAATGAGTACGCAACGCCAGTATCCGTCTTAGTGAATCGGAATATATGCGGTTGCCCCTGAACTCTGATATCACAGAATTCCTTTGAGTTGAGTATATCAACATCCAAGTCCTTAAATGAGGGTTGGCTGCGAATATACGGGGCCGCTACGTCTGCAACGGCCTTTGGACTTTTGCGCCCTAGGCAGAAAGCCTTGAGTACTGTCTCATGTGTTTGGCTATTGATTACCATGATGCTTCTCATAATGTTTGTGAATGCCTTCCGCACCTACCATCACCCACAAGTCACGGTACGCTGCTCGCGGTGCCCAGTTTAGACTACACTCAGCATATTCAATTGTGAGAGGTGTGCGCGGTTGAATGGTAGGAATACCTAGCTGGTTAAACGCCTTGATAACTTTAGGATAATCATCGATCATTAGGCCGACTTCAACGTCAGTCTTCTCAGCACTGACAAAGAACTCCATCAGACCACTGTCCATCTCTTCCTTGAAGTGGCGGTACACTGCCATGACTTTGCTGTCCTTGTGTGAGTCAACACACTTGCTAATGATACGGACGTTATAACCGTATACGTGGATTAGTGACTTGACCACGTTGACGAAACCACACATAGGTTCCATGTTGTCATACAGGTCAGTCTGCTCCCAATAGGCAAAAGGATTATCAACTCCCAAATCCTTAAAGATAGGCACTAAGTCACCACCTCCAGCCGACTTAGCCACTTCAAACCAGTCATCGATAGGCTTACCACCCTTTTCCTTAATCCGGTCATTGCACCATTTGAACCAGTGTACTAGGCTGTCCCAACCTGTCAGGTCAAAGTCGATACCAATATACTTCTTCTGCATCTGAAAATCCTCAAAGTTATAGGGGCCGAAGCCCCTGTCATTAAAATAGACGGCGTGCTGCTTTCTTGGGCTTCTTGGCCGCGTTAGTAAGCTTCTTGCCTTGCTTGTGAGCCTGAGCCGCTTCACGGTTACCAAACAGGCGTGTGGTCTTGTTTACTTCCCAGCCACGGGCCTCTAGTATTTGGTCAATCGGTTCCATGAAAGTTTTGCTGTATAGGGCTTCGTAATCAACCCAATCATTCAACCCAAACTCTTCAGGTAGATAGTCGTGGAACGCCAAGTAGTGATAGCCAGTTGGGTTACCCTTCTTAAGGTTGATCATCAACATCTTATCGCCATCACGGATAGGTGGTTCGTTGATTTGATGTTTCTCAGCCAGAAGGTTGTACTGGATTGACGCCTTGGAGTTATACGGTGTACCAGCTATAGCACGCCCTGTACTACCCATGTATTTCGTGACGTTGGATACACTAGAGGCTGCTGCTACCTGTTCAATAGGTAGCTGTAGGTAATCACGCTTAATACCGCGTACCTGCTCCACAAGGGCTTCTTGGCTACCCAGCAGCACGGTCTTGTAACACTCCTTCATGCGCTCACGACACCACTCAGGATAGTTAGACTTCTTAGCGGCTACGCCCATGAATTTAATCTTAGGCGTGGCGTAGGCTTCACCCTCTGAGTTGTTTACGGCCATGATGTAGAGTTTTGGTGCCTGCCAAACGGCTGACTCGGCGATTACCTCACGCTCCCAAACCATCTTCTGTTCATACCCGTTCATTAGGTCACACATGTCCTGCGCGAAGCCCTTGATTTCACCTTCCATCTGCTCCTTATAGTAGGCGTCAAGCATGTCAGTGATTTCGTCACGGTCAGTCAGGCCGCTGTTCTCCACAACCTTATCAAGCGTGATGTAGTTCGAGTCCGTATCACCATAGAACGCATAGTCAAAGTTACCTGTACCAAGACGGGTGTTGAGCATGTCATTCACGTAGTGGATGTTCCACTTGTTGATCATACGACCCACGGCTGTAACAGCGGATGCAATGCGTACGTCGAAGTAGTCACGTAGGAAGCGGTTAGCCGTTGCACCATAGCCAGCGTTCATTAGGATTTTAAAGCCCATCTGCATGGTGTCTTGGCGTGACTGGCGGTCTTCTTCACGGTGGAGTATGACTTCAAGCTCTTCAGGGCTAGCCGCCAACATCTCTTCCACAAACTCAGCCTTGTAGAAAAATGCCTTCTTGGCCTTCTCGTGGTCAAAGATACCTTTCTTGTGCTCCTTACACCAAGTAGCAAACTGTCCAGCCTCAAGCATGAGCTTCTTCTCACCCTTACGGCCAGCGTATACCCAACGCATGATTTCACTGAATACGCTCATTTCATCACGGCTGAAGAACTGCACGTTAGGACAGAAGGTTACGTTGTGGCGGCGTAGGGTTTCGAACTCTCGCTTACCAAGGCGCACACACGCATCAACACAGTCACTAGCACCGTCATCGTTGTCATTCTCAATACAGCTAAGAATTTCTAACAAGGCTTTCTTCTCGTGCATGTCTACTGTTTTCTTGATGTTGTCCCTTAGCTCCTCACAGAACTCAGCTATGATTTGGTAGCGAAGCTCACCAGTGATCAGCGTCTCAGGCCCAATGTTACCCTGCATGAAGATGTGTGGGTAAAGTGAGTTCAAGTCGACTGATATTAGGTTGCGGTAGAATCCGGGGATTACTTCTTTAACGTAACCACCATCATACGAACCAGCATCTTCCTGTAGTTGACGTATCTCAGGGCGCATGCCTTTAGCCAATAGGAAGTTATACAACATAGCGTTCCACGGACTTACGGTTCCTAGGGTGTCACGGTAGTTGCAGCGAGCGATGTATGCTAGCGTGAATGTCAGGTCAAGAAGGCGTAGCTTATCATCAATACGGTCAACCAACAGCGGGTCTTTAATACCGTACTTGACGTACTTCTCCCAGTCTATGAAGTATAGTTTGTTGAGGGATTTAGCTTCCGAGTAGTCAATCTTGCGCTCATTAAGCTCACAGTATGCAATGTGGTCAAGGCTATACTTCTCACGGGTGGTGAACGTGTGCTTCTTATACAGCTCAATGTAATCAAGCGTTTCTATACCCACCCAATCAAATGTGGCTGCTTCGCCGCGAGCACTTGAGATGTTGCGGCGCTTGACCTGCTTCCACGGGCTTAGAGCGTCAACCCATTCAGGACCAAGGATTTTGCGCACGCGCTCGGTGATATATGGGATATCGAAACCCTCGATGTTCCAGCCCGTTTGGGCGTCAAACTCACATGAGTTCCACCAACTGACGAACGCGGCTAGTAACTCCTGCTCAGATTCAAACTCTTCATACTTGAGTTTGTCCTGACCGCCGATGTGTTCATCATCCTTGTAGTCTTCATACTTGAAGCTACCTACCTTGTGTGGCTCCGGCATGGCAAACACACGGTATTCACCTGTATTCTTGTTGATAGCCTGAATGAGCGGAATAGGGAACGCGGCGTTGAGGTCAACCAACGGGTCGATACGAGTCTTAGGGAATGTCTTACCCCACCACTTATAGAAGGCTTGCGCGGCTTCATGGTATCGACGGGCCTCAGCCACGTCCTTAAACGTGTCATCAAAGATCATAGGCTCTGGGAACGGGCCGTTGACCAACTCATCACCATCACGGTAGCCGGACAGTACCTCAATATCGTAGTTACATGTACGGATGTGTTTGGCGTTGAACTTGTCTTTGCCTTTGAACTTGTGGGCTATGAACTGAAACGGCATGTTGGTCTGGCCAAAGATGCGCATCCCAGGAACGTCTCGGTTTTCCTCAAACCACTTGTCGCACTCGTACATGTTCTCAAATGACTTGCGGTATAGTGGTTCCTTCTTAAGCCCAATGGCTACTGGTTTTTCTACGTTGCCTGCTAAGTATAGTTCTGGTTTGAAGATGTGTTCCATATTGCGGTGGTTGCCATCCTCGTCCATAATCCTAACAAGCATACGATTCCCTTTTCGGGCAACGTTTGTATAGATTACTGACATGTTCACTCCTGTCGGTTGTTAACTGGTCAATTATACACCCTAACGTATAAGGAGGGTATATGTTCTCATGGTTTAAAGGCATCTTCAGGGCTGATAGTGCTGTAGAACACATCGCTGCTGGTGTGGACAAGGCCATATACACCAAAGAAGAGAAGGCCGATGCTTTCCAACGAATGCTTGAACTTTACGAGCCGTTTAAAGTCGCTCAAAGGGTCCTAGCTTTTGGTATGTTTGGTATCTTAGCTTTTAGCTTGTTGTTGTCAGCTTCGGTGTACCTAGGAAGCCTGTTTTGGGCAGACAACTACATCACCACACCCAATAACGAGGTGATCATCAACACGCGCTATAAGGACTTCTCACTGTGGCTGATCAAGGAGTCATTCGCCACGTTTGGTGAACCATTCCTGTATGCTGTCATCTTTTACTATGGAGGTGGTAGTGCTGAAGGTCTAGCCACAAGAATCATGGATAGGCGCAAACGCATGCGCGAAGCCAAACCCCTTAGTAATTAATGAAAACGCCCCTGCATCGGTTCAGGGGCGTTTTAGTTTATAGTGACGTGGTCAGTTTGTGTTTCACCTTACGCTTAGGAGGATTCTTATGTCCTTTGTTCACTGGCATACCGAACGTATCAGTGTACAGGTGACTATCCTTACAGTGACGCTTTAAGGCCGACTCAAGGGTGGCACTGTTCTTAAATCCGTATTCATGTGCAACCCAGTAACGGCTACGACCTGCTTTCCTTAAGGTCACACAGTGACGTAAGATGGATTGAAGAAGCTTAGGGCGCATCTCTGACGGTACGCTATTCAGCTTGGTGCCAAAGATAAGCTTGGTTCGCTTGAAGCGGATAGTTGATTCAACGGCCTCAGCTTCGCTATTACCAAGCTTGTTAATTTCTGCGATACCAGCCTCAGCCAGCGTATATAAATTCTGGCGCTCACTCAATGTCTGCCCACCGATGTTCTGTTTGAAATGTAGTGTCTCAAGTGCCGTTTTGAGCTGTCCCATAGTTTGGCTTTGCAACTGTCGTACACGCTCACGAGTGACGCCAAGGTCCTTACCTATTTCATCCAGTGTGTCACCATTGTAGCGGCGAAGGATGATAGTTAAATCACGCTCGCTGATTGAGCTGTTGGATACTATCTTCTCTAACAGTTCAACATTCATCTCACGTGTGACGTCATCAAACAGACTGATTTCAGGGGCTTCCATGAAGTCATAAATGCTATCAGAAATACCATCATCTCCCACAACAATAGAAGATTGGCGGCGTGAGAATACTGCTAGGACATCCTCAATTTCTTTAGCTTTCCACTTCTTGAGGATCAGGTCTTCACGGTCACTATTGGCAATTCGATCCTCTTCCCATTCGTTAGCGCGTTTAACCAACTCATCCATGTCAAGAGTAGTGAAATCAATGTCTTCATCTTTGTACTTGTCACGGAAAATGCTACGAATGCGGTTGTACTTCTGGTGCATGTGTGTAGGCACACGGATACCGCCGTACATGTTACACTCGTCATAAAAACCACGCTCGATGTACTGGTCAATCCAGTGTGTGGCGTATGTACTAAACATCAAGCCAGAAGACATGTCAAAGCGTTCAAGGGCTTTATTGAGGCCAGCCATACCGTATGAAAAGCGGTCATCTGCTGGTACACCAGCGTAAGGTCTGATACCCCAACTACGTCTAACGCGGTTGGCTACCATGCGCAAGTTGGATTCAATAAGTAGCTTCTCTGAGCGCTTACAACCTTCACGCATCTTAGTCAAGGCTGCGTAAAAGTCTTCCTTTTCCATGTGTTTAGGCGCATTACTGATCATACTCTCAATGATGTCACCGAAAATGTTTCCTACGTTGGGGTTGTTAGAATACGCTGCCCCGTCTCTCATTACTCTTACCATTTCAAATATCCGATGTTGTTTGCTATAGGGTAATTATCACACGCTCGGTTTTAGGAAGCAACCCAATCGCAACAAGACCCGCACGAAGCGGGCCTTGTCATATGTCCAGAAGGTCGTTTGTTGTTATTACTTAACGGCTTCTTTTAGACCTTTACCGATTGTTACTTTCGGTGCTGTATGTGCTGGTACAGTTGTTGGACCTGCTGAAGGATCTTTAGGGTTAGGGTAGTTACGCTCAGCCACTTCACGAGTTGAGAATGTAACGCCTAGAACCTTAACAGATTCGCCAGCTTTGATCGCTTCTGTTACGCCAGTTTCAGTAGCAGCCAAGACTTCTTTTACTTTGTCTTTAGTTAGGCCAGTTGATTTCGCTACTTCAGATACTAATGCAGAAAGTTTCATAACTTTACTCCGGTTGGTTTAATAGATAATATTGTTATGGAATCAGTTTGTTCCACTAAGCTCACTTGGTTGAAATGAACTTAGGGGAGCGAACTAAATCGCTTGCGGTATGAATGGTAACATTGCACCCATGTAAGAGGCCCGCTGGCTCTATGCCGTATTGTTTTCCCAGTGACTCCGCGCCACTTTGCCATTTTTACCCCTTGTCGTACTAAGAATAGCTTTGTCAGCATTCCGCGTTTCACTCTTGCTTCCTTCAGCACGTGACGTTGGGCGAGATTGACGATCTCTGGTGTACGGTAGTCAGCCGACACTTGTATCACGTTAGGGAGTCGAACCCTGAGCTATAAACTTCATGCGTTGTTTAGTCCCTGTTGGGTTAACCTGATCACCCCTCCTGAAGGCCTCTAGCTTCCACAACATGCCACAGTCATGGTAGAGGGTAACGGATCGAACGTTACATAATAGGCTACTAAACCGCCATCTTTGTACAGTTGGACATTGCTGCCCATGTTACTAAGTTATGAAACACTTAGTGCTAGAAGTCAAGCCCTAGGTTAAACATTGTTACCATAGGGGTTACATTGACATCCATATGAACGTTTTCAGTCAAATTAACCTTAGCGCTGATACCGATAAGAGGAATCACACCAAGATCATTTGCATACTTCTCGTCCATTTTCCAAGTCTTGCCATGCTCATCGATTACTTTGTTATCAGCATGATAACCAGTAGCAAATCCCAATGCAAATGACAGATCAACATACTCACTCTCATAAAACTCAGGTGTCCACGCTGCATAAATGCTTGCTTCATTCCAAGAGTTTTTCTCAACGTATGTCACACTGATGTCCCACATTTCGATACCGATAGATGGGTGCTGTTGGTTCAGGTGCTCACGTGACCAGCTATCATGATGGATGCTAGTAGCGCCCAAAATAAGAGTTGGTTCAGCCTTAGAGAAATCACCAAAATCGGTGATACCTGCTGTAGCTGTTAGAGAAGTAAGTGCCAGTGTTGCTGCTAGTAATTTGCGTTTCATGGGAAACTCCTTGAAGATAATAATGTGTTTCAACTTAGTGTTGGAATCATTATACACATTCAGGAGCACATGTCAAGAACTAGTGCAAAGAAATTCTGAGAGGCTTTCCAACCTTTATGGTGTGTTTGCCGTGTACTAACCGCACGTTCGGATATTCGGATTACGCCAGTTGTCGGTAGAACAAAACATCGTTAGTTAATGAAAGTTCTTAGGCTGCATCACGCTACGTTACCGCAAAGGTCCAACACATTTTGACGACAGTTGTCTTAACCATACAGGGATTCGGGCCGCTGTCTACTCAAAATTTCCTATTCTTTTAAAGAGCTTGAGGTGGTGGTAGATGACGGCCTAGCTGTTACGTTCTCTTGCTCGGGTGTTCGATTCTAGTCAGGGGGGTTAGACCTCTTGGAGACCTTACGGTTCCGCATTCCACGCCTTTACTAACCACGACACCGTCTCATCGTCCGGTAACAATATAGGGGAGGCCTCTACGCTTTGGCTTAGAGCCATATACCACCTCATTTAAAGACACTCAGTGAATGCCCTTAAATGAGACAACGGTAGCTATTATTACATAGCCACCGTTTAAGAAGGCTAGAACGTGTGCTTGTTGGCCAAGTGATCAACAGGGCCGAACTGTTCATATAGACCAGCTGTCTTGATGTTAGCACCGCGTGCTAGGAACAATAGGATTTTACCAGCGCCGACACGAGATGTAATCTGACGGTCAATACAACCGAATCGCATAGCTGAGTTGCCACGGATTGATGTTTCAGATAGTAGCGCATTACCACGGCGGTCTTTGCGTACATTACCGTTTTCGTCTTTTAGTAGAGTACTGTAAGACCCGTGACGACACTTTTTAGTTGGATGGTTTAGGTTAGCCATTATTCTTTTTCCTTATACGAAAGCCGCTGTGGTTGTCAGGGCTACGAACTGTTTCGGGTTATCAATATAGTGGGTAGATACCTGTGGGTTACTGATATTAACTGTCTTCTTAAGGTCAGCTTCAGCGCACCACTGTTGGATGTTGATGCCGTAGGTAGCTATCCCGCCAACAACATGAAGTTTACCACACTTGTTAACTAGGATTAAATTATACCGTGGCATTACGATAGCACCTTCCTTGTCACAGCCTACAATTATTTGAGGGCGGTAGTTACCATATTCTTCACGCTGTTGCATGTACTCACGGTATACTGGTGCGTTAAGTAGGTTCTGGTGCTTCGTTGCGCGTTTAGGGCTGTCCGAAATGACTTGGGTAGCCGCACTATTAAGTGCAATTACAAAGCTCATCCTGTTCCGGTCAAGACCCTTCTTCATCATGTCATAAGTTGGTGAGTGCTCCATACTGAAAGATTCACCTTCGTTAATAACCTGTACGCGCAGACTGAAATTATTTTCTGAAGGAAGGAGACGTTTACAAATGTTTCCTGTCAGTTCAGCGGATTTGATCATATTAGTCTGAGTGACCAACTGTCCATTGAATATTTCTTCTGCCACCGGAAGCACTGTATTTTCTAGTCGCTTCAGGAGTTTATATTTGGGTGCTGCCATATTTTCTTTTCCTTAGTTGCGGTTTCAGACATATTTTGCCTCGTTAGTGTTCCTAGGCCAATTCTATTCTGCTTTGATAAAAAGAGAATAAATAAATATTTTTAAATTTTTAATTGAAATTTAAAATATTATTTTTAAAAATAATTTTTATTATTTTTAAATGTCAAAGACTAAAGTATGCTTGTTGCGGAGCAACAAGCAAGGGGTTTTTAATTAACGAGCGGAGCGAGTTAATTATTTCGAAACCAATAACTCAACTCGATATTCTTCTTTAATACATTTCTCAAACCCCTAAAAATATTTTAAGCATTTCAAATTAAGGAATACTCTCACAACATTCTATTCATCTAAGTACAGCCAATTACTACAGATGAGATAGACTGATGAACACTCCTATTATATCAGACATCAATCCAGACAAGTTTATCAATACACTACGTTTGGTGATGCAGAACGATCCAACATTCAAGGACTACAACTTTGACGCTAGCGGCCTGTCTGCTATCATGCGTTTGTTAGCAACGCACAGCACACAACTTGGCTTCTTATCCAACATGCAATTCAATGAAGGATTTATGAAGACAGCTGAGTCCTACAATAGCGTAGCTAGTCGCTCGGCCTTCCTTTCGTACACACCTGACAGTGTTCGTTCCGCCCGTATGACGGTTGACATCAAGGTGACTGCACCGGACGCGACACAAGGTCAGCGTATCAACATGCCTAAGACTACAACTTTCATAGGTTCTAAAGAGGGACAGCCATTCTTCTTTAGTCCTGACGGTGAGTATATTTCTGAAGTCAACACAGCCGACAACGTGTATGAGTTCAAGGATGTCACATTGGTGGAAGGTGAGTGGATTACCCGTGCGTATAACGTGGAAGGTTCGGCCATTTCTTCATATGAGATTGATGATCCTGACATTGACATCAACACCATGATCGTTAATGTGCGGGAGAGCAATAGCGTAGCCAACACAGAAGAGTATGTGCGTTACCGTAGTGCTTTCGACTTAGAATCTGACGCCAAGCTGTACTACATTGACGTAAACCATCGTGGTAACTACGAGATAGAGTTCGGTGACGGCATCCTCAGCCACAGACCTGATGACGGCAACATCATTATCGTTGAGTACCTGACCAGTAAGGGTGAAGCAGGTAATGATATACGCGTCGTTTCGGCCTCAAGCGCCATCTCAGGGCTTGGAAGCATTGAAGTGACCACATTGACCAACTCCAACAGCGGCAGCTCTCGAGAGTCGGCTGAGAGTATCCGTCTACGCGCACCAGTTTCTTTCGCAAGTGGTGGTCTGGCAGTTGCAGCCCGTGAGTATGCCAACATTGTCAAAGACGTTTATCCACAAGCAGATGCTATTAGCTGGGGTGGTGAGAATAACGAGCCAGCACTCCCAGGATTCGTTGTAGTTGCCGTTAAGCCACATGACCGTGAGACACTAACTGACGCTGAGAAAACATCACTACAGACTTATATTCAAACCCGTAACGTTGGTAGTGTTTTCTGTCGAATAGTTGATGTCGAGTTCTATTACATCAATCTAACTGTGTCGGTGACATGGGGCTCAACAGCAACCAACACTACTATCAACAAAGTTAAGGCGGATGTTAGGACAGAGGCCGTGAAGTATAGCTCCAGCGTCCTTGAGAAGTTCGGTGGTGAGTACGACAACAATGCTTTCCAAAACGCCGTGGATGATGCCTTGGTGAATGTCAGCCGTCCGGTTGCAGAAGTTCAGTATGAGCGCCGTATGGTTCCTAGTGGTCTGGTGCCAGAGATCATCAGTGCCAACTTCCATCATAGTATAGCAGAAGAGTCTGTGGTTATTGATCATCTTGGTGGGGGTGTTCGTTACCTTGACCGTGGCGGTGTGATTTACTGTGAGCAGGATGGTGTGCTGGACACCAACATTAGCTATGGCACTGTGGACTACACAACAGGCGTGATAGCCATGAACCCTATCCTGATCACTGAGACAATAGATGGTGACTACGTGCGCATCACGGCCAAACCTGACACCATTGATCAATCGGTTACAGTCGGTCAGCGTAACTATCTTACCATCAATGACGTGGAGGTAAATGTCCGTGGTTATTAATGAGAAATACGGGGCCACACTGGCGGTCCCGACTCACCACTTGGAGGAGTACCCTAAATTCGTTGAGTTTATGGGTAAGTACTTCGAGCATCTCTACCGTGATCCTAGCAACTTTCCTAAGGAGGTTGCTGATGAACTCACAGTGGATGAAAGAGATGAGCGCGGTGCCGCCCGTTTTCTATCAGACTACCGTGCCAACCTCAACTTGGAAAGGCGCTTTGTCGCATTAGAAGATGAGGAAGGTAACCAAATTCTTGACGCGGATGACCGCCCTATAATGGTAGAAGTGGATCAGACAGATTTCATCAACGCATGGTTTGACGAGATTAGCTTTCCTAGACCGCTGACACCATTAAGTGATGAGCCAGTATCGGATGTTGACGTCATACGCATCTTAAAGCTTCTAAAGGATATATTCCGCATCCGTGGTAGTGAGCACGCCACCAAGTTATTCTTCAAGATTTTCTTTGACGTTATTCCTGTGATTACCTACCCTCGTGAGAAAATATCAAGGTTGGATGACAACTTTGTACTGGATGGTGATAATGTGCCGCGTGATGATGACCGTTATCAAGAGTACAGTTATGTTATCGGGCTTCCTGTTGCATACAGCGTAGAGCAAGAGACGTTCCTACAAATATTCAAAGACTATTTCCACCCTGCTGGCTTTAAGGTTTTCGTTGAGAACAACTAAGTAGCTACAGACTGAATTATAGGAAAGAATTATGGCTGAGAAGAAAAGACCGTGGCGCACACGCTTCGGTATAGATGTAAAGGGTGAGAGCTTCTTACGTAGTCTACTACAGGTAAGCGGCTCAGTTTCCTTCACGACCGAAGGTAAGCTGTTCATGCCTGAGTCAGACAGGACAGCGGGTGAGCTTAACGAAGTACGTATTAACCCGAACACTAACGAAATGGAAATTTACCGTAACGGAGGATGGTTGAGTGTAACACGTACAGTTGTGCGCTGGGACGCTGATACTACTACGTTTATCGGTAACGCGGGTAATACGGACGTAACTATCCCTCACGTTGAGAATAATGTGTTAGCCAACGTACCAGCGTATCGTGCTACAAGTCGTGGATCACAAAGCTCTCCGGCGTATAACTTCTCTAACGCGACCAACAGCGGTATGTGGATCAGTGCAGACAATAATACACTTATCTTAACGTCCCAAGGTCTTGATTTCTTAAAAGCCTCGACGTCGGACACTAACTTGTTCGCTGGAGGCTCTGAAACCGTTGCGATGACCAGCTCCCTGATAACTCTAAAGAAAGCTGTGACGGCTAATTTGGCTGTGACGCATGAGAAGTCAGCTAGTTTCAAGGATGGGTTCACTGTCCCAGCTGGCGCTACCACCCCAACACTGAACACGGGCCTAACAATCGCAACAGGTAACTTGGAAATCACGGCAGGTCAGATCACGGCAGGCGGCAACGTTGTAGCATTCTCTGACCGTCGTGTCAAAACCGACGAGAAGCCGATTGAGAACATTGAAGACCCGTTTATGAAGGTCAAGGTCTATCACTACTTCAACGAGGCAACAGGGTCGTATGACGTCGGTTTCATGGCTGATGAAATGCAGGAGTTATTCCCACGTTTAGTTGAGAACCTAGGGGACGTCAAAGTAAACAAGAAAGAGTTGAAGGACTTCCATGGTGTTCGCTACGCAAGTGGTGTACCTTATCTTTGGGCCATGCTACAGTCAGCAATGAAGCGCATCGAAGCCTTGGAAGCTAAGGAGTAAACATGTTACCTAGAGAAGGTGAGATTAACCTTGAGCAGATAGCGAAAGAGTTCGGGTACACTACAACCCCTCTTGAGCTATCCCAACTATATGCAGGCGGTACATACGTACCGTCTAACACTTTAAGATCAGCAACGGCAGCACAGGCAGCATTGGATGGACTGGCTGAAGGTGCGCCAGTACCAACATCCGGTTCTATTTCCATGGCTAACTTCTATGGGATAACCATGCCGCTGGATCTTACGTACCTGTTCCCAACTGACCGTTTCCACGTATCGTCCGTCAACCAAGGAGAAGACAACGGAATACGCTATACGTGGGAAATATTGGGTGGTGCTCCTTGGGGGGTCACTGGTGATGTAATCCGGAAAATGGTGGAGAAGCGCGTCAATACCGACAGTGGGGCATGGAGTATAGAGTCTCAGTATACATACCCTGTGGAGAATTTACTGGGTGATACTGTGTCTATCAAGATCACTGCCTTAAATGACGATGGTGTTGCCAGTTCGGAGCCTTTAGGTACGTTTGAACAAGGGCGTTGGATGAACTTGGCGGACGGTCCTATCACACTGGAACAGCACGCACACCGTCACGGTGATAGCATGTATGTATTATTCCGCATGGAGATACGACAGAACTCTCTTGGCTCGGCCAATGACCACACCAGAGATTGTAGTATCACCAACACTGTCGTGGGTGGGAGTGGAGGACAACAGGAACAGGGTTTCCCGTTTAGCCGTCAGGTTGTCCGGACAACTCCTGGGGATGCTACTAACGGTATTGTATTTCGTCGTACATCAAGCAACCGCATTATAGCCCGTTATGAAAAGAATGGTGAGGACACCCCAAACTTTAGTTTGATCAGTTCTGGTGGTGTCGAGTATCAAGTGTCTTGGCGTTTAGTGTCAGGGGATGCTCCTGAGATAATTGGATCATGGCCGGAAAACGCATACCTCACTCCTTCCGAGGACGTTGATTTTGGTCTTCTTTGGCGTGCCCGTCAGCTTGAGACCAAAGAGGCTGTCGTGGCATTTAAGTACCGCCAAGCTGGAAACTCAGTTGAATACTACGAAGAAGTCACATTCAAGACAGTATCGGCTAACGGGGATGCTATCCCATTTAATACAGCACCATCGGGGACATATACGGGTACTGTGGCGGTGGATGGTGGAACTTACAACGTACTGTATCTACGTGATAATGACGGTGTGCAGGAATTCACCGATAATATTCAGCTTTGGCCAAACTGGTCAAAGATAGGTGAGTTTGGTCTTGGGAACCTTGAGTATAAGGTCATGAACACCAGCGGCGTGACGATTACAGACTGGACGGCTATTCCTGCTAACAACTTCGTAGCTCTGAATGAGATTGCTACCTCCATGGCCGGATATGAAGAGACTGAGACAAGCAGCTTCCAGATACAGTTCCGTCAGGCAAACTACACCGTTAACACTGCTGGTCCTTACAATGTGACTCTGGGGGTTACCAACTCGTTCATAGACTATCCGCGTGACCTGACGGTTGCAGCACTGGGCGACCATGAGTACATTGAGGACGATTGGTCGGACTCAACAGGACCAGATATTGTCGCTGGTATGGCGTTATATATTGACGCCGCCAACACAACACTTGAAGCCACATTCTGGGACAGTAAGGGCTACGAAAGTGCCAGAACCGTGATCACGGATGAAGGTGCTAGAGCATCTCAAGGATTGCAGTTTAGATTGATTGGTAGTGGTAACCTCAATTTTATCGAAAACATGGTTAACAATGGTGGATGGCAAGACTTACCTGCTGGTTCTACAATACGATTCGGTGTTTCGATACCAAAAGACACATATGAAGGAAATAGCCGCGATGAGACGTTCACATTGTGGGTGCGTGATAAGAGGACACTGACATCTGTTTCCAAAGAGATTTATTTGAAGGTAGAGCAGTCTGTTCCAAAAGTAGTCTGGTTCCAAAACGTAGAGAATACCAACAACTGGAATAACATTAGCGCGTATACGGCTATGGGATACTCTCCTGTATCCATCTTGGGTCTGACCGATTTAGGGTACACTGGTCAGCTAGGGACACTATCGGGTGGACGACCTGTAACGCTGGCTGGTGTTGTCTTTGGTGTCAACCCGTTTGACTATAGCTACATCAGAACAATGGGTGGTCACGGTGATGACACTGAATACATGATCGATCAACCTAACCCAACGTCTGCACCTGCTTGTACTTCATTCATTGGTCAAGGCGAGTATCAGTTTAAGATTGAGGAATTCAGTGCCACAACAGCTCCATCCGGCTACTCATATGAGACTAATGCTTCTTTAGGGACTTGGTATGATTTCCCTCAGACTAACGAACTAGGCGGCGGTAAGGTTGCACCAAACTCAATATACTACTGTGTAAGTGGAGAGGGTGGTTCAAGTCCTGCGAGCCATTCGAAGTACATCACAATCTCAATTCGTGATAAGAATAGACCTGATAATGTGGTTTCAAGAACCATAGGATTGTTCTGTTATACGGCTTTGAGTCACATGAAGGATGGTGTTGAGACATCGTACAACACTAAACCTATGATCATGGAGAGATACTTGTCATCAACGGCGGGTGCAACGGTTACTAACCGCTTATATCACTCATCTTCAGGTGAGGGTGTCAGATATCAGACCGATGGTTCCACATACGCTGAACTGACAGACCCTTCAGATGTAGCTTACAATGATACGCTGGTTTCAATGATAGCATTCGGTCCACTTGCGGCCCCTGACGGCACGTCGTTCATTAACCCGAACGTTTCGTATAACTTCTTTGGTAACCAGCAATTGGATATCGTACAAGGAAAGGTTTATCGCATAGCTAAGGCCAACCAACAGTACTTGTTCCAAGATGAGATTCGCTCAATAACAGATGTTATTCCAGCTGGTAGCTCATCATGGGGTGCTGAAGGAGGCGCTTATCTATTCAACGGCAACTCTAACTGTGCTTGGTTGGGATCACGGGTCATACCTTTCTATTACTCAGGTGACCGCCGTGGAGCACCATCGGCCCCAACAGTGGAAACCGTTGAGGATATCGGTTGGCTAAGTCAGACGAATTGGGTTATTAACACTGGAACCGGATGGTATCGTGAAGCCACAATCACAGCCGTAACTAATGGTGACAACTACGATCTAATGCTGACGTGGGATACTATTACTGATCTAGGTGGTGGTAACCTAACTGAGTCTTACAAACTGGCAACCGTGCCTAAGAAGGGCTTTGCGTCGGTTACAATATCTATGGATGGTAACAATGCTTGGACTTTCTCAAGTGACGGTGCAAAGGCTCAGATCAGTGATAGCATGTCTCACAAGATACGCTTGACCTGTGCTTATGCCAATAGTGTTCCAGTTACTACCACTGGCTACCAAGGAGCTAACTTACGTATAACGGTATCCAACACTGCTGGATCAGCAACGCTACTACACTTTGTTGGACTGAGATATAACCCTCGTCACAAGGTTAGTGTACCTGTGTCTGACTTGAGCTTTAGTAACGTTAACGCGCTACCAACTAACAAGAATGTTCGTGTGTGGGGCGAGATAACACTGAACCAGCAATTCGATGAAGGTAAGATGTACGTTGAAGTCGGTTCGGGCATCACATCCAAGTCTTACGTGTGGCGCGTGTACCATGCTAATCAGGTAATGTTTGAACTGCCTTCTGCTTCTAAAGCATGGTGGAATAACCTTCAGATGCAAGTGTCCAAGCACCGTGAGGACGCACCTAGTAACAGTGTGGTTATATCTCAAGATGGGGTCAGTAACTACACGATTTTAAGTGACGATGGGTATTTGTTTTACACTAACGCACCTGATGACGGTAGCTTCAATAACTTCCAGTATTGGTTTGGAACCTCTTATCCAAAAACCGGAAATTGGTGGCAAATGCCTTTCTATGTGAAGTCTCAGGCTGGGCAAGACGACATGACGAAGTACGACAACAAGACGATACAGTTCTTCGTTGAAACCAATACTCAGGCTGGTGCCAGCTATCAATACCACGAAGGTGAATGGCGCTTCAAGTTCCGGTTGTATACCAACCAGTTAGAAGTGCATAACATCACCTCCTTACAAAGGATGATGCGCGCATAGCATAAGGAACTTAACACAAAGATAATATCATGAGGCCCATAGTGGGCCTCTTTCTTTACTAAGTACCCGCATACGAACAACGAGGGTTAACCTGATGAGTGAAAAGACTAACACCAGTTCTGCACCCTACTACGATGACTATAATGAGGAAAAGAAATTTCAGAAAATCCTCTTCCGTCCTCGTACGGTGCAAACTCGTGAATTAATACAAATGCAAACAATGATTCAGAAGCAGATTGAGCGCATGGGCGACCACCTGTTTCAAGAGGGTTCAGTAGTAATCCCAGGATCATTCGATTATGCAACCTACGATGTGTCCATTGGATTCGACTTCACGTCAGGTTCCACTTGGGATGACATCAAAGACCGTACAGACCTTCTGGTGCGTAGTACTGGTAGTGGTGCCCGTTTCAGTGCTGAGTTCCTTGTTGAAGCAACAGATACCCAGAACTACACGGCTATGGGTAGTATCTATGACGCGGCTGGTAATGCTATCCGTGACACATTCCTAGCGGGTGAAGACGTTCTGTTTGTAACAGTTGATGACCTAGGCGTTGAGACCACTGTAGCATTCGCAACCACCACGGAAGCAGGACAAGGCATGGTGGCAACCGTTCAGCACGGTGTGTACTATGTGCGCGGTTATTTCGTTGAGGTGGATGAGCAAGTTCACATTGTAGACCGTGCCTCACCGCCTTCAAACATCCGTATTGGCTTCAACGTGGTTGAGAGCATTGTCACGTCAGATGATGACAGCTCACTTCTTTCTAACGCAGCAGGCGAGCCCAATGCCCTAGCTCCCGGAGCTGACCGACTTAAGATGGAGTTGGTGTTAACGTCCAAGCTTCCTACGGCTGACATGACCGACTTCATTGAGATGGTGCGCATTGAAAACGGTGTGCGCAAGACACCTATCATCACTACACAATATAGCCTACTTGGTGATACACTGGCTCAGCGTACTTTTGAGGAGTCAGGTAACTACACGGTTAGCCGTCACGAGATCGACTTACGTGAGCACTTGAACAACGGTGCCAACAACGGCGTGTTCAGCCAAGACGATGGTGGTGACTCAAACAAGTTTGCTGCTCTGATGGGTGAAGGTGTCTCTTATGTGCGTGGTTATCGCGTCGCAAACGAATCAGGGCGCGTTTTAGAGCTGGATAAAGGCCGTGATACAGCCGTAGCCAACAACGCTGTTCTTGGTGCGATTTACGGTGGTTACCTGAGTATCAAGGCTGACGGAGCATTAGGTACACCGTCAATTGATCCACTGGCTTCATGGCGCTTTGTTGACAGCTCAGATGATGAGATTGGTTTCTTCAACCTGCTGTCTATGGATAAACCAAGTGATTGGCGTCTATACGTTCGAAACCTACGCTTCACTAGCGGCAAGACCATCAACGATGTGGTTAAAGTTCGCTGTGAGCTAGGTGGTACATACGTATTCCAAGCAGATGTGGCTATCAAAGGCGTTGTGGATTCATCAACCCAATCCCTACTATTCAAGCTTCCAGTACAGGGTGTGAGCACAATTGCTACAGGTGGCGCGGCCGATACCACTTATGAGATCATGCGTGACTACGTAATCTCTACGGATGGTTCAGGAAACGCAGTCATCTCAGCTGGTTCAAACCAAATCTTTAGCCCGCGCACAACGGCTTTCTACCTGAGTGATCTTAACGGCCTAGGTGGTGAGATTCCAGCTACGTTCACACTAGGCGGCACGCCAACAGGCTCTACATTGACCGTTGCGGCACCAACAGCGACCAACAGCCAGTTGCGTCTAGCGGCCATTGTCATTAAGACACAGCCTCAACCGCGCACTAAGACACTGCTGGAAGCCCAAGAGCAGGTGACTATCGGTTCAAATGGTAATCCATCACGTTCAGCGCCTTTGTCTAACACTGACATCTACCGCCTGATCAGCGTCACGGATACTGGTACTGGCGATGACGTAACAAGTGAATTCTCACTTGACAACGGCCAGCGTGATAGCTTCTATAACTTCGGTGCGGTGCGTACAACAACTGACTACGAAGGGCGTATCCTTGAAGTGGTCTATGAGTACTTCCGTCACGGGGCTGGTGACTACTTCTCAGTGGATTCATACGCTGACATTCAGTACGAAGACATCCCAACGTTTGTGGATTCACAGGGTGAGACTTACCGCCTGACAGACACCATGGACTTCCGTCGTAGCCTTAAGAACAACGTTGTAGACCTTGGTGACTTGGTGGCACCTAACTCAACTGTGCGTGCTGACATCGGCTACTACCTAAGCCGCGTTGACACTATCGTAGCGAACTCAAACGGTCACCTTGAGGTATACAAAGGTAATCCGGCTATTGATCCTGTTCGCCCTAGTCTACCTGACAACGTTATGCGCCTGTATGACTTGCATATTCCAGCGTATACGTTCAATGTAGAAGACATCAAGTACTTCGAGCAGGAAAACAAACGATATACAATGCGCGACATCGGCAACCTAGAGAAGCGTATTGACCGCGTTGAAGAGACTACCAGCTTGAACAGTCTTGAGCAGTCAGCCTTAAATACTCAGGTAATCGATCCTGAAACGGGCCTTGACCGATTCAAGAACGGTATTTTTGCCGACCCTATGGTTGACAACCGCATCCTTGACCTTTACGACGTTGAGACGTCTTGTGCGTTCCGTGACGGCCAAGACTTCCTGTTCCCACGTGACATCACAAACGGCATTGACTTTGACTATACTTCCGGTGCTTACATGGAAGATGATATGGTCATGGCCCCATACACTACCCGCGAGGCAGTTTCACAACCTTACGCAACCAACTGGATCAACGTCAACCCATATGCTTCCTACAGTTGGAATGGTACGATGAAACTGGAACCGTCCAAGGATGTTTGGTGGGACGTGAAGTATGCGCCTCCACGTATCTTTAACGAGACCATTGATAACACTGGTGGTGCTCGTGCTGGTACTACGGTTTCAGCATGGTCGCGATCGAATTCAATCGGCGGATGGTGGCAAGGTGGCGGACGTGTTCAAAGCCGTGTGATCACTACCACAACAATCACGTCCCAAACTACTCAGCGCACTGGTGCCACCAACGTTATCAACGAGGAAGTTATTCCTTACATGCGCAACGTTAACATCAACTTCACGGCAGAGGGTATGCGACCTAACACCCGTGTATATGGTTGGTTCAACGGCACTAACGTATCTGCTGATTGTACTCAGGAAGGCAAATTCCGTGGTCAGCCTATGATCACAGATGAGTACGGGCGCATCTCCGGTACGTTCTTCCTTACTCAGCGTGACGGCCAGCGCTTCGCAACTGGTTTGGGTTCATTTGAGCTGCTGGATGATGAAGAAACTTCACGTGATGCTAATGCCCGCACGACCTACACTCAGGCACCGTTCGAGTCGGCTGGTACACTGGTAACTAAGCAGACTGACATTATTCGTACGCGCATCCTAGGTGCAACAACGCGCTCTCAGGTTCAGTACCGTCGTTACGACCCTGTGGCACAGTCATTTGCTGTGGATACCATTGGTGGTTCGTTCCTATCATACGTTGAGGTTTACTTCCGCACCAAGTCATCACGCATCCCAGTGACGTGTGAGCTACGTGCTATGGAAAACGGCCTGCCGACCCATGACGTCATTGCACGTAAGACTATCTACCCTGCCGACGTGAATGTGTCAACAGACGCTACGGTAGCTACGCGCTTTACGTTTGATCACCCTCAGTTCCTTGAACAGGACCGCGAGTACTGCTTCGTTATCCTAGCAAACACTCAAGAGTACCTAATCTACTACGGTGAGCTAGGTCGTGACATCCTTGGTGCTGGCGGTGCCCGTCTGATCAAGCAGCCTAACACAGGCGTTATGTTTGTGTCAGCTAACGGCTCGACATGGACACCGCGTCAGGACTCTGACTTGACTTTCCGCCTAGGTATCTGTGACTTTAACAACTTCAACGGCTACGCGTACTTCACACCTAAGTCTGATGTAATCGCACTACCGCTTGAGAACAACGCAATCACCACCACTTCCGGTAGTGATATTGTTACCGTCTTTCAGCCTAACCACGGTCTGCGTATTGGTGATTCTATCACTATTGCTGGCTCAGTGGGCGCTAACGGTGTGACGTCAGCGGCGTTAAATGGTGATCACACGGTAGCGAGCGTTACTAACTCCAGTTACTTCACCATTCAGGTATCGGACACGGCCACTTCATCCGGTGTAGTCCCTAACACGACTGCCACCATTGTAGGCCGCTACTTGTTCAACCAGTTGTTTACGTCTATCACACAGACAGTGCTGTCAGGTACTAACGTATCTTGGCAGGTGCGCTTCCTACGTGATGACCGTAGTACTTCTGATTGGATTGACATCAACGCTAACGAAGATTATGACTTGCCGGAGCTTGGTAACTATCGTTCCACAGGCAACTTTGAACTTCGTGCTAACCTAGATTGTACGGCTTCGTTGTCACCTATGGTTGATTTACATGGCCTGACAGCAATCCTTAACTCATACTATGTTGACTTGGATGATGCTAACTTCCGTTACGTTACGCGTGACATGATGTTCAGCTCCCCGTCTGAGTCTCTAAACTTGTATGTGGGTGCGCTGCTTCCAAGTGGTTCTAACATGAAGGTGTATGCTAAGATCATCACAGGCGACGTTGATTCAGCCGACATTGAGTGGTCTGAGCTAACACCTCATGTACCTATCACCAACGACTCAAACGTGGTTAACGAATACCGTTACACACTAGACTCAGCCGTGTTATTCAACGGTGTTAAGGTCAAGGTTGAGTTAACAGGTGACAAGGTCGCTGTCCCTCTTCTACGTGACCTTCGTGGCATCGTAGTAACCTAACTAAGTACGGGCGGGGGTTATCCCCGCCTTTCTTTGTACGGGAGATGACATGGGAATTAAAGTAGAAGGTCATAATGATTTACGTCGCAGCACGAGTAACTTGGGGTGTGTTGATAATATCAACGTTGACGCCTCCAGTGCAGCTCGGACAGCGCGTGAAAAGAGACTTGAACAGAAACGGTTGTTGGACCAACAATCAGAAGTAATTCAGTCTCAGGATAAGCAGTTGAAAGAAGCCCAACAGACAATCCAAGAGCAGGCGGATGAAGCCGCCCGTCAGGCTATGAAGTTGAGAGAGCTTGAAGCTGCTATCCAAACACTGATGGGTCGTGAAGACTCACAAACCGATAACGTTAACCAAGGCGGTTAGTATGGATATCAAACATCCAGCAATCACCGTATCACTCACTTGCATCCTCACAGCGTTGACTATGTTCTCTACTGAGTCTTTCCGACAAGGTGGTGAGGCAACTAAGGTCGAAGCCGTGATCAAGGCAAATGAAGCACAGGATGCTGAGATACGTGAACTAAGAGATGCAGTTCTCCAGATCAATACAGGTGTGGAAGGGCTCATCAAATCAGTTGATGAGCTCAAGGACGAGGTCAGCAACATGCAACTTGACGTGAACCGATTCACCGTGTTCATTGCCGAGGAGCGTACCCGCCGCGAAGTGATGAAGGAGTTGTCAGGTGAAACACATTAGTAGCGAAACAGAGTTTAGGGATTGGATATTACGGAAACTAGGCGCGCCAGTAATTCAGATTAACGTTGACCAAACGCAGGTGGAAGACGCAATCGATGAGGCTGTTAACCTATTCTGTTTATCACATATGGAAGGGTCTGTCAAGAACTACTATGCTGTGGAAATTACTGAGGACATGGCAGCTACCAGAACAATCAAACTACCCGCTGAAGCCAATATTGAAGAAGTCATATCCATAGTACCGTCGCAGGGGTATTCTATTGGAAGTTGGCACACACCAGTATGGCAAGCAACTAACTCTCTCCTTAATGGCAGCAGCACCCGCTTCGCCGCCTTACGTCTTACTGACTATGTGGTATTGCAGCAGAACCTACATATGTTAGAAGACCTACTAGCCAAGCCGAAACCATTTGTTCACACTAAGTACGCGAACACTATCCGATGTGACTTTGACCTCACAGTCGGCGAGTGCGTTGCGTTCGAAGTGCATGAGCGCGTGGATCCTAGGGTGGCAGGTAATGAGAGTGCTTGGAATGATCCGTGGTTGAAAGACTATGCGACAGCCAAGGTGCAGGAGCGTTGGGGTAACGTGCTGGTTAAGATGCAGGGGATCAGTCTTCCGGGAAGTGTTACGCTTGATGGAACTGAAATTCTCAACTCTGCAAGAGGTGAACTGGAGCGCTTGGAGGCTGAACTCAGAACCAAGTACCAAGAGCCTATTATGCCGCTCATCGGCTAAACTCACTTACGGCTAAAAAGACCCTCGTAGCCACGGGGGTCTTTTCTTTACTAAGTATTCCAAATATTAGACAGGAATACTGAGATGCTAAGTCCACACTTCAACCATAGCCACCACGCGGGCCAAAGAAAGTTGATAGAGGACCTCATAACGGAGGCCATTCAACAACGCGGGGTCTTGGCTTCATACCTACCACGCACGGTGCACAAAGACAACCAGTTCATGAACACCGCCGAATTGGTATCGTTCGATGTAGCCGCTGACGTGGAGATGTACATTGAGTCCATTAGCAACTTCAATGGTGACGGTTCAATCTTTGCCAAGTTTGGTTCCATAAGCTTTGAGGACACTATAACTCTTATGGTTGTCCAGAACCGCTTTAAGACAGAAGTTCAACCCCATGCGTCCATACCGGAGTCAGAGGACCTGATTTACCTTAGTCAATACGATATGTTGTTCAAGGTTGATAAGGTTCTTGAAGACGAGGACTTTAGACAGTCAGGAATCAATGTAGTATGGCGTCTAAAGTGCTCCAAGTACAAGTTCAGTGGTGAAGACTTCAATACGGACAACGATGGGCTTGAGGATATGATTGATGAGCTCGATAGTGAGCTTGACAACATTCTTGAATCTTCCTTAATCGAATCCAAGGACCAATTCCTAAGTGATGATGAGAACGTCAATGTTGAGGAAGAATATGACAGCCGTCACAACCCTGACGTGGACGTTGACCTAGGGGAGATCTTATGAGCATTTTCAAGAAGTACTACTATCATGGTAGCATCGAGCGCTATACGGCCTTGATGGGATATCTCATGCAGGACTTACAGGTTTCAAGTAATGGTAACATTAAGCGTGTGCCTTTGCATTATGCTGGCGGTGAGCGCAGAGTCAGTAAGATTGACACGTTACCGCGTGCTGGCTTACATGTTACGGACGTGGCATACAATCCACAACAGACATTCAACCGCTTCCACAACCAACACGGTGACATGAATCAGCGCATAGCCGCTCTTATTCAGTACACGTATACGTTGCGGGCCAAGTCACACCATGAAGCCCTTCAGGCTCTTGAGCAGATCACAGGGGCGTTTGTACCGTCATTGGCTGTCACTGTTACTGATAATGAGGTTCTGGCCAACAAACAGTCGGTTGAGATCGATATTGAGCAGTGGACGTTAGATGATGAGTGGTCAGGTGAAGGTGAAGAACCTCAGTACTATGAGTTGACTATCCTGTTCACGCTACGTGGATACCTATACCGTTATGGTGTCGTTGGACAGGGTGGAGGCCCTATCATCAAAGAGGTCGTACTTGAATTAGCAAACGACCCTGAAATTACAGACGTTGAACCTTGGTTTAGCGTCACTGAACCAACCAGTGAGGGAGAGAATAATGAGTAACCAAGATCCCATGACTATGGAACTACTGAACTCGCTAGGTGTCAGTAGCCAAGGTGGTGTGCCTCCAGCAGGCTCATCCCCGTCAGATGATGATTTCGGCGAGATAGTCATACCTGAGTTTGAATCTGACCTTGAGAAAGAGTCTAACACTCAAGAGATACAAGGCTCAAACATTAAGGAAGACGCTGACTTCGTGCGTAACATGACGTATGCTATGATGGGTGTATCCACAGAGCTGCTTCAGAATGGTATCAAGATGGCGGCTATGACTGACAACCCACGGGCCTACTCAGTGGTCAACGAACTGATGAACACCATGCGTGCTCTAGGTAAAGACCTGACTGACATCTCCAAGACAATGGTTGATGTTGAGAAGAAGGCAGTTGAGGCCCGCCGACCACAGCTTCCGGCTAATGGCACATCAACGTCAGCTGAGATGCAAGAAGACGGCACGGTGCGTGTCACCGAGACCAAAACCACAACCACTGACCTTTTGGCCTTGGTTGAGCGTGTGCGCCAAAACGGCGGTAGCGCGGAAGGCTTGGACACAGAGAAGGAAATCAACCCTATTGAGGGTGATCAGGAGTAAGTTATGGCTAAGCCTGTAAGAAAGATTGATTATGCTCCGGTTAAAAGTGGTGAGAAGCGCGATGGTACTTGGATAGAAGATATCCGTTTGCGTATGGATCAAACCTACGCTAAGAAGCCACGTCTAAAAGCCGCTGACCTTGAGCTGGAGTTGAATGAGATACAACAGCAAGAGTGGATGAAATGCGCGCTGGACGTTGTTTACTTTGTGGAGAACTACTACCGCATTACTACAATCGATAACGGCTTTGTACTATTCCAGCCTTATGAGTACCAAAAGGAGCTTTTGCAGGCTTTCCAAGACCATCGCTTCAATATAGTATGTCAATGTCGTCAGAGCGGAAAGACAACCGTGGTAGCTGCATTCCTGCTATGGTACGCATTATTTCACCCTGATAAAGAGATTGCAATACTTGCGAACAAAGAGCGTCAGGCACGTGAGATTATTGACCGTATGCAGAAGGCTCTTCAGGATTTACCTTTCTTCTTACAGTCAGGTTTGGAGAAGTACGGTTCAACTGAGATGGCCTTCGAAAACGGTTCTAAGGTGTTCGTGTATGCAACCTCGCCAGACGCTATCCGTGGTCGTTCATGTTCTATTGTATACCTTGATGAGTTTGCGTTCGTTGACGGTGATGAGGAGTTCTGGGAGTCAGTATACCCAACAATCGCCTCTGGTAAGAGTTCACGCTGTATTATAACGTCTACACCTAAAGGTAAACGTGGTATGTTCTACGGCTTGTGGGCAGGTGCCAACGAACCTGATGAGAATGGCAACACTAACGGCTTCAACCCTACACTGGTTAAATGGTTCGACGTACCGCCGTACCGTGATGATCCTACGTTTGAGGAGTCAACCCGCGCCCGTCTAGGTGACAGCCGCTTCAACCAAGAGATGTTATGTGACTTCCGTGGTTCTGTTGGCACGCTGATACCATCACAGCTTCTCATGGCTATGCGCTCAAAAGAGGTTACTGAGCTTAATGAGTTCACTAAGGTACTGTACGAATACAACCCTGATCACAGCTACGTTGCCATTGGTGATGTCGGTGGAGGCCTTGAGCAAGACTACTCAGTGTTGACTATCTTTGATGTTACTGAGATACCATATAAGATAGCAGCCAAGTACCGCTGTAACACTATCAGCCCACTGTTGTTCCCATTCACGATGGTTGACATGTGTAACCACTACGGGCAATGTCCACTACTGGTTGAGACTAACAACGATGTGGGTGGTCAGGCTATTACAGTGTTGTGGTATGACCTTGAGTATCTTGAAACCATAATGACGTCCAATGATCCAAAGCGTGGCGGCTCCGGTACAAGGGTAGGTGGTAAAGGTGCGAAGCCAGGAATTAAGACTACATCGCGCGTGAGAAACATCGGTTGTTCCAACCTCAAAGGCTTGATCGAAACAGGTAAGCTTGAGATTGAGGACATGGACACCATTGACGAACTAAGTACGTTCATCCTTAAGAACGACAAGTACCAAGCGGATGAGGGTTGTCACGATGACTGTGTGATGACTCTAGTACTCTTCTCTTGGTTGGTAAAACAGGACTGGTTTGAGGATTTATATAGCGTCAACGTCTCTCAGGAGATGAAGAAAACTGCTAGTGAGAAAGCCATTGAGGCACTTATCCCATTTGGTGGAACATGTGCTATGGGTTCTCAACCAGTGGTAAGACGTCAAACAGGTGGCTTAACTACACTCGAAGGCTCCAGTTCACAGATGAACGAATGGGCCAAGAGCTAAATATTAACGAATAAACTAATCAAGAGGACGTCTTATGACCGTTTTTTCCGTTGCGCCTAGCGTCCAATACAGTGAGCGAGACGCAACTCTGCATACCAAGGCAGAGTACAACGTTACGGCGGCTTATGTCGGCGTGGCTCGCTGGGGTAAGACAGGCGAACCAATTCAAATCTCAGACGGTGAGGTGGATTTAGAGCAGAAGTTATTCCGCCCTGACACAAACACCACACTGGACTTCCATATTGCCGCTGACTACTTGCGTTACTCAAGTGAGATTCAGTATTTGCGCCTTGCAGGTGACAACGCTAAGAACGCGGCTTACGACACTGGTAGCAGCACAAATATTCCACGTGTTGACAGTAAAGAGCACTTTGATACACTGGCGTTCCCGTCTACTACTCAGTGGGTAGGTCGTTACGTTGGTAGCTTGGGTAATGCTCTGGCTGTTCACGTTGTGGACGCTGATACTATCGATGACAGCCCATTGGCAGACAGCTTTGAGTTCTCTCTTGAAGACGGTGAGTACAGCGTGGCCATCCTTGACACGGTAGGTGAGATCACTGGTGGTACTCCGGCTACTAATGAAGTGATCAAAGTACGTCTAACCACAGTTGGTGACAACATTCCGGCTGGTGACGTGACAGTACTTGGAACCACAACTGCAACTGACGGCACTGAAACAAGCGTGTCTGACCTTGCTGATGACATTATTGCGACCCTTGACGGAGCTGGCATCGGTTCATCAGTCAAGACAGTGGTTCAGGCTGGCGTGAGTCAGGTTTACAGCGTTGAGATCCTGAAAGACGCTGACGGTGACTTCTCACTTGAGCTTGACGTAGGCGGTGAGGTTCTGACAGTAGCAGTTACTAACGGTGACACTCAGCTACAAATCGCTGAAGCTCTACGCGATGCTATCAACGGTAACGCTAACCTACAGAACTACTATGTGGCTACAGCCGTTGCTCCTGCTTTAGGTCAACCACAAGTAGTGACTATCACAGAAAACTTCCCATCACCGACTCAGGATGCTTCTGACCTGATTGGTGCTGCGAATGCTGCTGGTGACGACTACTTCGCTAACCGCACTATCGTGACTATGGGTGTACGTGACATCGTTGACATCGACATCACCATGGACTACGGTGTGTCACATGCGTCTAAGATCACTTCGCCTAACGCTACAGCCGTGATGTCTGTTACAGAGACACTAGTGACTGCTTCATTCATTGGTACTCCGATCACTAACGAGACTTACGAGCTGTTGCAACTGAAGCCTAACACTAAGGCTCCTGACGGTAGTAACGCTTACTTCTACTCAGTGATCAACAACAACTCAGACTTCGTACACGTTATCAGTAAGGACACACTAACGGCTGGTTCATACAAGCTAGAAGGTGGTGTCGATGACTACGATGTTGATCGCAGTGCTGGTTACCTTGAGTTACAGAATACTGAAGAGTATGATACTTCAATTATTATCGGCCATGCTGATGAAGTGCGCGAGCACCAAGCAGCAATCGACTGTGCGTTGACACGCCGCGACGCTATTGCGTTCATTGCTCCTTTGCGTGACCATGTTGTAGGTGCTAACGGCAATCAGGAAACTAACATCCTTGACTACCGTAAGAACCAGTTGGCGCGTGATAACTCTTACTTCTTCATGACGGATAACTGGGCGTTGATCTATGACCAGTACAACGACCAAGACATTTGGATCCCTACATGTGGTGGTACTGCTGGTCTTTACGCACGCACTATTGCACTGGAAGGTCCGTGGAAGTCACCAGCGTTCTTGAACCGTGGTAAGTACAAGTCGTACAGCCGTCTTGCATGGTCTGCTGGCGCTACAGCACGTAAGAACCTATATAAGGTTGGCATCAACAGCGTAGTGAACAAGAAAACTAAAGGCTTTGTCCTTTGGGGTGATAAGACTGGTCTGACTCGTAAGAGCGCATTCAGCCGTATCAACGTTCGTGGTACGTTCATCATGATTGAGAAGAACATTGCTGATACCGCTGAGTACTTCCTAGGTGAGAACAACAACGACTTTACGCGCAAACTGTTCGCAAACACGGTTCGCCCGTACCTACGTGATCTTGAAGGTCGTCAGGCAATCCTTGAGGGACGCTTGAAGATTGATGAAACCAACAACACTGGTCAGGTTATTGCTAATAACCAGATGGTTGCTGGTATCTACATCAAGCCGCAATTCTCTATTAACTGGATTTACCTTGACTTCGCTGCTCTTCGTCCTGACATGTCATTCGAAGAGATTGAAGGCCAAGGCATCGTAGCCGCTGACTAAGGAGTAATATTAATGCGAGTCTCAACATTCCAAGCAGCACTGAACCGTCACGGTGGAGTTCAACGCCAGTATCGCTGGCGCTGGATTCCTAACTTACCAGCGGCCATTGCTTCACCATCGGATCTTGAAGACGTTTCGCTTATGGCAATCAGTACCACGCTTCCACCAAGCACACTAGGTGAAGTTCTGATTCCATGGGGTGGCCGTGAGCTACCCCTTCCAGGCGACCGTAAGTTCCAACCATGGACCGTAACCCTGATTAACACAACTGATGACTTTGCTCACGCTCTGTGTGAGAACTGGTCTGAGTTAATCAACGGTACACAATCTAACGTAACGACAGGTGATCAAACCGCGTTGCTACTAGACCAAACTCTCCAGCTACTGGATGAGAATGATAACGTAGTGCGTGAATACACCTTGGAGTTGGCATGGCCTCAAGAAGTAGGCGAAGTCGAGCTTGACCAGCAGTCTCAGGACAGTTTTGGTCAGTTCACCCTAACTCTACGTTACCTACAACACTCTCACGACCGCACGCTTTAAGCGTAACGGTTTCTTTAAGGGGCGCTTCGGCGCTCCTTTTTCGTTTTAGACACTAAGTACCCTCAGACATGTTATTCACGTTCCACGGGGAACCATTTATGAAAACCAGAAACAAACTGACAGAGGCCCTCCTTGGCCGTGGTGGTTTCGCTGAACTATTTGCGCCCAAACCAACCAACAAGGAAGAAATAAAGAATGAAGAGAAGCTGTTAAAAGCTGACCAGATGGTTGAGATGGAAGTCGGTGATGCTGACGTCATTATCACCGCTGGCGGTATAGGTAGCTCCCTTGACGGTCAGGTGTCCAACGGCCTGAACTTACAGCGTGAAATGATAGATGAGTACTACGGTGCCGCTGAGACGCCTGAAGTGGATGAGGCTGTCGATATCATCATCAATGAGATGGTTAGCGTGGATGACAATGAAGACCCTGTTACGGTCGATTTAAGCGACGCTGAAGGGCTTAGTGAATCAACCGTTGAGAAAATTCAGGATGCGTTCAAGAAGCTAACCACGATGATGAACTTCAATAATCAGGCTTACGACCGCTGTCGTGACTGGTATGTTGCTGGACGTCAAGGATTCCACGTAGTTGTCAACCCTATGAACACCAAGGCTGGTATTCAGAAGCTAGTCAAGCTTGATCCTCGTTGTCTACGCCGTGTTCGTGAAGTAAACCGCGACATGAAAGGCAACGGCCTACAGACCATCAACCGCATAAGCGAATACTACCTGTATGATCCTAACGTGGTTGTACGTCAGGAAGGTCATCTCAGAACCGACTTCAGTACGACTCAAAACCGCATCAAGTTTGATGAGGAGAGCATCGTATACGTTGACAGTGGTCGCAAGCGCTTGCTGGACGCTGGTATCGTACCTTCGTACTTACATAAGGCTCTTAAAACCCTTAACAGCCTGATCAACGTTGAAGACGCCACTGTCATATACGCTATCACACGAGCACCTGAAAAACGCGCTTTTCTTCTCGACTGTGGTACGTTACCAACGGCAGCGGCTAAGTCTTACATGCAAGAGATGATGAGCATGTTTAAGACTAAGATGGAGTTTGACGTTAAGACTGGTAAAGTCAGTGGCGAGGCTCAAAACCTTGGCATAGTTCAAGACTTATGGCTACCACGCCGTGAGGGTGCAGCCGTTACGGACATTAGCACTATCGGTGGCAATAGTAACACCTTATCAGGTATGATGGAGCCAGTTAACTACCACCAAGTTAAACTATATCGCGCACTGAATATTCCACGTGGTCGCCTTGAAGATTCAAGCTCTATCAACATCGGTGGAAGTGACTTGGCTGAGACAACACGCGAAGAGCACCGCTTTAGCCTATTCCGCAACCGCCTACAGCGCCGTTACAGTATCATTTTCACTGAGCTGTTACGTCGTGAACTGGTGTTAACTGGCGTGACAACTGAGCGTGACTTCCGTGAGAAGATTTTACCTTTCATTAAGTATGATTGGCGCTCAGATAACTTCATCCGTGAGCAACAAGAGATCGCCACACTTCAAGACCGTTACAACGCACTTCAGACTATTGAGCCGTACATCGGTAAGATTGTTTCGCTTGAGACGGCACTTAAGGATGTCCTTAAGATGACTGATGAAGAGATCAAACAAGAGCGTGAGCAGATAGCTAAAGAACAAAAAGAAGGTCTTTACGGTGTACCTGTAGAGACAGTTGGTGACGAGTTCTCTGATGACTTTGAGGAAACACCAGTATTATCAAGCCCAACCCAACGAGATGGTGAGGGTAGCCCTTTTCGTTTCGACGGAAATTCTTAACTAAGTAACCCCATCAATCTGAGGAAAACAATATGAACCGTTTAGAGCAAATCGTTAAAGCACTGCAAGAAGGCAAGCGCGTTGAAGCAACTGATCTGGTAAAGACAGAACTTACTGAACGTGCTGACGCACTTGTTGCAGAAGGTAAAGCGGCTGTCGCATCACAGTTCACCCCAATCAAGCCGGAGTAAGCTATGGACTACACCTTTGAAAACTTCTTGGTCGAAGCCTACGCTGATCATCTTGATGAAGCTTTCATTAAGAAGGTCAATAGTCGTGGTGAAGTGACCAAGCGCAAAGCTACCAGAGACGGCGAAAAGCTTGTCAATGGTAAGAAGCAGCGCATGTCTTCGGCTGAGCAACGCAATCGCAGTAAAGGCGCTAAACGCGGTGCTAAGAAGCGTCGAACTAAGCAGGGCCAAATCAACCGCAAGCGCGAAAAGGCCATGAGTAAACGTAAGCAGAAAGGATTGTAATCATGAGCTTGAACATGATCGTTGAGCACCTACACGGGCGCTCACAACTTGAAATCCTTACTGAAGCAACGGCGGCTGGCGGCAAGAAGTTGTACCTAGAAGGTCCAATGGTCATGTGCAACCAAACCAACCGGAATGGACGCAACTATGACCTTGACCGTGTAGGCATCCCTTCGGTTGAAGCATACAACCGTGACTTCGTCAGTGACCGCCGTGCAATCGGTGAGGTAGAACATCCCGATTATCCGATGCCTAAGTTGTCCAAGGCAGCGGTTAAGATTAAAGATCCACTAACGTGGGTTGGCGAAAATGCCGTTGGTAAGGCAGAAGTCCTTAACAACGTCAACGGTCAAATTATCGCTTCACTTGTCGAAGCTGATTTTAACATGGCCGTAAGCACACGTGGATTAGGTGATGTAGTTGCCGATGCCCACGGTGTTGATCAAGTATTGGAAGGCTTCATGCTGACCGCCGTAGACGTGGTAGACAGACCAAGTGGTCAAGTCTGCTACATGAAAGCCATTAAAGAAAGCGTTATCTGGGAAAACGAAGGTGACTTTGTTGTTCCAAAGAGCTTCTCTAAACGCATTGACACCGTTATCGCTGAGAACAAGCTACTAGAGAATGACTTTATGTATCGCTTTGAAAAGGCTCTCAGCAAACTTGGCTAAGAAATTGGCTGCTAAATAACCACATATCACCATTTTGGAGAAAAACTAATGAATATCAAAGCACTCTTTGAAGGCGTAAGCGGTCTTAGTGAAGAATTCACACAACGTGTGGAAGCACAACTGACAGAAGCTGCTGAAGCTAAGGCCGAAGAAATTGTAGCTGGTAAACTTCAGGAAGCTGAAAACGCTCACGCGAAAGAAATCGTTCAGCTTAAAGAATCACACGCTGCTGAGCTTCAAGAAGCTGAAGAAGCGAAAGAAGCTGCAATCGCTGAATCTACAGCTCAGGTTGTTCAAACCCTTGACGGCTTCCTTGACTCTGTTGTAGTCGAGTGGGCACAGGAAAACGCAGTTGCTATCGATAGCAACATCAAAGCACAGCTTGGTGAACAGGTTCTTCACGGCATCCTAAATGTCGTCAAGGAAAACAACCTTACTGTTCCTGAAAACTCTGACAACTTGGTTGAAAGCCTTGAGTCTGAGCTTGAAGGAATGCGCGCTAAGTGTGAACGTCTAACTACTGAGAACCAAGAGTTCCGTAACCGCGACGTTGAAACAATCCGTGAGTCAGTTCTTGAGTCGGTAACGGCTGGTCTAGCTGACACACAAATTGACGAAGTGCGTAGCCTATGTGAAGGTGTAACATTCCTGAACGAAGAGCAGTACAAGCGCAAAGTCACTTCATTCCGCAACGTAGTTGAAGAGAAAGATAAGACTTACGAAGGCGACAAGGGTGAAGGTGAAGACGGCGATGAAGGTGAAGATGGCAAGAAGAAGCCTGTAGCCGAAGGCCAAAAACAAAAACCGACTGGTACGCAGCTAAGCGAAGCTGAGCGCGTTTTACAATACCTGTAACGGTGATCTAGGGAAGGGCTTTAAATCTTTCCCTAAATACCATCACAAGCAATTTAAGCAGAATTAACCACTAAGGAAATAATCATGCAACAACTAGTAACTGAACAAATGCGCGAGACGTGGAAGCCAGTTGTAGAGAAAGAAGCTGAGCCAGTGCGCGGCTTGTCTAAAACTGACATCTCAATCCGTCTACTTGAAAACCAAAGCCAGTGGGGCAAGCACAACCTAGTATCTGAAGAGTCAGCGGCTCCTGGATCTGTTAACGCTCACGTTGGTAAATGGCAACCAATTCTTGTAGCTATGGCTAAGCGTCTAGCTCCAGTGAACATTGCCATGGAATTCTTCGGTGTTCAACCACTTTCTGGTCCTGACGGTCAGATCTTTGCACTACGTGCTCGTAAAGGTCTACACGACGGTACTCCAGCAAACGGTCAAGAATCAGCTCCTGAGCTATTCATGGGCGAAGCTGACTCAGGCTTCTCTGGTGACGGTACAGCCGTTGCAGGTGATCCATCTGGCTTCACACTACAAGAAGTAACTGGTGACGCTGGTGACGACAACACTACATCTACTTCTGGTGCTAAGAAAACAACTCCTCAAATGGAAGTACTAGGTTCTGCTGGTAATCCATGGAACAAAGTTGGTGTGACCATCCAAAAGGCGTCTGTGACTGCTGAAGGTCGTGGCCTATACGCTGACTACTCACATGAACTACGTCAGGACATGATGAACGTTCACGGTGAAGACGTTGACAGCATCCTTGCTGACGTTCTAGTAACTGAAATCCAAGCTGAAATGAACCGTGAATTCATCCGTCTGATGAACGTTTCTGCTAAGCTTGCATCTCAGCACGGTACTAACGGCGTAGTTGACATCAACTCTGATGCTTCAGGTCGTTGGGCACAAGAGAAGTGGAAGTACATGCTGTTCATGTTAGCTGTTGAAGCTCAAATGATCGGTATCGAAACTCGTCGCGGCAAAGGTAACAAAGTTCTATGTTCTCCAAACGTAGCATCTGCGTTGTCTATGGCTGGTATGCTTGATAACTCTCCTGCTCTAGTGTCTCAAAACAGCCTAGAAGTTGACGTTACAGGCCAAACTTACGCTGGTAAGCTAGCAAACGGCATGGACATTTACATCGACCCTTATGCAGGCGTGATCGAATACATCACTATCGCGTACAAAGGTGTAAACCAACTTGACGCGGGTGCATACTACGCACCTTACATTCCACTAGAAATGTTCCGTGCAACTGGTGAAGACACAATGCAACCTCGCATGGCGTTCAAGACGCGCTACGGGGTGGCGGCGAACCCATTTGTCCAAATTCCAGTGGGCCAAAATCCAAATACTCAGGTTACAACTAACGGTCTGGGTTCACGCTCTAACCCTTACTTCCGTAAGATGGCTATCAAGAACCTATTCTAAGGTCAACTTGAAATCCACTAAGGGGCGCTTCGGCGCTCCTTTTTATTGCTTCTTGATTATCCATCCCTAACTAGGCAAAATGGCCTCAACGCAATCAAATGGATATATTAGCAATGAAGAAATGTACTGTATGTGGTAACAGTTACCAACCCAAAGGTGGCGCGTCATACACTTGTAGCGAACCTTGTCGTAAGTTCAGAAAGAAGTATGTGATGAAAGGGACAGCAGCAGCCGAAGCCAAAGCCGCATTTGAAGAGATGAGTGCGTATGATTGGGCCATGGAGTATATGTGTGGTAAAGACAGTCACGGCGGTTCAAGCTATCGCAAGGCTGCTTTTGAAGATGACCGCTGGGCGCACGTTAACAACCTTGTTGATGAAGTCCGTCAGGTGTTCTATGAGATGGAGCAGTTCGTCAAGGATGCCCCTCTGACCACGATGCCAGAGAAATACACAATGTGGAAGCGCCAAACTCCATACACCGAATGCTCGCGCAGCGGATGCTCTAACCATGTGTCATTTCATGAATCCCGTGGATACGGCCAGTATTGTGGTACTGAATGCCAGCGCGCCGATATGGGTGACACTAGCTCTGATCTATACGCACGTACTATGGACTCTCATGGTCTAATCGACAAGGTTGAGCGTGAGCGCAAACACCGTGAAACGATGATGAAACGCCACGGCGTTGAGATCAGTTTTCAGAAGCCTGAGCTTATGGATAAGGCTTTGGCTACTCGAAAAGCCAACGGCAATCACGGTAGTAGTAAGATGGAGATGGAGTTGGCTGACCATATTGAGAGTCTTGGATTCAACATTGAGCGCAACAATCGTGATTTGCTAGGTGTTGAGTTGGACATTGTGATACCAGAGCTTAAAATAGCCTTCGAAATCAACGGTGTTATCTACCACTCTAGTAAGTATGACCACCTCACTAACAAGAAGGAGCGTTTAGCCCGTTACCGCCACAAACACAAAACAGATGAGTGTGCGAAAATTGGGTATCGCCTAGTGCATATATGGTCTGATGAACTCAACACGAAGACAGGTTTGCTTCTGTGGAAAGAGAAAATCACTAACATGTTAGGCGCTTCAAAACCTAAATCATATGCCCGCCAGACGCACCTTGTAACGCCTACCAAAGAAGAATACACAGTGTTCCTACAGAGACACCACGTCCAAGGTTCGACCACTGGCGTCAGCCTAGCATATGGCCTGAAGAAAGATGATGAGTTGGTAGCCGTCATGTTGTTCACTAAGCGCCAAGATGGCTATGAGTTAGTCAGATACGCGGCCAACGGTTGTGTTGGTGGCTTCAGTAAACTCCTAAAGGCTCACCGCTCTAACTACACTGCACCCGTAATCTCATTCGCTGACCTATGCACCGTTGACCGTGAGAATAACGTATATGTGAAGAATGGATTTGAAATGGTTGAGGAAGTGCGCCCTGATTATTCTTATACTAGCGGAGGCGGTCGCATCCACAAATTCAACATGCGTAAAGACAAATTAATCAAGCGTCATCCCGATGTGGCATTGGATATGGATATGACGGAAGGTGAAATGACAGACATTCTCGGTTACCACAAAGTGTGGAACGTAGGGCTGCTAAAATATGTGTTACGCTAACATAACCGTAGTCAACCTCAAGAAGACGCCTGCTGGACCAAGGGGCGTCTTTGTGGGTAGAGGGAGCCCTTTAGGTAACCCGTTCCCTACCCGTGTCAAGGCCGACCGCCAGAAGGTAATTACCCGTTACAAAAACTGGCTGTTGAGAAAGTACGAAGAAGGGGATGGTAGCATACACAAAGAGTTGGCTAAACTGGTTCGGATGGCCAAGGAGCCGGAAGGTGTTCAGTTGAGATGTTACTGTAAGCCTCTTGACTGTCACGGTGATGTCATCAAGGAGTTAGTTGAAGCACTAATCCAACTAGAACAAGAGGAAGCCTAAGCTTCCTCTTTTAGTACCAGCAAGGGCGCGAACCCCGTTTCCATAAACCTTTGCGTCTCCACATTACTAAGCCTTACTACTATAACCTCGCCTGATTTTACCTCAAACAGACCACCCTCAACCCCAATGGGAGTACCATTCACAAAAGAGTTCTTGGCTACCACCCAACGAGTTCTATTGGTGTTGTTGGTCAGTTTGATGTCAACCACTACCTGATCACTGTTAGCGTCCGGCCCTAGTCTCTTAAGGCGTTCAGCAAATCCATCACCGACATATAATATCAGCGTCCCATTTACCGCTTGATACACCGACACATCGTAATCTAATACCTGTCGGATATTTTCAGTTTCCACATGCTGCATAGGAATTTCCCATAGGCCGCACATATAACCTTCTATTTCCTCAAACCGATTACCAACCTGACAGTCCATACCTTCTACGTGTACTGTTGCCTTGGCTAGGCCGTTGTTGTCAATCTCTTTTACTCCTAAGTCAGCTATTATAGATGTCCTGCATGACATCAGAAGTGAAGAGAGGCAAATGAGCGCTAGGTGCTTTACTATCGTCACCGTTGCTTCCTCATTTTAGTAGACTAGATTACTTAGGGTAAAGACTATGACGGATACTGTGAATGACGCTATCAGCAACCGATGGATGTTAACGATGGGTGTAAACGACATTGGGGACTTTAGACTACTCACTACTCGCACACAAGGTTTTGAAATTCCAGGGCTTTCTACTGGGTTAGTTGAGGTTGGCCGTAATCGCTCACGCCTGAATCTTAACGCTGGCGGTGACAGCCTGACACAGGATCCTATGTCCTTCACGTTCGTTGTGGATGAGAATTGGGAAAACTACAGGCTGTGTCGTAAGTGGCTAAAGACCAACGCTGGAAAGCAACTACCAATTAAGTCAGACCTAAATGTCCAACTGCTAGATGCGTCTGGTAAGGCCATTTCGTCAGTTGAGTTTACGGCGACGGATGCCATGCCGACTGACCTTAGCGCCGTCTCAATGGACATTGAATCCAATGCCCTAGTGTGTACAATTACATTCACGTACACTGAAGGATTATTTGGAGACGAGACCAGTGAGTGAGCAAACGGAAAAAGCGGAACGCATGATACGCAACGAAGAGCCTGAGCATGAATCCATTGAGGACCTCATGGACTTCTGTGAAGGGTTGTTGGACATTGAACCCGCCCAAAGTGGTAACCTTGACCAACTGGCCTTGGATCAAACCCGCCACTACCATAAGATACAGCGTAAGTATATCTTTGAAGGGCGTTACCTTGGCTGGGCCTTGAGACGTCAGGCTGGTATTAAGTTGCTGAGACGTAAGTACTATCTTGGTGTGTTGCCTCCCAAGGTTTACGCTTCTGAACCGCTGAACCCTATGCCAGCGAAGTCAGAGATCAATGAGTATCTTAAAGGTGATCACATGATGCTGATCATTGACGAGATAGTTGAGAACGCTGAACAGCGCGTCAAGTACTTGGAGCAGGCGTTACAGCGCGTCCGTGACCGTGGCTATGACATAAAGAACGCTATCGAGTGGCGTAAGGTTGTGGAAGGTTAATGAGATTACCGCCTAGAGCAGGGGAGCGTACCAAAACGTTCCCTCATGAACCAGTCGAGCACTTCAATGTAGTCTGTGATGACACCACAGACTACAGAACCTACGTGTTGGAAGATGGTACGCGGTTTTATTCCATGACGTCCATGCTTAAGATGACCAGTGATCACACATGGTTAGAAGAGTGGCGTGAGCGTATTGGGGAGGAGGCCGCTGACGCTGAGGCAAAGCGTTGCGCAGACCGTGGAGAAGGCGTCCATTTCGCCGCTGAGTACTATCTTGACAACAAGCCTATGGCTGAGGTTAAAAAAGCTGCTGGCGCGTATCTGGGTCTGTTTAAGCAAATCCAGCGGGTGGTTGACAAGCGTGTTGTGAAGGTGGTGTGTCAGGAGATACCATTATTCAGCTACCTGATGAAAGTTGCCGGACGTGTTGACCTTGTGTGTTATTGGTTATGCCCTGACGGTGTTGTGAGATTGGCCATCGTTGACTTCAAGACCAGTAACCACATAAAGACAGCGGAAGGTATTGAGGACTACCAGTGTCAGTTAGCTGGTTATGCTCAATGTTACCACGAAATGTATGGCGTTAGACCAGAAGTCCTAGTGAACATAATTGCTACAGAGAAGACATCAGACGCTATAGTCATACCATTCACAACAAAGGAATCACTCCCTAAGCTGGCTAACCGTGTGGTAGCCTATCACAAACACCTCAAAGAAGTTAAGCCAGAGATGCTAGCTTAATCCACATCCTAAGTTACTTCATGACCACATGGAGTAACTATCATGTCCTATTCATTTGCAGTTGAGAGAGTAAGCGCCACACGGATGCGTGTTCACAGTGAGCATGATTGTATCCATGAGGAACTTGACGAATTTTTCCGCTTTGATGATCCAAAGTATGATCCTAACAGCTACCGCCACCGCAACTGGGATGGTATGACCCGCCTATACTCAAAGAAGACTGGTCTGATTGATATCGGTTTGCTTTACATGGTGCTTAAGTTCGCCAAGATCAACAAGTACAAAGTAGAGGTCGATCCTAGACTTAACCACCTAAGACGCGAAACCAGTGATACACTGAGTGAGTACATCGATAGCCTTGACCTGTCACGTTGGGGTGAGGATGGTGAGGCTGTGCCGTTAACACCTTGGGAGTATCAGCACAAAGGTGTCTACGAGGCAATCAAATTCCGTCGAAGAATGCTACTGGCTGCTACGGGCGCAGGTAAGTCGTTGATGCTCTACCTCATGGTCAGATACTGGTTAGACGAAGCTGAGGCCGACGAGAATGATGCCAAAATCCTACTGGTTGTGCCTAGCCAAATGCTCTGTAAACAGATGCTTGAGAACTTTGAGGAATACAGCCAGTTCAACGGCTGGAACGCCGAGGCCAATACTCACTTGATATACGGCGGTGCCACTAAGATGACACGGAAGCGTGTTGTTGTTAGTACGTGGCAAGGCATAAAGGATGAAGATCCTGATTGGTTTAAGCAGTTCACACACTTGGCTGTGGACGAGGCACACTTAGCCGCTGGTGACTGCATCACCAAAATCTGTAAATCGTGCGTTAACGCTGAAGACCGCATTGGCATGACAGCTACACTAAAGGATATGATGCTCCATAGCCTACAGTGCTGTTCACATTTCGGTCAAGCTGTCCGTGTGATCAGCACCAAGGAACTTCAGGACTTAGGGCAAGCGGCCCACACTCAGATAACTGTAATGAACTTGGATTACTCTGATGAGTGTAAGAAGCAGGTCAAGGGCTTGGATTATCAAGGTGAGATAGAAGCCATCATGAACCACGAAGGCCGAAACCGTTTCGCTGCAACGCTGGCTCGTTCACTTGATGGTAACACACTGGTACTGTTCGACCGTTTGGAGCATGTTGAAGCAGTCAAAGCTGAACTGGAAAAGCATCACGATAAAGTGCATGTCATCAGCGGTAGTGTGAAGCAGGATGTACGTGATCAGGTTAAGAAGATTGTTGAAGGTGGTGACGGCTTCATTATATTAGCCACTTATGGGACAATGTCAACAGGTGTTAGTATCAAGCGCTTACACAACCTTATTTTCGCACACCCCTCTAAGTCCATCATACGTATATTGCAGTCAATTGGTCGCTCCATACGAATGCATAGTACGAAGAAATTGGCTCGTATATTTGATTTGGTTGACAACTTCATTGTTGGTAAAGGCACCTCGTATGCTATGGAACATGCTAAGGAAAGATTCAAATATTATATGAGAGAAGAACATCCTACTAAGATGAAACGTTATGAATTGAAGGGTGCTCTTGAAGACCCTATTGCTGCTAACATTAGATTGGAATCAGATGCTAGGATTGCGAGACGTGAGGCGAGGAGGCTTGCTGCGAAGCAGTAGCAGATATAAAATAAGGGGACATGTCCCCTTATTTTATATCTTTAAAGAATTAAATAATTCAAAACTAATCTTAAACATTAATTGATAAATAATTAATTTAACTTTATTTTCTTTATTTTAAATTATTTTAAATATTTATTATATTTTATTTTATTTAATTTAATTTAATCTTAATGAATATAAAGTGAATATATCAAAGCAGAGCAGCGGTTTGGTCTTAAGCTGACACGGCTGCATAATATGCCTGTACATTCAACCAACCATTAGGAATATAACAATGTCTAAAGATTCAAAAGATATCATCCAGTTAGGTGCCCGCACACTAGCTATCCTTGATAACTTCAAAACCATCTCAAACTCTATCCAGTTAAGCGAAGGCCAATCACTTGTCATCGGTGATCCTGAAACAGGCTCGATCCTTGCCAAGGCACAGATTGATGAAACACTACCAGTTGACTTCTCAGTTGCCAACCTAGGCGGTCTGCTTAAGATCCTTAAGATGCGTGCGTTCACTGAGTCTAAGCTTGACTTCACTAACGAAGGTGTTGTTGACATTGCTGGTAAAGGCCAGAAGATCAAGTACTACGCTAGTGATTCAATGTTCGCTGAAATCCCTGAAGAATTCCCAGAGATTGAAGATGAAGGTTTCCGTGCACAGATCACTCCTGAAGTGAGCAAAGACTTTGAAAGTGGTTGTGCGGCTATGGGCCTAACACACGCTGGCCTAGTGATCAAAGACAAGAAGGCTTATCTGATCGGCCACAACCCTGAGCTTCCTAACGACACCAACTACAGTATTGAACTTGGTGACAGCGAGCTTGACGACTTCACCGTAGATATCAAGGTTGCGTTCCTTAAGAAGGTACTTGAAGGTAACTACACGCTAACTGCTGACGACCGTATGGCCGTGTTCACTTCAGCGGATGAGCGCCTAGTGTACATCATTGGCTCTGAAATTCCTGATTAAGCAAAATAGCTAGACGTTGTTGGGGTAGGCAACTACCCCGTGTTTTACATTTATCTTTAAGGAATATCAAAATGACCGACCCCATCCAAGTCCTGAACCCAAGAGCCAAAGAAGGAATTTGGGAGCAGAAGTACCGACCTGACGCCCTAGACCAAGTTGTCCTACCAGATGAACTCCGTGCCAAATACGAGAGTTACTTGGCTGAAGAAGTACTACCAAACCTTTGTTTGTATAGCCCAAGTCCGGGTACTGGTAAGACCACCTCCGCACTGGTATTGGCTGCTGAATACGGCTGTCGAAAACCACTGCTGATCAACGCATCACTGGACACCTCAATTGATACCATCCGTACAAAGGTGTACCAATACGCCACAGGAACGAGCCTAGCAGGTGGCCGTAAGGTTGTGGTACTTGATGAGGTAGAGCGCCTCAGTAGCGCTGCTCAAGAGTCTCTGAAGGGCTTAATCGAAGCCGTTTCAAAGAACTGCTCATTCATCCTGACCACCAACGCTGCGAGCTCAATCAATGGCCCACTTCTTAGCCGTTGTCGCCTGAACAAGTTCATGTGGAATGATGAAGAAGCACTTCAGATGCAAAAGCAGATGATGAAGCGTGCCATCGCAATCCTTGAAGCTGAGAGCATTGAGTACCACCCTCAGACTATCGCGGCCTTGGTAAAACAGTGCTTCCCTGACAACCGTACCCTACTGGGCACACTTCAGGACTACGCTGTATCTCGCGGTGCCATTGATGAAGGTGTATTGCGTAACGTGCAAACTCAAGGCATTGGCACACTGATCGAGCACATGCGCAACAAGAAGTTTTTCGAAGTTAAGCAATGGGTATACGAGAACTCAACACGTCTTGGGCCAGACTTCTATCCTAAGCTTATCCGTGTTCTTTGTGGTGATAACGGCGCCGAGCCTCTAATCGAAGGTAAAGGTCAAGTGGAAGCCATTGAGTTCCTTGGTGAAGAGCAGAAGTATCACGGTCATGCTGATTTGTGGCTACACGTTCTGCGTGTCACTACTGTTCTGATGCAAATCTGCGGCCCACACTGGATTAAGAAGTAGGTGTCTTATGGCTGATTTCCTTGACACACCTAAGATTGGCCTTATGGACTTTGTGCATAGCATTCAAGTGTCTAAGACCAACCTACTAGGTGACAAACCAACACCGGACTTGCTTAAGCAGTACGACCCGTTCATGGTCAACCGCGCAGTAGGTCAGGCTTATGACTGCTTGGAAGCGGCTGACGACATTAACCGCTTACACCACTTACCGAAGGACATTCAGTATCACTACTTGTTAACACGGGTGACGGCTGGTAAGCGTTACGGTAAGTGGGCTGGTAAGAAGCACGTTGCTGAAGAGAACCCGCACTTAATGACGGTAGCTCGGCACTACAACGTGCGTCCTGAAGTAGCCAAACAGTACTTGAACTTAATGACAGAAGACCAGCTTGAAGAGCTAGTGTTCCAAGCAGAAGGCGCAGGCCGCAAAGACGGCAAGCGTAAAGGTAAGAAGAAATGATCATCCAAGGTAAGTCAACAGGTGAAGACGCAGTCCTTGACACCTTCGCTTACCGCGTAACAACACGGGTAGGAGATAGCAATTACTTCTGCCTAGTGTTGGAGACGCTAATGCGAATGGGCCTGTGTAACGACACTGAGAACAGCGTTCCTATTATTGACCAACAATGTCACTGCTGGTCTGTGAAAGGTGGTGACACGTACATCGGTCACTACAAGGCTCTAATGAGCATGCGTAACGAAGGAGAGTTTGAGTACACGGAGCATGACATGATGATCCTAAACCAGACTGTTAAACTTCTTCAACAATGGGGTTTCATCCAAGTGCTGGAAGAGCCTAAAATCAACGTTGAAGGCACCCGTAGCGTTCGCATTGTGCGCGCTGCTGACAAGGGCCGATACATTTTCCGTAGTAACTTTAAGTATTAAGGGATACCATGAGTAAACTAAAGCTAACACTTCTGGGTGAGCGTGTTGCAATCCAGTTCACAACAGCCGAGGCCAAAGGTGGTCTAGTCACTGAAGAACATACTGAGAAGAAAGGTGTGATTGTGGGCTTAGGCCAACTGTCAGAATATTCTTCCTTGGAAGTTGGTGATCACGTAACTTTCGTGTCAGGCGTTTCGAGTTACGAATCAACTGTACACGTGGATGGCAAGTCGACTATGATCATGCCAGTTGAAAACATTCTAGCCGTTTGGAGTAAGTAACATGAACTGTCAATCTACATTTGAAAAGGTATCTCAACTTAACGTTGCATTTGGTAACCCTCAAGGTGATCTTAACAACCTGTCAGAAGCTGATTGGGTGCGCATTGAGAAGCAAGCACTGTTAGTGGTTGAGGAAGCCAATGAAGTGCTTGAAGCCGCTCAGGAAAAGGACCTAGCTAAGCTGATGGATGGTACTGGTGACGTAACAACCGTTAACGACGGCGTGGCTCACATCGCTGGCTATGACAACGTTGTCGTCTACAACATCGTACACGACTCTAACATGTCTAAGTTCTGTCCGAACCAAGACATTGTTGATCAAACAATTGAGAAGTACTACGCTATGGGCTTCAAAAAGGGTGAGCTGTACGTTGAAGGTGAGTTCCCTGCCAAGTGCGTTAAAGTTGCGTGCGACACAACACTGATCATTGACGGAGAAGAGAAGCTTTTCCCTCAAGGTAAGTTCCTGAAGTCAGTACTATTCCGTGAACCTGACTTCACGCCGATACTTCCTTCTGCTAAGTAATTGCGGTTGGTTATCAAATAGCAATTGCTACCCTCACTTCGGTGGGGGTCTTTTTCTTTTTGGGTTTTGGCCAGATAATAACTCCTGACATTAAATCAACTGGAGTTTAAATCATGTCAAAGATACACTTGGCCCGTAATATGTATGACAATCGAGTCAACCATATTACCATCAACACAGAGCATCTCACTAGCCGCCGCGCTGAACACGCTGAGATGATGCGCCTTATGACCAAGAAAGGCGTTGATCCTAAAGATATCCCATCTTACAGTAACTATTGTAGTATTGTTAACCAGCGCAGCCTGACAGCCCGCGGATGGCATCTAGCACCAATTCGGGGGAGTACGGTTGGGTACTGAACACCATCCTGACACAAGCCTTCTTCCGTGGTGAAATCCCTACATGGATTTGTGATATTGACCGCAAGCGCGTTGAATATGTATTCACTCAACACTACCGAGGTCTAATGGAAGGAAAGACCCGTCCAAATGATGACTTCCACACCCGTGAGCATATTGTTATCATCGACAAAGACAACGGTGGCATCCTGATGAAGCTAAGAGATTGGGCTCCTGTAGGTGCTGTGAAAGGTAATCTAAACCGCCTTAGAGCCCTGCGATTCTTCATGGAATACTTTGTGGCCCCATCTGAGTTCGGCTTCAACCGTCCATATGATGACGTCAAATATGTTGACATGCACTACGATGAGAAAGATGTTGCCAATGGTGTGAGCATCAGTCGCATCCGTGGTCATTACCAATCAGACCTTGACGAATTCAAGGCATATAATGTGAAGAAGGCTGAGACCATTAAGACCATTGACGCGGTTGCACACGGCGACCCTTACGTTGATGAAATAGCTCCATGGTCTAATCACGCTGTCTTTACGGTTGCTGTAGTGTTGTTAATTTCCTTATGGGGTTTGGACAAGCTTGGCGTTTGGGACTTTGTCGCGAGGTTGCTATCATGATTATGTATCCACTTCTGACGCCTTGTATGTTCCGTGACGAATGTAAACCAAGCCGTGTCATAGTTGTCATGAACCTCCCAAGACCAGTCCACCAAAAGCTGGCACTAATAACGGTGACTGACATTTACAGCGAAGGTAGCTACACACTCAGTTACCGAGACCTTCTGCCATCTGAGGTCACTTGGTACACTGGTGTTGAGTATGGTGAGGTGCGCAACATCATGCTTTACCATGACAAGAAGAGCGAGAAGGCTAGCAAGGCAGTGTACAATACCAATCACGTAGTGTACAACAAGGGTAGCCGCAAGATTGAGTTTGCGGTCGCTGCTGATCAGGCTAGCGAAGTCATGACCAACATTCCTATGTTGATACGCATAATCGGACAGGCCATTGGCTTGTAATCCCTAGGCCCGCTATCCAGCGGGCTTTTTCTTAGATTTTCTTTAGAATAATTCTTTACCTCCAGCGCAGAATCAGCATAATTGTACTCAAGCAACGGGGCAACGGCCTCAACACAATACTGAATACTCAATTGGAGACATCATCATGAAAGCACTTAACAACATCAACACTAACGCTACTATCAACCTAACTGCTGAAACTAAAACAGCAATGTTCAAGGAAGCTCAGGCTCAAGGTTTCGATGCTAGTATGACTAGCTTCATCAACCTTCTAAACGCTAAGACTGCTATGGCTAAAGGTTGGGTTGTAGTTGAAGTGACTGAAGAAGCTGAGCTAGAAAACTTCCGCACTAACGCTAAGTCTTTCAGCACAACTACTCAACGCGGTCGTGTAATGGTAGTGTCTAACAGCAAAGGCTTGCGTGTTAAGGTTCTAGCCAACAAGGCTAACGCTCCTAAAGCTGCTGAACTTGCTGAGAAATTAGGTGCTAAAGTTAAAGGTGCTATGTTACGCTTCGGTATCATGTCTGAATCAGCAATCAATGGCCTAGTAGCTGAGCTTAACGCATAATATTAAGGAGGGGGTGTTGTTCACAATACCCCTTTAGAAGGAGTTGATATGAACATGTTCGAAAGTGAATTAAAGCGTGCATTCGCTGATAATAATTCAAACTATATCGCACGCAAGGGGATGATACTTTTCAATGAAGTGTGTAAACTACTTGGTGCCAGAAAGAAGGCAAATCTTGAAGCGCATGGCTATCACTTCAGAGCGGAGTATATCCGAAGTGCCACCGACTATATTAAGATGTCATTATTAGAAGACAAACAGGATTTAAAGGAAGGGTGTAATATGGCAGTTTCAACAGAGAACTCAATTTTCACACCAGAACAGGTCGCTGAGATGGTTGAGTTGATCAATGAAGACCGTGGTTGGTTATCATTGCGCGACTATCCTCGCCTACACAACCACATTATCAGCGCCAACCAACACAAGCGCAACTTCATAGTTATCGGTGACCGTGTCATCAAGTTTGAGGTATGTGAGCGCGACTTCCGACTAATGGAAGTTGGTGTGTGTAGCATTTTTGACGAAGACGTGATGGATAAGGCTTTGAAAGACATACGTGTTAAGAATGATATTGCTGTCACCATTAGTAACGTTATCAAACATCTAAAGCAAAGCAAGGAAGACACAGCTACCAATAGCAGTAAGTCCTTCACGGATAACTTCATGGAACAGTACGGTGACAAGCTGGAGGACATCAACGGTCATAAATCCATGATCATTGAAGTAGATAGTGTGTCCTTGATGATCTCGCACGTTGACAACGAAATCATATTCCGACGCCTAAACTACTTTAAATTGGGTTAAAGAGCCTGTCCAGATAACATTGAACAAGGATAATATTATGTTGAACTCACAAACTTTCGCTGAATTCCTTCATCTAATGGACAAACTGTCTGTTAGCATGGTTCACAACAGCCGCTTCAGCCCAGATTCTCAGGCCGTCTTGAAAATGATTGCGGCGAGTAAGGCCGAAGTCACATTCCGCGATGAAGTCTTCACACTATCTTTCGCTGACGACTGCGTGACACTTATATCAAAAGCGCCCGCGTATAAAATCGATGAAGACGAAGTTGGCCGTGTGCTTGAAGAATTGGATGCCCTTAATAATTTTGAAGAGCTATCCATGGAGAGCTATCAGAACCTTATATACACAGACAACCATACTATCATATTTTCTGAAGGTACTGGCGGCTATAATATTGTACGCGAAGCCATTGGGGCGCAGATGCCCTATTATATTAGTGTCGGCGGTGATATTATGAAGCTGGATTCAATGTGTGGTGGTACTAAGGTTGGATATTCCATTGTGAAACCACAATTATTTTTAAAGAAGGAAACTAAACATGAAAACTAATGAGAATCTAAAAGATAAACTGGAGTTGGTAGACATCTGCATCAATTTCATCTACGGTACTGAGAATGATTTGGACAACACGACATGTAGTCTACAACTACTTGAAGTCCTAGGAGAAGCTGGTTGTCACCATGAGTACTACTCCAAAGCGTCGAACTCTATCGTTCAATTGAAGGTCAACAACACTTCTCCTCGCTCGGTTATGGTGAAGCGCAAGTCTCTAACACTAGTAGGTGAGGACGTTGTAGCTAATAAAGTGTATGGCGATAAATTGGTTGACCAGCGCACAGCCGCACTAGAAGCCATCGTTGAAGACATTGAGGCGAATGGTGTTTACCAGTATCCGAGTGATCATCATGTCTCTAAGTTTATCAGTAGCTTGTACAAACCTAGCCGTGACCACGGCCCGCAGAATTTCTCTATCAATGGGAACCTTTATACGGTTGAGTACTTCAACAACGGTCACGTCACCGGATACAACGTCAAAAAGTCTGATCAATTGACCAATGACTTCACCATCTAAACCCTAGGGTCGCTATAGTCAGCGGCCCTTTTCAGATTTATTCCAGAATTTCTTAGAATAGCTCTTGATACTCCATCCCGATTCCCTAATAATGTACTCAAGCAACGGGGCAACGGCCCAACACTAAACTGAATACTCAATTGGAGAAATCATCATGAAAGCTATCATCAACCAAGAAACTAAGAAAATCATCACTCTTAACGTTGACGCTACTGTAGTAGCTAACTTTGAACAGGCTACTATCGAAGGCTTTGAGTTATCTCAAGCGTCTTTCCGCAACCTAATCCGTGGTAAGTCAGCTCAGGTTGGCCAATGGGTTGAGCACAAAGTTGAAGCGGTTGTGGCTGTCAACGCTGACCTTCTAGCAGGTTTCTACCAGTCTGGTGAAACTCAATCTAAAGTGATCTCAGTAGGCCGCCTAGTAGTCACAACAACTAAGTCAGGCTACCGTGCTAAAATCCGCCTGAACGCTGCTAACAAGAACCTGAAGAAGGTTGAAGGTCATAAGGTTGTGAACGGCACAGTACGCTTCAAGAACATCACTGAAGACCAGATTCTAGCTCTTGCTTCTAAACTGGCATAACACCAAAATTCAATTGCGGCTAGCGTGCCGCTATTTCCTAAACCACTGCTTTGTCCCCACTGTTCACTTTCTAGTGGGGACCTTTTTATCTGAGGTATATCTAAATGAATAACCAAATTCCTTTCGAGCGCAAGACTATTGGCGGCAACAACCAATGTATCAAATCAACACACATAATCCTGACAGGTGCCCCTAAGCTACAAGAGAACGACATGTTGGTTGAGGTGAAGGTGAACCATAAGGACCGCACCATTGAAACCAAACTGGTAGGGAAAGTTATTTTCCAAGTAGGTCCAACATCTGTTAATGTTAGTGGTTCGGATACCACCAAGTTCACTAACTCTTTCTTCCTAACCACCACGTCAGACACTAAGGTGTATGTACACGAGAGTTACATAAATGAAGCCAAGCAACTGATGAAGGAGCTCCTTATTGAGAAAGCCCTTGAGGACTTCCGTGCAGCTCGTGGCACCATGCGACACCAGCGTAACATCCTTGACTCAATTAAGAACATGGAGCTGTAATATGCTTAAGATGAACTCTGACCTACACGCAATCCTAACCAGTGTTTACGAACTTACCCTAGTAGGTAAAGCCGCCAAGACCGACGTTATTAAGAAAGATAGTCAGTTAGGTGACGCGGCCCGCCCACTGATTAAGGAAGCCCAATCATCAGGCTTTATCACTCCGGCCAGTGGCGTGCGTGGTGCGTGGGCGCTAACCAAAAGTGGTTTGGCCTATGTTGATGACAGCCAAGAGGTTGAGGTCGTATTCAAGGCCGTTGCTGGCTCCGATGTGGTGGCGGTTGACAAACCTACTAGCCGTAACCTAGTTAACCCTAACGCCGACACTGGTCCAGCTGAGAACCTAGTACGTGAGCTTGGTTTTGGCAGAATCAAAGTTCAGAAAGCTGGTGTGGTGGTTACCTATCGTGGTAAACGCGGTAAGCTTCGCTTTGTTCAAGTGGATGGTGATTGGCAGATGATTGTTATTCCTTCTAAGCCTGAGCTGCTTCAGGAACTGCATGAGGATTTCGATAGCCAACTGACCTTGGCCGATGACTGTCTATACAGCAACTTCTGGCGTGCTTTCCTATCTGACAATGACCTTGAGCCACAAGACCTAAAGGGTATGGTATGATGAAACTGAAATTACTCACTAACCGTCTTAAGCGTATATGGTTGCAGGTAGAGATTGACTTCTTCTACCGCAATGTTAACCAATACGACCAACAGTCACGTAAGATGATGAATATTGCCTTGCGTGAACCAACTGGCCCCATTGCTGAGGACTTCCGCCGTGGTGGGCAAGGTTGCTTCTATTATCACAACAGACGCTATGAGATTGGTAAAACTGGTGCGTGTTTGTATGGTACGCGTGTTATATCTTGGACAATTGATGAGGTCGAAATCATCAAGCGGTTGAAGCTACTACTGGAAGAGCATTACCACCTAGTAAACTTTGATAGGCGATGCACCTTGATATCTAAGTACTCCAAAATTAGAGATAAGGTTGGTGGCTTAAATGCTGATAACGGAGAAGATGATGAAACTAGCTCGTAACCTATTAGGGTGGAAGCTAGCTCAAGATGGTCGCAGGGTGCTTCTTGAACACCTTGCGACTGAGGTGCGATTGGAGTGGGTGAAGTTCAAGATGCGTTACTTTGACCGCGCCCTTGTAGTTGACTGTCTGAAGAAGAGTAAGTGGAACCTAGTTCTGGTTACTGTCTTGGACGCATTATCAGTACTCAAGCGCATAACTTGGTCCCTCATCATGATAGCCTTCCACTGTCACAGAAAATACTCTTGACATCCCCCGCGCTTTCTCCAATAATGAGCCTACTAACACGGCACACTACTGGAGAAAGCCACTATGTTATATCAACAAATCTTAGAAAATCTTCTTGACCTAAGCCTGATCACCAACAGTGAAATTGTACTCGATGCGCGCTACCGTGGATACCGAGTAGTTGGTAGCGAAGACTTGATGGTCATCACTTCAAACGGCTGTATTGAATTCGCCGTGAACGACGGTACGAATATCCGCCGCCTAGGTGACATGGGCCACATCATTGACCACTTCAGCGACAAAATCCAAGCGGTCTTCGCATGTGGAAAAGCGGCTTGTGGTGTTAACGAGCACCTGTATATCGAAATGGGGCGTGACCTACCAAGCCTAGAAGACGGAACCAAATTGTTCACAGACGCTATTAACGCGTATAATAAAGCTTAATCAATCAGGGCCGAATGAGGCCCGCTTAACCCGAAGGAGGGTATATGTACTCAGAAATTATTGGCACCGTAATTGTATGTGGTGGTATGATCCTTGCCGCCCGTGACCATAGTGTCAACCTCACAACCTCAAAACCTTATCGTAAACCAAAGCGTGGAAATGCTGTGCTGGAATTCTTCGCCAGTGTACCACGCATAGGCATCCCAAAAGTTTCTGTTGCTCCGTCTACTAGAGTTTTCCAATCAACGGTACGAGAATGTGTTATCGAGCGCAAGCGTGAGACGGATAACATTACATGTGAACCTCTTGGCCTAGGCAGCATTGGCAAAGACATGAGCGAGTGGCACATGTGGGTCGGACACTGGAACCTCGGTGGTGGTTACTCGCTTGATTACAGCCGTCAAATCCGTGGGACATTAGTTGAAATCCACAAAGACGGTGAAGAGATTTGGTCATATGTTGACCAAACAGCCCAATATCCACATCTTCTAGACATAGGTGATGAAGTGTACAAACCTAATGCTCGTGAAGCCTTTATCCAGTACCTTAAAGAGGAGAACATCCTATGAACGCTGAAATGATTAAGAGTCTTTATGGGGCAAACAAGGTTGCTGACCTATGGGATGCGTATGCCACAGAACGTCGTGAGAAGAAGCTGGTTGGCATGGGTATGACTGAGACCATTATGCATGAGATGTTCAGTGCTGTCGGTATCAAGATCCGTATGGACCGCGAGATGGAGCACATGCAACCAACCAGTGATCGTCCATACCTGATTATCCAACCAGAAAAGGATGACCGTGGGCGCTCGCGTACACGTATGTACAACAACGTCAAAGAGCTGTCAATGAGTATGGCTTATCCAGCGGCGATTTTAACGATGGGGTTAGGTGACGTATCTTTCTCACACGGTGACCAGTTGTATACGACGCCTAAGATGGTAGATATCTTAATCAACGCCCGTGCACAGTTTAAGTCAGATGCTGATGCTTACCGTCGTTACAATGACCCTCAGAAGGCTGAATTATATCGACACCGTGCTAATGGCTGCAAGATGTTGTGTGCCACTATCTACTCACTACTAACCGAGGCTGATCAGCTCAAAGTTGCACACTACACTCGTCAGGTGATGACAATGCAAGTGGAAGCTGTGCGTGAGTTGGGTGGTAAGGTCATTATCGCCAACACTGATTTCTTCTTATACCAAGGGGCCGACGACCACAAGCCGCCGCGTGGCTTCAACGTAGACCACGTAGGAACCTGCTTGGTCAAGGACTGCACTTCATACGCAATTAACATCAAAGGCGCTGTCCGTGGCGCATGGAGATTATAAGATGATTGTTCACAAACTAATGGATGTACGTCAGGCCATCCTTGAAGAAATATCACACGTAGCCGCACACGGCTGTAACTGTCACTGCACCATGCGTTCAGGCGTGGCACCACTATTATGTAACCTAGTCCCTGGATTGCGTGAAGCTGACAATGCTACAGCCCATGGTGACCACAGGAAACTAGGTCATGTATCCAGCGCTTGGTTCAGGGAAACACCAGTGTATAACGCCTACACGCAATATGGCACTGCTACTATGCCTAACCAACTGGTCGTTGACTACTCGGCGGTTCAGAAGGCTTTCATGGTGATTGTCAACAACGCGATGGCCCGCCGCCAACGCAACACAGACCGCCCGTTTGACATTGCTATCCCAATGATCGGGGCTGGTTTGGCTGGCGGTGACTGGACAACTATTCGTCGTCTAATCATGTGTGCTATCGAGCGCCGCGCCCCACACGAGAATGTGAAAGTACTAGCATGTATACTTCCTGACTTGGATAACATGTCCAAGGCGCTAGGTGTGAATACCAACATGGTCATGTCAACCGTATTCATCCTTCGCATGGCTAACGGGCGATACGGACTAGGGCGCTTTGACCATGACAAGCCTGTCAGAATTGGAGATATTGAAACTTTTAGTCCAATTGACCCTAGACTGTTAGCGCATGGTTACAGCATGGTTACAGGTGATGGTGAACCGTCACATTTCTCTAACACAATTTGGGAAGCAGTATAATGAACAAGGTAGTATTAGAAACTGTCAGTAAGGATAAGTTCGAAGCCAATATTCGTGATGCGTTGTTCAACGCCGATCATCTATCCGTGAATGAGAAAGCTGATATCGTAGTGCAACTTGGTACTTTGTTGACCAAACATACATCTTCGTTCGGCCAACAGTTTGTGTCAGCCAAGTCACTATACAAGCACGTTAAGGAAAAGATTGTTCATCCTATGGTAGCTGATTGCGTTTACCGAACACTTGACTTCGCTGAAATAGAGCTGAAGAAGATGAGCAGCGGCTCAATCACCGCCAGTGAGGAGCAACTATTGATCACATCCATACTCAGTGCTCAGCTCGGTGAGGCGTCGTGTGTGGTGATCAATGTAGGCAATGATGCCCGCCTTGGTTCAAAGGTGATGAAGATGATCAGTAAAACCGTGAAGGATGAAAGTCAGTTACACAACATTGCTATCATTGGTGGCTCTTCGGCATCCAACATGGTAGGTCACATGTGTAGTTGCTTCAAAGACCCGTCATCCGTTATGGTGATCAGTCTCACTGATCTCAACAAGCTGGACGAGGCTAATTTCCTACCAATGGCTGAGCACGGCTTCAAAATGTATTGGCCTAAGATGCCCCGTGTACATAATGGGGTTAACATTACTAGCTGGTTACCCAAAGGAGCATACCTGTGATTAAATCATTAGAACCCCAAGGCCACTACTTCCACGGTGGGCGCACTAATGCCGAAGTGCTTGAGCAGTTGCTTTCCCATTATGAAGTACCACACGCCGGAACATTCTCGCTTAAGATGTATGAGGGCGGTGTTATTGTATCAGTCGATGTTGATGGTGCGGTCAATGGCATCTCAGTTGGAACCATTGAAGACGCTGAGAAGTTGATGTGTCAGCACCAGAGCTTGAAACTCAAGTCTGGCGTGGTCATGAACGCTCGTGAGTGTCACCGTGCCCGCGTTAAGGCCCGCATCAACCACAACTATGGCGTGATCAAGGAAACTGAATCCCGACATCACATCATCCGAACTCAAGTTCTTGGCTTGGCTAATATTGCCATTGGATTGGGTGATGTTAACTGGAGTAAGTACGGCATCGACCGTGATTCTAAAATTCCTGAATACACTAAGAATTATCTTAGAGCCCTAGGTTACAAGGTAGAACCAACCTACTCAACTTCATGGAAGAATGAGACCATTCATGTCAGCCCAGACTTAGAATGGCTACGCCAAGAAGACGCCTATAACAAAGGGAGCATCTAATGTTCAAATCTGATACGTTATGTGTCGGTGACCTTGAAACCCTTGGCCGTTATGATGACACCATTATCCTTAGTGGTGGCTTCGTGACAGCCAAGTGGGGCCAAACCTACACATTCAAAGAGTTGGTGCGTGATCACTCGTACTTCATCAAGTTTGATGTTGGTCACCAAATCCAACTAGGTCGCACAGTTGAGCCTAGCACCCGTGAATGGTGGAAGTCTGACAAGGTGAGTGACGCGGCCCGTAAAGCCTCATACGAACCAAACCGCGTGATTGAGAAGCACTTACGAGACTTCTTTACTGAATATCGTGCTTGGTGTCATAGCCGTGGTATCGAGTGCCAGAACATCGACTTTGCCGACCGCAACCTGTTCGACTTTAAGAAGCTGGACCACGTGAAGGCCATTACTCTAAACGATGAGCCGTTGCGTCCGTGGAACTACCATGACGTATTCGACATCCCAAGTGTTCTTAAAGCATGGGGTGGGAACCGTTACGGTGGTATAACCGTCGACGACATCGAAGGGTTTATCTACCATCATCCTGTACACGACGCAGCCATTGATTTCTTGCGTCTTCAATATCAAGCGGCTGAGATGGGTATAGTTGACTTCACTAAGGAAGAAGTCATAGCCAAACTTAACGCATAGCAACACAAACCAACCAAGGAAATACAAATGAAAATTAACAAAAGTATCTTTAGCGCACTATTGTTAACTTCAATCTCATTCGCGTCAGTGGCATCGATTGATTACCCTAGTCACGGCAACGGAGTATTTTCAACTGATAACCGCTTCTTATCCGATCCAAATGTACACTTGGAGTCAGGTAATGCCAGCCACACAGTTAGCGACTTCACTGCTATTAGTCCTGAGCTAGGCTCACTTGCTAAAGGTGTGTCGTTGTCTCAGCAAGGTTATCAGTACCTAACCAATGAAGTGAACAAGCTGAAGAACACTAGCGTCGACACCAGTAAACTAACTAGTAAGTCGGATTTTGACACGTTCGTGACCAATACCAACCAGTCTCTTGACGCTAACACTGATAAGATTAAAGAAGTAGTCAAGTCAGTTGACACCAACTCAACGTGGATCACTAACAACCGTGGGATGATCAATGACAACAAAGCCGCAATCGACCAAAACCGCTTGGATATTAACTATGTCACTGGCGTAGCCGAGCGTAGCCGAGCGTAGCCGAGCGTAACCGAGCGTAACCGAGCGTAACAGCTCAGACATTGGCATCCTGAAAGACCAAGTTGCAGCACATGAACAGATGATCAAACAGAACGCGGCTGACATTCGTCGTAACACAATTGGTATCGCACTGGCAGCGGCTTCTGACATTGACTACCCAACCATTCCTTCTTACGGTGTGACGTATGCGTTCGGCGCCAACATTGCTAACTACCGTGACGTGACAGGCGTTGGTCTTGGTATCATGGCACAGAAAACTGAATTATTTGGTACTTCTGACGCGGCCCGTGTTGAACTAACAGTCTCTGGCTCTGACGCTGACGGTTGGAATGATACCATCACTACAGCCAGCTTCGGATATTCCTTCCAGTAAGAAATCTTCTTGACATACTAATTCTATGGGGCCAAAATGGTCCCATAGTCATTTAAGGAGACAGCCAAATGAGCACACTACCATTTACCATTGCACTAACATCCGTATTTTGTGGTATCATCTACATGTTCCCACGTATAAGTTGGTTCATGGCATCACTGGTGCTACTTCTACTTGTCTGCACAGATGCAGGTGACGCGGCCTTAATCAACCTAGGTTCTGGCCTTAACAACACCCTATCCGAACTACTGAAAGGATAATCCCATGGAACACATTTTAATTTTTATCGAACCACAGCACCCAAACCACCCTTTGAAGTGTCCGAACACTAAAGGTGTATTCTCATGCCAACTTGGCCCTGAATGTGAGCCAACCATGCTCCTGAAGACACGTGCCAGCGTTATTCTAACACGCAAGGGCAAGGACTGGAAGTGGGGTGTTGCGACAAACCAAAGTATCTTTGATTTCGTTACTGATAAGTGGTTGGAGATTGCAGCATTTTCCGCTAAACTCAGCGCTGGTGAAGCCTTTGAATTGGCTGACTCATACTACGGAGACAGACTACCGGAGTTGGGGCCAACTGACACCCTTGAACAGAATGGCTTTTTGACGCAAAGAATATCGATGATACCTACCATGTCAGGACGCTTCAAAGTAGGTCAGTCTGTGGTGTCATATTCAGGTCTCAAGGGGCGTGTCATTTGTACTGACGCCAAGATAGTCAGAGGTCTTTGTAACCTTGTTGTACTATGGGAGCAGGACTCAGGCGAGTTCATTGAGTGGTACAACACCAATACGGCATTCATTAAAGACGGCTACCTAAATCCTGGGGATGACCCCAATCAGGCCGACCCTACGCGGTTCAAACTACCAGCCGACTTTGCTATCAAGCTTTAGTCCTAATTACAAGGGTGCTACAATGGCACCCTTGATGTATTTCACCAACCATACGGTATTATAACTATGCATAAAGAACTTAAATTCGGCTCTGAAGCCCGTGAACATCTTGTAGCTGGCGTTCAAACACTTGCCAAGGCGGTATCATCCACTCTTGGCCCTGCCGGACGTCATGCTATTATTGAGACCAATGACGGCTCAATCCCTGTAGTGACCAAAGATGGTGTGAGTGTTGCCCGTGCTGTCGTGCCATTAGAGAATAAGTTTGAGAACATGGGTGCGTCCATGATTCTTGAAGCAGCTAACCGTGCTTGTGACGCGGCTGGTGACGGCACAACCACAACCACTATCCTAACAAACAAACTAGTTGAGCTTGGCATCAAGTCCATTAACGCTGGTCGCAACCCTGTTGAAGTTAAGCGCGGGATGACCGAAGCAGCCAAAATCATCTGTGACGAACTCGATGCAATGGCTGTACGCTGTGACAGTGAAGACCGCATCCGTCAGGTGGCAACTATCTCAGCCAACAACGACTCAGAGCTTGGTGACCTGATTGCTGAAGCTATCATTGGCGTAGGCACACACGGTATCGTTACAGTTGAAGACGGTCAGGACTTCCAAGACCAGCTCATCTTCAGCGAAGGTATGAACCTTGACCGTGGATACGCTAGCCCACACTTCGAAAACACCGCTGACGGTACAACCGCTGACATGAACAAACCTTACGTTCTTCTTTGGGGTGACCGTATCAACAGCGTCCGTGATATGAAAGACCTTCTTGGCCCTATCATGAACGAAGAAAAAGACGTTGTGATCATTTGTGATGACATTGCGCCAGAAGCACTGAACATCCTAATCACCAACAAGATGAGTGGTGCTCTTAAGGTGCTGGTTTGTAAGGCTCCTGGGATTGGTAATGACCGCCGTGGACGTATGGAAGACTTGGCTGTGATGCTCGGTACTAAGGTTTACAGCCCAGAGTTAGGTGATAGCTTAACTGACATCCGCAAAGAGCATCTTGGTCGTGCTCAGCGCATCACGTCTAACCCTTCTGACACAACCATCATCAAGTCTGAAGCCCTGAACAATGCTGAAGCCATTGCCGAACGTGTTGCATACCTTGAGTCAGTTATTGAGTCAAGCGAGCATGTAGTCGACGAACAGGCACTACGCAAACGCATCTCTAAGATTTCAGGTGGTGTCGCTATCATTAAGGTAGGCGCAACTTCAGAAATGGAAATGAAAGAGAAGAAAGACCGAATTGATGATGCTCTGTCTGCTACACGCTGTGCTATTGACGGTGGTGTGGTTGCTGGCGGTGGTAATGCCCTACTCAGCATCGCATCTTCCTACGATGGCCCTGAAGTGAACGGCTCTGCTTCTTTCCTTGATGGTATCGAGAACATGTATATGTCACTTGGTGAGCCATGTCAAGCCATCCTTGAGAACGCGGGCTATCACAACACTGAACTATACGACATGCTTCTTAAGCTGGAAGCCGCTGACATCTATGAAGGTTTCAACGTGGTGACAGAAGAGTTTGGTAACATGATCGATATGGGTGTTATCGACCCTGCGAAGGTTACCCAATCAGCCGTGCGCTACAGCGCTAGCGTAGCAGGTATGATCCTAACATCACAAGTAGCCATTGGCATTGAGTTGCCAGAAGGGCGCTCCAAAAGTTCCTTCCTGAACTTCTAAAGCACACTGACCCGCTTCGGCGGGTCTTTTCATCTAAGTAGCCTGAAACCTAATCAGGAGAATATCAAATGGTTGCACCAATCATCTACCTAAAGCAAGCTGACCTTGCGACAGGTGAATACACATACATCTCTGACCAAGGGATTGTGGCTCGTGGCTCAGACAAAGATAATGATGAGCTAATCTATGAATATGACCGCTCTGGTGGTTTCCTACAGCACCTTGAGGATAACGGGTACAACGTAACAGCCGATAAAGTGACTGGTCCCAACTTACCAGCCGAAGGTGTGAGCGTGGTAACCTTTAGTGAAAACTCAGGCGGTTCAGTGGTTGTGCCACCTAGTGTTGTAGCTCAGTACGATACCATCGTAGGCGTGGGCGCTTCAATCCAAAACGGCGTGTATGAGCTTGCCAATGGTATGTTCGATGAACCGTACTACGGTACTACGTTCACATCTGCCTCAACTCCGGGGACTACTCTACAGTACATGATCGACAACGTAAGCAACTTCACTAGCCTTGTTAGTGGTCGCACGCTGTTCATTGTGTCTGCTGGCGGTAACGACTGTAACGCCGTTATGAGTCCGGGAGGTGTTGGCGATGACGACGCTGGAACAGGCTCAATTCTAAGCTGGGATGAACTAGCTCAAGTCCACAAAGACGAAGCTGAAGCACGTTACCGCGAGCTTATCGGCCTGCTACAGGCTACTGGCGCTGATGTTGCGTTGTCAACGTTCACGTATCGTGACGCGAAAGGCTTATTGAGTGTGATGCCTGATAAGGGCCGTAACACTCACGCGGGCCAATGGATTGACAATCTAATCGTACCATTGTGTCGTGAGTTAACGCCAGACTGGTTCGACTTCAACACTAACCGTCCGAAGTTTGATAGCTACTCATTCGTTATTAATGATCCTTCAATGTTAGATGACGATAACCTACACTTCTATGACGATGCTGTGTTTGACAACGAAGGCGTTGCAGGTTATCCAATCCCTCAAGGCTCACACCGCCTACGTCAGTACATGCTAAGTCGTGTTCAGGAACTAACTGAGTTCAGCATGGCACCGTACGATGAAGACTTGTATAGTGACCGCATCCTATTCAACATCGGCTCTAACTTGGATGGTGTTCGCGGGCGTAAGAGTTACATGCCGTGGGCTAACAACCTATTCTGTTCAAGCGCCAACGAAGTGTACAGCACCATCAAGTCTTACAACAGCGATGATGTTGGTATCACGTTCACAGTGGACTTCAGCTCCAACGGCTTCGGGCGCAACAACCTGAACGGTGCTTTAGAAGAGTGGATCGAAGGTTGTGGTGACCGCAACATCGTTGCTAGTGGTCGCGCGGCCAACAACAGCCACACTCACATCTACCGTCTAACAGGCATGCTTGGTAAGAAGGGTAAGATTAGCCTGATTGGTGTATATAGCTTCGGTACGGCTGATCCAGCTGCATTGAATGAGTTCCGCATCACTGACGACAACGGTGAGAACGCTATTACCTCTGAGCAGATTGTGCCGTCTAACACATCCGTTAAGCCGTACATTGTTGAGTACGACTTCGATTGTACCAATAGCGACGAGCTAACAATTCAGACTGGCCCTGCTGGTACTGCTACATATGGTATCCTGAGTGGCTTCCACATGGATATCCTAAAATAACCTTCCCACCTAAGTACCTCCACTATTCTGTGGAGGTACATCATGCTTTTCAAAAAGACAATTGGCCTAGACAGCATCACTGGTGAACCCCGTCGTATGTGGATTGAGAATGACAACACTGTCACTCCGGCCATGAACGGTGCGGTATATATGGTGCTTCTTGACGCCAATAAGCAAAAACTAACTACCCACTCTGCCAAGGGCGTCTTAACGCTTAAGGTGTCATACCTTGATATTCAGGAAGACATCGATAAAGGCACTATCTCACTTGAGTCAATACAGTCTGGTTCGTTCGTCGTTCCATCCTTTGTTGGCCTAGCAGATAAACTGTGGGTTGAGTTGGAAGCGGGTGACTTGGGCGAAGCCGCCTACGTTGAAATTCACGTTAACCGTTGGGGATACTAAGATGCGCTCAAGTGCTTTAGATTCAGATTCAAGCGTAGTGACAACTACGTCAGAGACAACTCAGGAGTTTGTGATTGGCCTGACCGCCAAATCAATCCGCACTGAGGATGGTGTTTCATTCACTAACACCCTATTCAGTAATGAGTACACGAAGACGCCAGAGGGCCACAACAGCGGCGTTGTCAACATTGTGAACGGTGATACTGATGTTGTCATTGTACCGTCTTGCACGTCTGTTGAGGTCGTGAGCGATAAGGAAGTTGTGTTCACCCTTGACGATGGCACAACTCAAACGGTGTTCCCTGCTTCAAAGCGCCTTGCTTACGATGGTAGTGGGCGTAACCGCGTACTAGTAACCTATCCGGCTGTGACAGGTATGGAAACAGAAGTAGCGGCACTGACGTTCTTAGCCGTTTCGGAGTAAGCCATGCAGACTACCATTAGATCAGTATCCAAAACTCAAATCTCAGGCATTAACGGTACGCGTAGCCGCCTGACAGAGCTGTTTATGGCTCAAGTGGATGAAGTGGATGTTGAGCAAAGTGAGTTCGAAGGTGTGATCAGTGCAGGTGACACGGTTATCATGGGCGACGACATCACGTTCGTTACCCTGAAAGCCAGCTCCCCTGTTACGGTCTCGTACGATGGTAATGAGTTTATCGTCAGTGCATGGCACATGAGCACGGATGAAGCTAAGCGATATACCGTCAAGAACCACCAAGCTGTCCCAGTTGAAGTCCAGTATATAACTTGGAGGTCATTATGATTTACATGACAGTCGAAGCTGGTAGTGTTCAGGCTGTGATCAGCCGTCATGATGAAGGAGCGCACAAACGGAGTGAGGTGGTCATTGAAGCTGGTAAGCGACACGATTACCTAACTACGGGCGCAAACGCCTTCTTTGTTCGTTTTGATGATCCTGTTGACTTGGATTTCACTGACGGAACTAACGGCTGGCGGCTATCTAAGGTTAAGACGTGGGCGTTTGGCTCTGACTCTGGCATTAGTGTGACCGCCACCAATGAGTCTGACAAGGACATCCGTGGTGAGGTTTTCCTAAGCCGCGATGATGACTTGGAGCTGCCTATCAGCTTCCCTCCAGGATACCTAAGTTTTGACCTAACTACAATCCTTGCGTCAAACATCACTACCATCGTTGGTGAAGCAGGTGACGTAACCCTTCAGATTACCACTGAAGACCCATTACTATCGGCTAGACTTGATGGTGACAACCTAGTGTTGGAGCATCCTGATGGTTTCGTTGGTGGACAAACCTTGACGCTTTCTTCTGAAGGCTTCCTAGTTATCAATACCGGAGACTAACAATGGCCGAGACTATTACAGTAAGGATTAAAGGCGCAGAGTATGCAGCACATGATCCTAACGGTGCCTACCGCGAGATGGATTCCATTTTCGTCGGAAACTCAAAGTTCGTTTGTGTGCAGGACGTCGCTGAGAACCTCAACATTGAACTAACCAATACGGACTATTGGCGTGAGATTTACACGCTTGAAATCAACTCAGAGATCCTAGTACCTAATGGTGTGACCAGCATTAAAGGCCCGCTAGCGTTCGACTTGTTGACGTCGAAGATCACATTCCCTGTTATGAACGTGGTTCATGAAGGTGCAGACGGTGATAAACTGGTGACCAAGTTTGACGGCACGGAAGAAGTGTCCGGCATTGATCCGGCTGCTGTCTCATACATTATCATCAAGGCTGACGGTTCTATCGAAGCAGTTGAAGACCCTAGTGCTGGGATGATCATTGTAACTATGAGCTGGGCTGGTGCTGACTTGGCTGACCGTCCGGCGCAAGCTGATATGGTAGACGGTGACTTCCTTCTTAGTCGTGAAGTGGGCGCGACTCGCCGCCTAGGTGGTGTGAGCCTTCTTAGTGAGTTCGGTGCCGTTGAAGGTGATCCGGCCAGTGTGTACACGGCTCTGACTCTAGCCGATAAGCACATGGTCAATGGTGCTACCTTGTTGATTGATGGCAACTACGAGATCAACCAACAAGCTCAGCTAAACAGCATCTACAACCTATCAATCCTAGGTGGCTCGCTTAAGAAGACGGCGGTTTACTCCGGCGAGTACATCATTCGCGCCGACTACTGTCACGGCATCCGCGTGATGACTAACCTCGAAGGTAAGAAGGACCCGCTGTCCAACTCTATCGACGCTGGTGAACAAGGCATCTGGTTCCGTAAGTGTCAGGGCTTCATCGCTCAGGGGATGCACCTCAAACACTTCGGTGATGCAGGCTTGCGTGCGAGCTCAGGTGGTTATGACAACGCAACGGTTCCGGCCAACACTGACTCGTTTGACGGGCGTATCCTAGGCTGTAACTTTGAAGACTGCTACCAGAACACCATGACACACTCAGGTACTACGCGCCTGTTGTGGAACGGTAACACCTTCCACGCTGCTAAAGGCTCTGCTATGAAGGTGGCTAGTCGCGTTAAGGACACTTACGGTTGTGTGATCATTGGTAACTTCATTGACACCTGTGAATCCGTAGTGCAGACGCAGGGTGCTAATGACGTGCTCATGGCCTCAAACTACATCCGTAAGTCAGGCCAGACAATCTCTATTGGTGCTAACCAAGACGGAGTGTCCTCAACGTACCCTGATCCTAACCCAACAACCAACGTTGTACTGAAGTCGAACCATATCATTGATTCGACGGCGCGACTAGCGTACATTGAGAACCGTGGTTACACTTTCTCTAACGTCAGTCACTTGCCTGAAGGTGGTAACATCTACATTCAGGATAACGTGTTCAACATGGAGAAAGATAGCGGCTCATGGCCTAGTGATCACGTTATCCGCCTGTTCACTCACACGGCGAACGCAGACAATGGTGACATTATCCGTGCCAACATCTTCAACTATCTTGAAATCAGCGGCAACACGTTCCACGGTGGTTCGAAGTTCCTTGATGGTGACATTGCCATGTTTGACGGTGCTCGCCTAGTGGTTAAGAACAACCGCTTCATGGGCTTCGAAGGTACGTTCATGGACATCACGTTGAACACTACTGACGACAAGGACATGTCAGGCACCGAAGTTGTGGTAGAGGACAACAACATCGAAGCCACAAGTGGTTTCTACCTAACCACAATCGGCCAGATTGTTGACCGCTTACGCATCGCCCGCAACACTGTGCGTGGTCTGACATCTTGGGGTGTGTACGCTGCCGCTGGTAAGAGTGGGTTCTCTAAGGAACTTGAACTGATCGCCAACGAGTACTATGGTGCGGATACAGCCATTAACACCCGTGCTACTTTCCAAGTAACTTGTGGTCGTGAAGGTCATGCGTCACTACCTGACGTTGACGGTACGTTACGTATGATGGACAACATTGTCCATTGGAAAGCTGCAAGCGGGTTCAGTGGTCGTGCATACTACGTACCTAATGCTGGTAAGATCACGGACTACATGTGTGACAACAACCGCTATAAAGGTACAGACGTTCCGGCTTCGGCGCTGGCATCGTTTGATAGTAATGATCTGGGCGCACGGGCTGTCGCCTAACAACCAAGGGGCGCTACGGCGCTCCTTTTTCTTTTCCGGCTAAATACGTCTGTACACCACCCAATATTTTGCGCAAAATATTGTCAACCCTATCATTTACTTGAAGGAAATCTAAAATGGGTTCATTTAAACACCTACATGAGGCTGACAGCGGCCTTATCACTGAGGCGCTGAACACAGCACCTTACGAATTGCAAATGGTTAAGAAAGGCACGGATGTTCAGTTCCTGTTTAAGGATGATGAGTTCCAAGTACGTTTTCGTAACGCCCCTAAACTAGGATCGAACGTGCGTCGTGTTACTATCCGTCAGAAGCAGGGTAGCACTTACAAAGACGTACTGAAAGGTCTGGGCTCTGACACTAACAAAGTGTTGTCCACAGTGATCGCAGCTGTCGAAGCCTATGCTAAAACCCCTATGGGTAAATCCACTGACGGTTTAGTGGTTGACTTTAGTAAGAAGGCCATCGGTCGTGGTGCCAAGCTGATCCAAGCTGTACTGAAACGCAACAAGACTATCAAACGCTTCTTCACGGCGGTTGACGCGGCGGTTGCTACGGATGCTGCTGTGGTTAGTCACTGGTTAGTTGGTAAGGGTAAAGATGCCGCTGAAGTCTTTAACGGTAAGGACGTTGTTGGCTTGATTGGTGGTAGTGAGACACCAGTAAGTGATCCAGTAAGTGATCCAGAGAAAGAGCTGAAGAAGGCCATGGACTTTTTGGGCGCTACCAAACTGAGACACGGATATAAGGGAACAATCAATGGCCTGACTTTCATCATGTCCAAGAAGACAAACACTGTTGACGTGTTTAAAGATGAAGACGGCGTTGAGAGTGGCACGATGGCACAGTTACCTGATACTGCTGACTCGGACTTAATCATCGGTGCCATTGAAGACGCTTCAAGTGCTCACAAAGCTAAGATGAACATTGCATCGGGTAACACCATGCGTGCCCAATATGAAGCTTACATCGAAAACGACATGGGTGAAGATCCTGTGTGGAAAGCATCAGACAAGCGTCTCGAATTCGAATTCGAAGATGCGGATGGTGACATGCTATCCGTTGACATCACGTTCTCCGAGGATGAAACCGAAGCTGAGCTCATCACAGTGGGTTGGGATGGTGATGTGTTGTACAACAAACGCAATCCACAAGGTGATATCAGTGAAGTCATCAGCCAAGCACTAGACGTCGCTTTTCACGCCAAAGAGACTGATGAAGATTTAGGTGATGACTCTGACCGCGAAGGCTTAATCTCTGCCATCTCTGACCTTGAGATCGACACTGGTGTGTCAGGTTGGGATGATGTTGACTACGCTGGTTTTGCCATGCAGGCGACACACATCGCATCTGGTCTAGTTCTGACTGTCTTCTATACTGATAGTGGTGAGATTGGCATGAACGTTAAGGACCCTTCAACGGGTGAAGACGTTGAGGATGAAGTTGTCGACCAAGATGATGTACTGGACCTAATGGACGATCTAGGTTGGGATGGTGAATGGGCTGATGATGAAGATGAAGCTGACGACCCTACATCAACCTCTATGATTGATGTTGACGACTTAGTTAACTACCTTGAGAGATTCCATGAGGGTGATGCTGACTACGATCAATCTGACATGGTTTCGGTTGAAATCGACAACGGCATGACGTTAGAGCTATCTTATGATTCGATGGCAAATCTAACTGGCGTAGTGGTACTGAGTAACCAAGGTCGTCAACTACACTCAACAGATAATGTGAGCGACTACCCTAGCCACTCGGAATTCGTTGATCGCTTGCTGGCTGCTGCCAAACAGGGCTTTGAAGACAACAAGCTAACTAGTTCTAGTGGTAGCTTCGACTACTCACAAAATGGCGCTTACAGTATCGTAGGTACAGTGGAGTCGGTTGTACACTACCTACTGAGAAACACCCGCCAAGGTGGTTTACTTGACCGAAGTGATGTAACTAACTTCGACGGAAGACTAGTTGATGAGCGTGGTCAAACGGTTGCTAACGTCTTTAAGAGCACAAACCCTGAGCGTGGTTACTCTTTCATTGAGGTGCGTGTTGGTGGTAACAGTACTGGCGAGTTAGAGATTATTAACGGTGCTGTTGATATCTCTGAAATTGGTGAGTGGTTCGATGCCAATGTCCAGCGTATTCTCGGTGAATCGGTTAAGGTTGAGCCGTCATTCGCTAACTTCTTAAAGGAAAAACAATCCTGATTCGTCAATACTCCCTGATTCGTCAGGGAGTTTTTCTTTACATCCATTCTCAAAAGTGAATAATGTTTTCAACGCAACGGCACAACCACAACGGCATAACCATGAAAACATTATTATCTCTAATCCTACTGACATTTGTCATCTCATCCGGTGACTATTCTTCAACGTCAATTGGCCTTGGTGTAGTCCACACTATCGACTTCGGTATCTTTAGCCTGAACTACGTTGCTGGTGTTGTTGATACTTTCTTCATCAAGATGAGTTGGTAGCTATGAATATTTTCTACCTTGACGAATGCCCTATCAAAGCCGCCAAAATGTCTGTAGTTAAGCACTTGGTTAAGATGCCTAGTGAGTGCGTACAGCTCCTCAGCGCTACACTACGCCTTGTTGACGGCCAAGACGTCACAGCTTACGACCCTGACGGCACCAAGCACACGCTAAACATGCTTGACGGCGAAACATATAAGTTTGTGCGCCGCTACCGCCTGACGTACCGCTTGCGTGGTGTACTACGCGAGAAAACCGTTAAAGTTGACCTTGACGACCAGCCAGCTTTCCCACGCGGTGCCGAACCTGTGTCAACCGTATTCAAAGACTATAAGATGGTGTATGATCACCAGTTGGCGATGGCCATGACACACGAGAATCACCCTAGCCGACAATGGGTTGGTATGTCATTCACTCACTACGATTGGCTCATGGCCCACTGTTACGCCCTTGAGATTGAGTGGCGACACCACTACGGCCATCCAGCTAACAAGCGTCACGCGTCCGTTGAACTTCTTGACCGTATGCCTATGCCGTCTGAGGTCAACTTCCCCGACAACGGTTGGGTATGCGATCCTCTGATTGCTATCAAAGATGAACGTTTCCACCTTGATACCGTGCGTGATAGTTACCGTGCGTACTACACTGGTGAGAAAATGGCGATGGGTGTGCGCGACTACTTCCTTGATGTCATGCGCGATGAATCTCCAGAAATCTTAGAAAAGTTCTTGAACTAGGTTCTGACTGGAGTAATAATAACCCCATTGTTACAGCACACCAACTAAGGAAAGCACAATGGCAAACAAATCATTCAACCTAGTCAAAGGTCACGGCCTAACCCCTGAGATGGCAATTGAAGCGGCTAAGAAACTGGGCCTTAACCTGATTCAAAATGGTCCAGCCCACACTAACCCTTTGTCTGAAGAGACAACGTACCTGATGACCATCTTGGATGGCACAACTAAGGATTGGCAACGCCTACGCCGTTGTGTTGCTTTACGTTCATTCGCAATTGATAAGGTGATTTACTAATGACTAATTCAGCACAACTAGCGAACTACCTAATGAAACACACGCGGTTGAAGATTATCAGCCGCACCCCGAGCCGCATCCACATGCAGTCTGTCAAAGGCTTGCGTGTTCTGCTGACAGAGACCAACATGTTCACCTCCGTGAATGTGCTGGTAGAAACTCAAGGCGGTACGGTCACATACCAGAACACTTTCAGTCAGTGTGAGAACACCTGTGAGCTTACACCGTTTGCATTGGAGTTGGCCCTAGCCAGCATCCAGCTACATATATAAGGAGGACTTATGTCCAATATATTTCATCCAATTCTGGACAGCCTTCGCCGCCGTTCAGTGAGAATTCTGGCATACCACAACATTCAACCAGCACCGTTGGATGATCAACGTTGCCGTGTGTGGTCAATCGTCAAACTGTTTGAATATCAAGGTCGCATAGTGACGGCAACAATCGACCGTACGAACATGGTTTACGCCTCCACTTCCTTTACACTTCAACCAGAGGGTATTCCACTGAACACCTACGAATGGATTGAAGATTGGTTCAAGCGTCCGGATGGTGATGTGCGCCTATGTGACTACGAGATTCGTAGCGAAGACATGACAGTTGGTTCCCTGATTGAAATGCTTCAGGCGGCACACCCAGAAGCTGGTATTGAGTCCATTCGTTTGAAAGGCTCATCCAACATGGTATTCGCTGAGGTCCAAACGGCGGATGAAAACCCCAACGGAATGCTCATCATCGGTGATTAACAACAGGGTGCTTCGGCACCCTCTTTCATCTAAGTACGTCACTATTCATACACACCAAGGATCACATATGAAATCTTTTATTCAGCGGCACTTATCTACACTCAGTGAAAGTGATGCCCTGCTAACAGAAGCCTTTAACTCCAAGCCCTACGAGATCACGATGACGAAGAAAGGTGCATCCGATATCCTGTTTGGTTTTGAGACTGACGAAGGTACTGAGTACCAAATTCGCTTCCGTAACTTCCCCAAACTTGGTAAGAACATACGCCGCGTCACCGTGCGTCAGAAGCAAGGTAGCACGTTCAAGGACGTTGTGAAGAAGTTTGACGATGGTATGCGCGTTATGGCAACCATGATCGCAGCCGTTGAAATGTTCGTCACGACACCAATGGGTAAAGCCACTGACGGCTTCGCACTGGACATGAGCAAGAAAGCTGCACCGCGTGCCAGTAAGATTTTCGCTAAGGCATTGAAACGCAATAAGGTGTTCAAGAAGTACTTTGAAGTCGTTGACACCATCGCTGGATCCGATGAAGCTGTTACTACAGCATGGGCAGTTGCTAAAGGTAAGACAGCTTCTGATGTCTTCTCAGGGCCGGATGCTGAAGGTCTGTTACCTGACACCAGCGACACTGGAAATGGTGAAGTTGACGTCGATGATCTGGGTAAAGGCGATAATGGCCCTAAGACAATGATTGAGGTACAGGATATTGTAATCGACTACCTCCAAAATGTCCAAGGGATCAACATTCGCAAGGTGCAGACTGGCACTAACCTAATGACGTACAACATGGATATGGGAAGCAACGTGGTGATGTCACTAGAGTACACACGCACTACGTCTGGATATAAATTCACTGTCCTATTCAGAAAAGAAGGCGTTGCGTCAGCCAGCATCCCAGCCAGCGCATCCACTAACACTATCAAGGCTTACATCCGAAGCATGATGAATAGTGTCAACGAGAAGTTTGGTGAAATCGTCTCTTATGAGGTTGGTTTCGTCAAAGGCCATCTTAAAGGTCGCCGTGAAGGTCATATCATCAAAGGCACTTTCGGTGGTTACGACATTGAAATCGACACTAGATCTAAACAATTGATGATCGGTGACTTGCTTGTCAACGACGCTCCAGTTGACAACCACGAAGAGTTGCTGAAAGTCATAATTGACCGTGTCAACGAGATGAGCGGTAAACCGAAACAAAGCAAAACCGAATCGTTTATAGCCGCGTTGATGCAAACAGTCAAGGATGCAGGGTTGAACACGAGTGCAGTGACAACCGTGACGAAGGGGCAGATGGTTCAGGTTTACTCCAACAGCCAGCTCATTAGAACGGTTAATGTGGTCAGTGATCAATCGGCTAAGTTCCTCAGCGTTAAGACGCCTGCTAAACCATGGAAGGACTTAATTGCCCGTATCATCCCTTCCATCCAATACAATCAGAAAAACTCAGCTACGCCGCCTAGCGTCAAAGGTGTGTCGAAGAAGGATATGGTGGCGGGCTTCATTGACAAGTACCAGTCGCTAGAAGAGAAGTACCGTGCTTTCAACATGACAGTCGAAGGCAACGCTGTCGGTGGTATGACATACGGCTACATCTCAATCGACATCAAAGGTACACCAGAGGCCGCTGGTAAGCAGCTCAAGCAGATTCTACGTAAAGAAGGTCTGAAGCCATTGAAGGTCGAAACTATGGAAGGTGATGACTCAAGCTACTACGGGGATTGGGGTGCGGCAGTTGCCACCTTCGAAATCCTTCTGGGTGAGTCATCTAACAATGAAGGTGCGTTCAGCAAATTCCTGAAGACAAAAGCATAAAAGAAAAAGCCCCTCAGTGAGGGGCTTTGTTTTACTCAGCGATGGTTACTAGGTAACGCGTGTAACCACACTCAGGTTCCTCCTTGTCATAGTCGATTATCTCATCACACTGCTGGAATGAATCCAGTAGTTGCTCTAGGCTATCCTCAGCCTCAGTCTGGCAATCAATGACTAACCAAGCTCCACCAATCCATTCAAGCAGCTCGTTGTACGCTTCGATGTAGCCTAGGTCACCGTTAAGGTCAACGATGATGTGGTCAACGCCAGCGTGTTCAGAGATGTTGATGTTACGGAATGTAGTCATGGGTTTTCTCCTTTGTAGTGTACCCTGTTGGAACTGAAACTATTATCGCAAATTCCCCTGAGAAGTAAAGAACTCCCCAAGGGAAACAGAATTATTTCGGTTATAGTCTGTTCAACGTAGAAGTGAAGTGCTGAGCGTGACAATCCCAACCTGAGTACAGCTCAAGTGCCTTGGAGGCTGTTATTTCTTGTATGTCGGTGCAGTGCGACAACTGAACAATACCAGCACCACCCACAAACGGGATGAAGTCAATAAAGTCTTCACCTTCCACAGGCTTCTGCTTTTGCATCTCTAACCAGCCTTTGTTCATATCGCTGTACTTTCTGACTTGGTCTGTCACCAGTAGACCTAGGACACCGTAAGGGTTAGTAGCAATCTTGATCATTTTGTTCGGGTTAGTTAGTTTGGTCATGGCTATATTCTCCATTGTGCCGTTGAAACTGAGTTTATTATCGCAATATTCCACTGGAAGTAAAGACCACCAGTGGAATATTCCAACTCTAAGCTACATGGGTTGGGGGTGTACCTTACCTGTTGCCGTAACGACTCTTGTATGTTAATCTGAATCGCCTCTCAACGCCGTGGTCATCCCATCCATAGTTTCGGCATATGTGTCCTGAATCTACTAGGTCTTGTACGGCACCGTTGATTGCTATCGAGTTTAGACAACCACGTTGACGGCTAGCACTCAATTCAAATTCGAATGGAGGTGATGGCATCTCAGCCAGCTTATTGCGCATCCATTGGGTATAGTCAGCTTGTGACCAGCCTGTGACATCTGGTAGTGAAATAATCATAATGTAGTGTTCCTTATTCAATGAATTGGCTATACATATAGTCGACTCAGAACAGCGTTTATCGCCTTTGCCCATTCTTCCGCAGGGTTGGCGTAGTGGTCACCATCGGCACTGTGGATTGAGCATAGATAACCTGTGATCAACTCAACCAGTTTCTCACGCGTCTCTGGATGAGCACTTTTACTAAAGTAAATGTTGTGTACTTCCTTACCCACAGTGATCTGCATACACTGCTGTTCCACGTTCACAGAAAAGGAAGAGGCAGAAGCCAGCGAGAAGCACTTCACTGAATCTGCGTGGTTGGCCTTAACGATAACAGTGCCGCTGTGCGCGAAAGTAACTTGAGAATTTTGAATTTGATCCGGCATAATAAATCCTATATCTAACTTCGGAAAGAGAAAAAGGGGTGAAGGCCAAAGGGGTGGAGCTAGTTTACCCCAACCAACCCCTAAGATGCTCTGGCTAGGTACTCGCCGTCAGCTTCTGGTCAAACACACCTAGTTGGGTAACGTACTGGTAAACTGTGCTAACAACCACGTCCACTTCGGCATCTCGCTGGCGCAAGGCGTCGATTTGGGCTTGGTTAGTGCCTTTGCTTGACTGACCAACCAAAACGCGTTTCTGGTCCGTTACAGAGCTTTTCACGGTTACTAATGCTTGGTACATGCCTACCTCCTTAGTGGCGAGTCGTTTGCAGTTCAGCCCAAATCTCATCGGCCTCTGGGTCTGGGCGGTGATCAAGGAATTCAACGGTTACCTGCCTTGATTCCACTTTCTCTTCTGTCCAATTGCGCGGGTGGGACAAGTTGGATTGAGCCGTTTGGTACGCCTCGTATTCACTTTGACCGTAACCGCGTAGGATGCGCTTGTTGTCTGGCTTTTTCTTGTTGCTGTACGTGATAGCAACTTCGAATGCTGTACTCATAACAATGTTCCTTTGTGAGTTGATGTCAGAGTCATTTTCAGCTAAGTTAGATGAGTTATCAAGAACGATTTGAGGTCACTATGAGATTTTCAGAACACCACAAGCAGATTGTGGAAGCTTTTGACGGGGTTGGTTACGAGACTACCTTGGTTAAGAAGGGTGGTGCTGATCTACGCTACCACTTCACCACAGAAGACGGCACCGAGTATCAATTCCGTGTGCGTACAGCCAGCAAGTACGGAGCGTTAGTTAAGCGCGTGACACTACGCCAGAAGCAAGGTAGCACGTTCAAAGACGCGTTCAAGCGCATTGACAATGTCGGGCGTGTTATGACTACCTTCTTTGATCTGGTGGCTAGTATGCGTAAGGAGCCGCTGCTGAAAGAAACAGAAGGCATCATCCTTGACTTTAGTAACAAGGCAGCACCCCGCGCTAAGAAGTTAATCCAACGTATCTACAATAGCCCTAGTGCTCGCCGCGTTCAACGTAAGTGGGAATTACTAGGCGGTGATCAACTGGTTAACGAAGGTGACATCATTCTTATACGCCTAGGTTATACAGCCAAAGAAGTGTTTGACGGCCCTAAAGGTGAAGAGTTGGTTAAGGGTAAAGAAGTTGACCTATCTGGGTTGGATTTGAACCCTACACCACCTCAACCTGATCCTGAACCGGAGATGGATGTTTCGGTTGACCATGACCGTAAGTGGAACATAGTTGTCAACAAGGTAGTAGCCCGTCTTGGTATGGATATAGCATCCATGTCACCGAACCTACATGCTTATTATCTGGTAGGGTGGCGTAACGGTGAGCTGGAGCTATACAACGTCAGAAAGTATGAAGACCACGGCAACTACTTCAAGTTTGTGTACATGGGCGAGCCGCTGATCATGCAGATTTGGGAGCACATGGAGACTAACGAACTCATGGATTATGATCCTGATGAGATCACTAAGAAACTAGTCAGAGCGCTGGTAGACCGTGTGGATGACTTCAAGAATAGTGTGGATAAGTCACTGGAACGCGAAGGACCGAAAGCGGTATCAGATGGTGGTGAGCAGCTTGTTGTAAACCCTAAGAGGGGCTTTAAGAAACGCTTTGATTCTATGAACCGTAAGGATGCTAAAAGTGTTGTCTTTACTATCAACCGTGACGGCCTAGCAGGTATGGTCGACTTTGATCAGATGGAGTATTTAACTGACATGGTGGCGGCAGGTGGTGACCTTGAAGCTGGCTTTGACCAGTTCCTCAAGGATAACCCGTCACTGGCTGGCCGTAAGTTTGCTACTATCCGTACTACAATCCTACGTGATCTGGCCGGAAGCCCTGACTTGAAGACAATTGTCAACGCGGACTATAAGGAAATATTCTCTGACATGGGCATGGATCACTATGACCGAGCCGAAGAGATGGTGTCTGGTGCTGACCGCCCTTATGATCTAGCAGGCCCACTATCCCGTCTATTGGCTAACTTTGATGACAGCATCTACACATATGCCATAGAGTTTGATGCTGATCGTGCATACGCCCTACCGGAGTATATCAACTTGAGAAAGAACTCGAACCCAACTGTACTCTACCATGAGTACGGCCATATCATTGAGTACGCACGTCAATCAATCTTGAAACGTAGTTTGGAATTACTCAAAAATAACGTAGGTGATAAGAACCACCCTGAAACAGGCTATGTTAACATCATATATCCAGGAACCAATGAGATTGGCGTTTACACCAATGCGTATACCGATGATTACACGGCTAAGATTTACAATGAAATCCACGGTGCCCACATTATCGTATCAAAGGGTGATGACGCCAAGTTCCTTAAGAAGGCTGTGTCCCAGTGTGTTGCGTCCGAAGTGTTATCTATGGGCCTACAGCAACTAGTTGATCCGGTAACAGCAAGACGTTTTGCGGCAGCATCACCAGTACACTATCAGCATACGGTTGATATGCTTAAACGAATTACAAAGAGAGGCTAACATGAGTCGTGAATTGTATGAACGCTGGAATGTCATGGACATTGACCTCAGTGAAGAAGAGAATAAGGCGGCGGAAGCCTATTACAAGAAGAACGTGGCCCGCTACCAGATTGAGCAAAAGATACTGGTGGCTACCAATCCTAATGACCAATCTGATAGTATCATGATTGATATCCACACATCTAACTACGCTGACGAAAACGCGTCTGTGACTGCTTCTAATATGGAAGTGTTGGATGCCGTGATGTATGGACGATCTAATGAGCGTGGTGTCATGATGGGTCGTCGTCAGGGCTCTATCATTGGGGTGGCTAAGGCGTTTGAAGCGGCTGGCTACGTGGTGAAAGGCTATGACATCAACAAACGGGTGGAAGACAGAGATGGGACTGTTTAGAGAATTTCACTACGGTAAGAAGCAGCTGGATATGGCTGCTTCAGACTCTGAGGCGTCTGCTGATAGTACACTCAGGGATGCCACTCCTGCTGAGTTGGCCCGTGGTCAGTACAAGAAAGGTGAAGTTGTCTACATGGGGCTACCTGTCTGTATTGAGAACCCTAAAGGCTCCACACGCTCCGGTGACGGCTGGGAAGTAACATTCCCAATCCACTACGGTGAGTTTCGTGATCACATGGGTGCAGATGGTGATGCTGTTGACTGCTTTATCGGCCCCACAACGACCAGTCAGCGTGTTTTCATTTGCAACCAGCATATGAGGTCACCAAAAGTATTTGACGAGCACAAGGTCTTTCTAGGGTGTTCTGAGCTGAAGACAGCACAGTATTACTACGACGAGTGTCATACGGATGATTGGGCGTCACAAGTGAGTAACGAATGGGTTGAGACAACCATTGATCATCTGAAATACTGGTTGGTGAATGGTGACAAAAGATTACCGTTCCCTCAAACTGACACCTATGATTACAAACTCATATCACTTACACTAAGGAGACAAGGATGATTCGTGATCTAGCCCCGTGCTTTAAGCTTCTGACGGTTGTAGCTGGCGTACTCATCTACACTGTGTTCGTGTGGCGTTACACTCAACCTAGTGACGGTTACATATTCGCTATGGCAGTGTGTATGTATGTGTCTGCTGTATGGGGTGTGTTCCCAACTGCTCACGCCCACATCACCGGACCACTCAAGGCCATAATCCTGTTCTGTTTGTTCATGTCGGCTAACGCTCTTATAGTGAACGCTATCGGATTGTGGGATGTAGTTCAAGGGGATTTAACCCTTTGTGTATCGGTGGCAGTCATCCAGTTCTGTATGGCACACCTAATGTATGACTTTAAGACCCCATAGAAGAGGATTTCACATGATTCATGAAGTAATCGCAGACGGCACCGTGCTGAAAATCGACGGCGTTGAGGTTGACATCTCAGTCAAACACCAGCGGGTTGCTGACCTAGTGGATAAGTACAACGAAGGTTCATACTCAGTTTTGGAAGTCCTTTATGTCTATTCCAAAGAGTTCAACTACTGGTTGTTTGCGACCCATAACTCGCTACCCGACAATGTAGCTTATGGACAGACACTGGACTCTTTAGCTGATGAGACTAACGAATCCTTCATCAATTTCCTTGAGGAAAACGGTGTTGAGTTCATGTAGTTGAATCTTACCAAGAACCTACCAAAATGGGACTCAAATGAGTTCCATTTTTAGATTAAGGAAAAGCTATGCCGACTATGACCAGAGAACAAATCCTTGACCATATCATAGGCCGCTGTGATACCATCCTAAGCGTTGGGCGAATGAGTATCACCGACTTAAGAAAGTTGGTAGGGTATAAGAATGGCTTCTGTACATACATGCTTAGAGGCCTTTGCGCTTATGATCGAGAGAAGACTGAGAACACGGCCCGTGAGTTCGCCAAGCAGTGGAAGGGCTTCAGTGGTGATTATCTTTACCCTGTTAAGGCACCGGAAGGAACCTACTTGGATATGAAGACACCGCACTATTGGGTGTACATTGACTCAACGTTCCGTGCCATGTGGATTGACGGCCCATATGCTGACAACCGCTGGGAGTACATTCAAGCCCTAAGAGAGTGGTGTATAGCCAACAAGCATCCACTGGCACCTGAACCGCGTAAGGTCTTAGTAGGTAAACACCTCGGTATCTGGGGTATAATTGAACGCTATCATCAGGAGAAGAAAAAATGCCGAATGAAAACGTAGTGGCTTTCACTAAGAAGAAGCACCCGTGGCAGACTGGTATTGATGAGATACTGGCGCAGAAGCCTATCCAACCATCTCGCATATCTTTCGTCATTGAAGGGATTCTCGTTACTGAGTTCAGTCACCGTGACAACAACGCACTGGTTCGTGGTGAGATCATTGAGCGCACTAAGGAGATCATTGACTACACTTGCCAGCAGCTTGAGAGCCTTGGTGAGCTGAGTATTATGAATATGCTTGAGTCCATCAGAGATGATCCACTGAGTGGCTTTTAGAAAGTGTTGGGTACACAATTATCACAACTTCACTAACAACTAAGGGTTTGACAATGTTTGAAACACTAGGATTTTACACTTACATGACCGTCTTTGGTGCTGGTCATCTTTACATCGCAGCATTCATCTTTGGGTTATACCTAAAGGTGTTGGATAGCTACAGCGGCGAAGGAAGTAACTTGGGAACACGCTGGAATGGTGCTCTTGGTCTCAATAACGATGTGTCATTCCTAACGACATTGCTACTTTTTGTATGGTTGGTAGCAACATGTGTGCTTCTTGCTGTCGGCGTCTCAAAATACGGTTCACCGTGGGGTGCGACTGTGCGGTTCAGTGAGTGGCTGGCACCTACTTTCCCATTGGTTCTGTTTGTGATCAGTGTGCCAATTCAAGGTAAGATGGTGCGCACCTACAACCGAATCAAAGGTATTGTTGAGAGGGTGGATGAAGAAACCCGTGGCAAGGCCGCAACTAAAGAAGACTAATCAAATCAGGGGCGCTACGGCGCTCCTTTCAGAAGGAGAAACACATGGAAATTACTAATGTTATAGTGTGGATGCTACTCAGTGCTCCAGCAGTGCTCCTGCTAGGTTGGATAGTAGTAGGCTGCACGGCTGATTACCTTGACTACCTAAGCCGCAAGCGCGGTCTGAAATACTCACCACTATGTGATAAGATTATCGACACATATTTTGTGATATTCGTGAAAATCGGTTTCAACCAAAAGAAACTGAGCAAAAAGCCTTGTAAGATTAGAGAGAAAAAGGTTTATGAATACCCTTTGACATGGTTCGGGTGGGCTGGTTATATCACCAGTGTGTTCGTTTGGGTGGTCAACTCCAAGGCTAAAGAGCCACTAATGGAAGTCATACCACAAGTTGACGAGTTAACATACTTGGTCATTATCCTAGCTTCTATCTATGCTTTGGCTAAGATACTGGCTGCTGTAAACTGGCTGTATGACAACAAAGACCACATGGAGAAGTAGCAATGTATATTCAACCAGATTCAAAGGTGGAGTTGGTGACAGCTCCTCTTAACGCGGGCGCGGCCATGAGCGCGTTCAAAGCAGCCTTGAGAGCAGATGCACCAATCGTAGTTGACATCGGCCGCGCTGACATGACTCATTCAGGCGTTACAAGAGAGCTTATTCAGCTCGTTCACACCCGATCAGGGGCATGGTCTATCACAATCGACATGCTGGCCTGTGAGTCGGCCCTGTGTCGTAAGGCGGAGGACCTGTACATCCCAGCTTCAAGTTGTGCTGACGTGGTACGCACCCTCAACCAATACGGTGGTGGGGCCGATTTGATTACGGTCGTTTTGGGCGAAGTTCCCCTAGTTGACTTGAAAGCAGTCCTCGATTGTTATGACGGATTCACACCTACTGTTGTCGTTACTGATTTGGGAGGCGAACATGGAGCACGTTAAATCCACTGTCATCTATGAATACAAAGGCCAGATCTACCACAAGGTAGAAAGCGTTCAGAAAGCCCATGCTAACGCAATTGGTAAGGTTGTTGATCGTGCTGAAAACTATCTTGGTAATGCATCGTGCGTATTCACGCACCGTCACCGTCTTGCTATCTTTGACTGGTTGAAGGAGAACCGAGATGAGATAGTTGAGTTATTGGAAACCACTATCGATGATGAGAAAGGTAATCCTATCAGACTAATGGATGTGGAGTTCGACTCATGAAGACTTACGTATTGTATTCAGACGGTGGTCCGCTAAGCATTAGTGCGGGCCAGACCGTAACCATCAGTGAAGACAGGATGGAATTCAACGGTGACTGTGAGTTCACTATCAAGCGCATGGCATGGTCTACACCTGCTGTTTTCCATGATGAGAAGATCATTGATCATGGTGACTGGCATGAATACCGCGCCAAGGTGAAATACACTGGTCGCACTAAGATAATTCACTCCCAGTTGGTTGGTAAAATCTGCCACGGTCGCACCTTTGACGAAGCAAAAGCCTACATCGAAGACCGATACACTAGTGAAGAGGATGAAATCTCGTCTTTCTGGGCTATCCTAGCATTCCTTGGCTTGTGTGGTATCGTATCCATCATCGTAGCAGGGTTGGCACATGGTAGCTAAGAAACTCAAACTCAACAAGAAGGACCCTGAGAGTTGGTTTAGTCATCAAGAGTTATGTGAGCTAACCGCCAAGTGGGTCGTTCGCAACATGAACATGAAGCAGGCTTACATTGAGCACAAGACCATGAGTTCGCGTGAGATTGTTGATGTGTTAGGGTTCCGCTCAGACGGCCAGAACGTGCTCAGTGTCAACTATGAAATCAAAGTAACACGCTCTGACTTCTTAAGCGATAAGAACAAACCTCACCGCAACGGCGAGAAGCTTGGGATTGGTGCCTACCGCTTCTACGTGTGCCCGCGTGACGTGATCAAGCCTTCTGACCTTCCTAAAGGTTGGGGTTTAATCCACGTGTCAAAGGGTGGGCGCTTCAACGTGGTAGTTGGCCCTAAAGACTGGAAGTGCCTATATCATCCTAGTGTTACCTACCTACGTGGTCGGTTTGATGACATGGTCGCGACGGCAAGCCCCAAACATAAGAAATTAAAGCGCATACAGGTTAAACACCTGTCGCGCGAAATGCTTGACCTTAAGTTCTACTGGACTCACCAACAACGTGACTGTGGCATGGAAGGTGCTTTACTCTTTGCGGCCCTGAACCAATACTGTATAGCAAGTGAGCGCGGGCTTGATATTAAGGCATCTCGTGTCTTTGACAGCCCGCTGCGCAACAAGTACAAAGAAGAGCGGCCTAACTGGCAAGCTGAAGAAAAGGAGTGGCGAGAATGATGTACAGACTTAGAAACATGGACGGTCAGCGCGTCCTAATGGGGCAACCTGACATGATCGTACCAGAAGGTGACCATGTTGTCTTCCACTACGGAGATAATAAGGTTCCTATGCCATACACCATAGACAACATAGGTGATGAATCACGCCTTGGTCAGTGGCACTACAGAACTGAAATCCAGTATTGTGTTACTGACATTGAAGAAGGTGCTGAAGTGCAATCCGGTACGATCTGGCGTCTAAACAATGCCATGGAGCATTCAATGAACGGCCCGTATAAGGTCAAGGATACGTTCAGTGCCAGTGAATACATGGTTGGTGTACGTTTTGGTGAGAAGCGTCCTCATTACACATCCTTCATGGTAGTAGAGAGCATTGGTGTACCTAACTTACGCCTAATGAAAGAGCGCGCCGAGGGTGTGATCAAGGAGATGTTTCCTCAACCTGACAGCGGGGCAAAATATACCTTTAGCGTAGATGTCAAAAGGAGAAACTAGTGGGTATTGAAACAGATAAGACCTACATCAACCGCTTGTCACACCAGCTTGACAGATTCAGTTGGCAGCGGGAGCACCTTGCAAACTTCCGTTGTGAGTTGTGTGGGGACAGCCAAAAGTCAGAGCGTAAGCGACGTGGATACTTCTATGCTGATCATGATGAAGATTGCATGAGACGGAAGTGTCATAACTGTAGCGAGGCAAGTGGATGGTCTGTGGCTGCTTATTTACGCAAATACTACCCAGAGCTCTACAACGACTACGTGACGGAAACATTCGGTGACCTAGCACCTGAGAAACGTCGAAGCGTTAAGGCAGCAGTGGATGTGACGGGCAGCTTCCAACCAGCCACGGCACCTAAGCAGAAGACGCACAGCACTCGCCTGTTTAAGAAGGATGAAGTTCAACGTACATGCCCTTGGCTGGACAATCTGACTTGCATAGCTGACATGAACCCAAACAGCGAAGCAGCGGCCTATATCCTTGGTCGTCAGATACCTAGTCAACATTTGCGCTCATTGTATTACACGGACAACATGAAGTTGACAACTGTAGCCTTTCAACCAGAGGATATGGAAACCTTTGATAACATCCCTGAAGACAGGCGTATTATCATTCCATTCTTTGATGGTGCAGGTAAGGTCGTGGCGTTTCAGGGGCGAGCATTGGATAAGCATGCACCGATGAGGTACATCACCGTCAAGAAGAATGACTCAGTGCCTAAGACCTATGGATTGGAGCGCATTGACCGCACCAAGACAGTCATGGTAGTGGAGGGGCCGTTTGATAGCCTATTCCTTCCTAACTGCTTAGCCAGTGCTGACGCTGACTTGCTCAAGGTGAAAGGTGACATATACATACCAGATGCTCAGGCCCGTAACCCTGAGATTGTGCGCAACACTAAGAAGATAGTTGAGTCTGGTGCTAAGGTGTGTCTGCTACCCAATGACGGCGGAAAGGACATCAACGACATGATTCTTAGTGGTATGAGTCAGCGTGAACTCCTACAGTTGATAGCCAAGCACGTACACCAAGGTCTTATGGCAGAGCTGGAGTTTGCCCGTTGGGCGCGTGTGTGATTGCCTTAAGAAAAACCCTGTGGGATACTGAATGCGTTCACAACAAGGGAGATTCCTATGAACATTCAAAATCATCTTAACTCATTCGCCGCTGCTTCTATCGCTGATATGGCCTCAGTCTTCTTATCTGAAATGATAGGTGAAGATCTAGAAGATAGCTATGTGGTGAAGGTGGGTACGTACGAAGGTATCAACACGAATATGATGCTGCTTGACCGCGACGGTGATGACTTCCTACTCTCTCAGATTTTTGAGAACCGTGAGGTTGGTGTCTTTCATGACGAAAGCCAAGCACAGTTAGTAGCAGACTCACATCCTACTATGCACTGTGCAGTGATGACAGTAGCAAGCTACATGAATGACATCATTGAAACCTACAACCGCGTAGCCCGTGAAGAGCTACTCAAGTAGTCTAAGTAGAGCGGCCTAACCGCCGCTCTTTTTCATTGCTTTCTTACGCGCCACCGTGCGCTTTTGGGTCTTAATCCTTACGGCTTTATCATGTGCCCGTCCTGGGACCAGATGCATTTCAGTCCAGTAAATGAAGTTCCAACCTTCTCGCTCACACAACTTACGCGTGGCATTCCACTTGGCGTTGTTAACTTCCCACTCAGTCACTTCCCTCAACCACGTCTCTTCTTTCTTATTACCACGGCTAGGTGCCTTTAGCTTCTTCTGAGGCTTGATTTCAACCAGTGTCTTTTGAAGCGTACCGTCTTCTTTCCTAGTCCAAATGGTTAGGTCCATGAAGTAACGATGTGGGCGCTTGTCAATAGGTGAGATGTAAGGAATGACCATCTCTTCACTAGCCCATGCCACCACTGACGGATTGGTGTCACAGAATTGAAACGCTACAAACTCCCAACTTGACCTGAACACTACGTTGTCTACGTCACCTTTGTATTTCTGAGGGTTCTGTACCTTGTACAATCCCTGCTTGTAGTTGTGTGTCATATGAATCCCCTAAGTAGCCTCACACCAACTTAGGAGTTTACGAATGGCAGCACTAACATCTACCCAAGCCAAGTACGCACTTCTCAACCAAGATGCAAATCGTGGTAAAGGGAGTGTTAGACAGCTTGTTTACCCTAGTGACTTACTCAATGCCAAGATGGGGCATGGTCACTTCTTCCTTATCGACTTTAACGAGATTGTGGGTACTAGCTTCCGAAGTCAGGCTAACGACGGCGAGGCTATTGTCAGCGGCTTTGATCAACCTGTGGTATACCAACGTGACAGTGGTAGCTTGAGAAAGCACAGTCGTATGCGCCACAGACGTTCAGGTGAGTCCATAGCACTTATGATGCCTGAGGGCGTGCAGACAAACTACGGGGCCAACTGGGAAAACATTGAGTTGGGATCGGCTGGTCAATTCCTGCGCACTGCAACTAACTTGGATAACCTGTCATTGGCAGATGTCAAAAACTACGCCCTAGAACAACTCAAAGGGGCCACAACGGGCGCAATTCAAGCTATCACACCAATTAACGCCGCAGACGCCGCTGAGCTCTTTACAGGTACGATTTCAAACCCATATGTTGAGGTGCTCTTCAAAGGTGTTACCAACCGTGAGTTCCCAATGTCCTTCACGTTCAAACCTAAGAGTCGTGATGAAGCGGATACTATCAAAGAGATAGCGCGTCGTCTTAAGTTCCACATGCACCCTGAGTACAAGTACCGTGAGACGGAAAGTGCCTACATGCTTCACCCGTCTACAGTGGACTTGACTTTCATGAAGATCAGTGAAGAAGGTATTGCCGAGCGTAACACTTGGTTGTGGAGAATGAGTACGTGTGGTATCACCAACGTTGCTCTTGACGTATCCGGCCCTGACGGCTACACACCACACAAAGACGATGCACCTGCTATCATGAAACTGGATATCAGCTTCATTGAACTTGAGCCACTACACAAAGGCCGCTTTAACGACCCAGAGGAGAATTTCTAATGTACGAGTACTTTCCTAAGCGTTGGTTCCGTAACGGTACATCCGAAGGTAAACCTGTCCTGTTCACTGACATCACACGCCGTGTAGCCATCCCTGATCGCTACAAGACGGACTCTACTCTGTACTTGGATTATACTGTTGGTGATGGTGAGACCCCTATGGACATTGCTGAGCGTGTGTATGACTCAAGCGAATTATGGTGGGTAATCCTTCTAACCAACAACATACACGACATGGCCGAGCAATGGCCCGTGGATTCACACTCATATGACACCATGTTACGTGAGAACTATGAGGACTCTGAGCTATACGGTATCGACCACTATGTGAATGGTTCAGGTAAGCGTGTTGATGTTGACGGCCTAAGATACGCTCATGGCCTAACAGGCTCAGACGCTGAGATTGCTGGGCGTTATGGCCTGCGCGCTGTACGCCTCTATGACAACCTAGTTGATCAAAATGAAAAGCTACGTAGAATCCGCGTGATAGACCCTGATTACGTGTCAGGGCTAGTACGTGAACTAGAGGCAATCATCAATGAATAACAGCGACCGTTTTAGCCAGTATGACACCAGTGTCATAGACTACATCCAGCTTACTACCCGTGACGGTACGGTCTATGACATCCGCAACATGCTAGTGGAGATGAACATTTACACTAGCATCTTTCAGACTACCATGGAAGCGGGTCTAACACTAGCCGACAGCATGAACATCATCAGTAACTTTCCTATAGTCGGTGGTGAGAAGATAGAAGTGCGTTGGCGCACGGCTGGTAAGCAGACACCAAACGTTGCCAGCTTGAGAGTAGCCCGCATTGGTCAGCGCTTCTTTCAGGAAAACAAGTCGGCTTTCCAGCTTGACCTTGTTAGCGAAGTTGAATGGCTAAACTCAGTGAAGCGCCTTAGTCGTGGTTGGGAAGCAGCACACTCTGATATCATTCGTGACTGTATCAACGACTTAGGCTATGAGCTCATCACTGATACACCTAGTGCTGGGATCACTACCTTTGCGTCTCCTATGTGGTCACCGCTGTCTGTTGCCAAGTGGGCCTTGGGATCAGCCCGTGACAGACACATGTCACCTATGCTACTATGGGAAGATGTTGACGGCATGCATCTGTCATCCGCTCACTACCTGAAAGGGCAGGCTCCAGCGTATAAGCTTTACGAGTCACCAACTGGCTTTGAGACCGCTGGTGAGAAGGTCTTATACAACGTTCGTGAGCTTGAGTTTGGTGAGGCCCGTGAGGTGATCAGCCAACGCTACGAAGGTTTAGGTGGCTACACTGAGCACATGTACGACTTCTTCACCAAGGGATATACCCGCACTAAGCGCACGTACGACAACTTCTTTAACAATGTCAACCAGATGGATTCAGGTAAGATTCAGCTAGGTAAAGAGACAACAGATGACATTCACCGCCCTATCTTCACTAGACCTGATGGGCGTCAGATGGCCAACAGTGTCCGTCACTTCACTGATCTTTCCTTAAGGAATAACATCCTACGTACTACTACCATAGGTGATCATGAATCCCGTGTTGGTGCCGTCATCGAATTTGATGTCCTGAGTCCGCAACCACTACCGGATGGTCAACCACGCAATGAGCGCCTTATAGGTGGAAGTCACTTGGTGACAGGTATACGTCATATCCTAAGACCTGCAATGTACTTGATGGTGCGTGAACTGGCTAAGGATTCATACAATGAAAAGCTAGAGGGAGTAGATAATGACTGATCTACCGAAAGTTGAAGCCATTCAGCCCCAATCACGGGCTGATTTGGACGTCAATGACAACATCCAAAACACCAGCCAGAAGCTCGATGAGATGGTTAAGCTCATGAAAGAGCAGATGCGTGGTGCCACTGAGCCTCTAGTGAAACCAGCGGCTAAAGGTAAGGAGCGCGTCACAGCCGGACAGGCCATTGCTAAGGAAGCTGTGGAAGAGACCACTGGCTTATTTCGCAGCCTAATCCCATCCATTTCAGACATTGTTGACAGCGCGACCACAAATAGTCCTGGATTGCGTTTGGTATCTAACCTAGTTGGTGGCGTGACTGACTTCACCAAGAAGGCACTGAGTCGGGTAGAAGACGGCTCAGATGATGCTGAGGAGGCACCTGAACCAGCAACCGATGATGGTCAGCTTGAACTCCTTGCAGTGAACCACCTACAGTTGGACATCCTAGGTCAACTTCTGCGTGTTTGGGAAGGTGATTTGGCCGAGATGAATAAGGCCGCCGAAGAGCAGTTGGCACAAGCTCAAGCCCAGACTGAGATAATGCGTGATCAACAGCAGGACGCGGCTCGTGCAGCGGTAGATGGCCTAGAGCGTGAAGGTCAAACCGATGCTGGTTTTGATATAGCGGTAACCACTCAAGAAGCTGAGGATAAGATGACTGGTTTGGATGCAATGATGTTCGCCTTTACTGGTGGTATCAGCAGCATCATCGCAACTATGGCCCCAATCGTAGCCAAGCTCAAGCCGCTGAAAAGACTATTGCGTGTTGGCCCACTGGCTCTGGTAGCAACCGTATACGACTTTGTTGACGGTTTCATCAACGCTGAGGAAATCATTGGCCGAGGTAACATTCAGCTGGAAGACCGTGTACAGGCTGGCGTTGCAACCATAGCCGAAGGGTTTGGTAAGCTGTTCGATACTGTGGCTGGTTGGGTTGGTTTCGACACAGACACTGCAAGCTTCCTAAGAGATGGTGCCATCGACATCACTCAAGGGCTAGTTGATCAAATCGGAGTATTCCGTGAGTTCGTGAGTGAGTCATTCAAGGAAGGTTGGCAGGAGCGCCTAGGTACTCGCCTTGAGAATGTTAAAGACGAACTAACTGACAGCATTGCCAGTGCCGTGGACGCCAGCTCCTCAGCCCTTAGTAACTTCTTCACTAGCATTTGGGATGGTGTTCTAAATCGGCTCATATCGCTCGTTGACACGGTTAACATTGGTGGCGTAGCTGACGGCCTAATTGAGCGCCTTGAAAGCGGTCTGAGTACGAACAGAGACGTTGCAGCCGACACTACCAAAGTTGACACTACCAAGGCGGCGGTTCAGTCTGTTGATTATCGTGAAATGGAAATGAAAGCGCGGGCGGCTATGACAGCCAGAAATACAGGTGGGGATGTTGGTATCAGCAGTAATATCAACACTCGTAACCAAGTGAACAACAACTACTCAAGCAATAGTGTGACTGTACATCGTGAATCAACATACAGCCACAATATGAGACAGAACCTAGTCGGTAACCGTTAATTTCACTTCAGGCCACAAACTAGCACGCAATTCATTGTATTCCTTGGTGGTTGCGTATGTGGTCTGAAGTATTTCCGCATTTTTGATAGACATACGAATCATAGACTCCCCAACTTTATCCGCAGCCACAATCCAAACACCACCCCTGTCGAATAAGAAACCACAAATGCGCTCTGGTGCTTCCTTGGCGAGGTCATCCATGCTCTTTTGTTGGAAACCAGTTTCCAGCTGATCAAGTGTCCAAGGCATGAACGCCTGACCGATCGCGAATGAGCCCACAGTTGTATTCACGTGGACTGCACGGCGCGGTGCCGATAGTAAATTATTTTCACTCATTGTAAACCCTTCTCTTTGATTAGGTTAGCAAGCCATACGCGTTCACCTTCGATGTCAACCACGTAGAAGCCTTTGATTTTGTTGATGTACGAGCTAATCGTAGGCCAGTTTGGATCATTCTCGTACATTTTATCATACTGGTTGAACGCACCTGTCAACACACCCATCGCTACCATGTGGCTGGTTGGGAACTTCTCAGCGATTATACCACGTAGGAACCACGGGTACTCCTCGTCACTGACAGGCTTGAACAAGCCAATGAAGTTGGTTCCTTGTGACTTACAGATGCTTTCAATGTTATCAGCCAAGAACGTGCGTAGGCTGTATTGAAAGCCTTGAAGCTCGGCTAGGAACTCCTTGCGGTTCTTGTCAGCCTTGGCACTTACTAGGAAGTGAACCCAACACTTCGGGTTGTCTATGAAGTTAGCGGCAAGGTGGGCGACCACTTCGGCCTCATCCATGTTCTTGAACTTGCGATGTAACTTGACAAACAAGTTACGGTCCTTGCGGGCTAAGAACGATTCAGTCTTGACGTTGACCATATCGCCATACTTGAACCAGTCATAGTCGCCTTTGAAATGCAAGAACATTCCCATAAATTGGCGGTAAGTCCACATTGCTTCTTCTAACTCAGCCGATGCCCAAAGATTTACGTCGCCCCACTTGCTCATATCTTACTTCTTCCCGTACTTGATTTTCTTACCAAGGATAGCCGCTTGTTGCTGTTCACGGATGAACTCAAGCGTGTCAGCAGCGTCCTTATCCATGCGGATTTCACTCACCATGCGCGGTAGGAAAAGTGAAGCCAGCTCACGACCGTTGTCAGGGTCCGCTTCCATGATTCCGTTTGAACGCACGGCGATGATACCGTTTTCATACTTGGTAAAGTTTGCATGAATTTCACTACGAAGCTCATCACTGATACCGTGTACGCCAACTTCAAGCTGACCGCACTCACTGGCACACTGTAGGCTACCGAACGTTGCAGCGTGTTTGCCGTTAGGGTCAGCAGGGTTCAAGCCAATGATACGGAGGTCAACGTCGTACTCAAGCTTCATCTTGACGCTATCAGCCGCTTGACCGTCATACCAACGTAGGCTAGGCGCTTTCAGGATTAGACCTTCTTCACCACGGGCTAGTGCTTCACGGAAGAAGACAGCTGCTTCAGTAGGGTTGAACACAAGTCGCGTTTCGATGAATTCGACAAGGCTAACACCGTCGACCGTCTCGGACTCATAGCCGTCACATTCCATGGCTTCGAAGTCAGCCCACACTTCTTCATAGGTCTTACCATGCGTTGTTGTCTTGTCAACCGCAAGCTCTTTGGTCTTTTCATCAATCCAGTTCCATAGTTTACAGATGACCGTGTGGCCCGCTGGTAGCTCTTCACCCGTTTGGATGAGGCTGTTGAGCATACCATTACCTTTCTCACGTGGTAGCACCTGACCATCTGGGCCGACTACAAGAAGCTCACCTTGCCAGATGATACGGTTGGAGATAGGGTCTGCCGTTTCAGGGAAGTAGTCACGTGTAAGGCGCATGAGCTCAAGCTTCAGCGGGTTGACAGATTCACTGTTGATCACACTACCTTGACGGCTAGTGATTTCAACTTCTTCACCCATAAGCGCTTCGAAGAACATACCGTCAGCTTTAATCTGAGCGTATACACCCACATCCCAAGGTAGGGCAGCAAGCGCCTTCTCAGACATACTGGCTGACTTCTGGTATGGTGCGTAAAAGACAGTGTTGGGCATGACGTCATTGATGGACTTCACGCCGATACCCATCTTAAGGTCTCGTAGCACAAAGTGTTTCCACAACATCTGCACTTCTTCACCGGAGTCGATCAACTGTGAGAAGCCCCACATAAGAAGCTGACCGCTGTTGCCGCGTGTTTCACCTTTAGCCGCACAAATCAGGGCCGTATGCATTACAGAGATTAGTGGTGCCGTTTCACCCTTGTCCAACACAAGATTCATGTGCTCAGCCAGTGCTTTCTTGGCCTTTGTCGTTGCCGTAGCGCCCGCCAGACCGTTTGGCTTCGGTGGCAAGTCACTCACGTACAAACTCAAGCGCTCATCCAACGTTAGGCGCAAGTAGCCACAAAGAAGCTCAAGTGTGTCGCTCTCTTCGTAGCCTTTGGCAAACTGTGACAACATGCTCTTCTTAGCATTGATACCACGTTGTCCACGGATATCATTGATAAGGGTTGCTACATTAGTTTCTGATAAAGACATTAGTGTCTCCTTTGGTTGGTTAACAGTCTAATTATGACCAGAGGCCGTTCCTTAGAACAGCCTCCTTGACGTTGTTTTCTTCTTTGGTTTGACCTTTTCAGGTGGGTCCTTGCGGTTGGCCGTGTGGGCTTCACCGTGACGCCATCCTGGGAGTATCTCGCCTTCTTTCAGTGGGTAACCTTCTAGGTTGTAGCCGTAGTGTAGACTTCGACGCTCACAAGCCTTACAGGTCATCATGTGGCTAACCACAGGATACTGGGTGGGTTTCGGCTTGACACCTACATAGGCCTCGCAGGCTTTATGATCAGATGGTGTATCCAACCACAAGCGCATCTCACGGTCAGTTTCACCACCACATGGACATTGGGACATTATGGCCTCCAGTTTGCAAACGCCTTCGCAGGGCGGAAAGAGAATGTGTAATCGTTACCCTTTACAGTCTTCACATCGTAATGAAGGGAGGGTTCGCTAGGGAAGGTTTGTTGTTTAATGGAAGATAGCTCATCACGTGAGCGTTGAAGATATTCAGTAATGGCCTCTTCCACTGCGTCTTGTAACGAGTTGTTGTCGTTGGCTACCACCACAATATCTGTTTTGCCGTTGAACGCGTGTGGGTCTTCAAGAATGTAAATTTTCATGCTTTCTCCTTAGCTGTAAATACTCATTAACAAAACGGGCTTTACCATTTAGGTATTGCTCGTAAACACAACGTACCTTGATACCATTGTGATCATCTACCGTTATGTAATGGTTGATGTATTTTGAGTTTGCAGGCTTTATGGAAGCAAGAAACTGCCCCATGCTGGCCTTGGAGTAAGGGTCCAGCTTCTCCTCACCGGACCCTAATAGGTTTCCAAAGCGGTCTTGGCGGTTGACGTGGTAGTTAGTCAGTGCCATTAACCTATCTCCTTCAACTCAATGAATGTGTCGACTGCAACCACTGGACGACTATCCGGCTTGCGCTGGAAGTTGAATTTGACAGTGAATGCTTGGGCCCCATTTACCTTAGCGTGACGTATATTCATCAGGTTTACACGGAATAAATCACCTTCCACGCGATGAATGACCTTGATGATCTTCTGTTGCGTTTCAGTGTTCACGATTGGGCGACCATCATTATCACGTCGACATTCGATCATCAGGTTGTGGAATTCACCATCACGGTTGAATATCATGTACATATCAGAACTCCTTGACTGGTACTAACTCAATAAGGGTGGATGTGTTATCACCAAACCTGTCAACGTAGCTGTAATGGATGAACATAGCGGATTCACCTTCTTCATATTCATCTAACTCCACGCTAGTGACTGTGCGCTCAGACTGCTCTTCATCGTCAGTCCAGTACTTGACAAGCTCCTGAGCACGCACCATAACCTCTTCTCGGTTGAGCAACTCACCACTTTCTGTGACGGTGCAGCGGAGGCCAACAGCGCGCAAGTCCTCTACCACGAAACTACCTTCGCTGATTATGAACACTATGTTCTTTGTATTTAATTCTGGCATCTTATACTCCTGAGTGGGCATCAACTATATCACATACGAAACGTTGGTTGAAGCCATCTGCGTTAAAGGCTACGAACTCAGCAGTCTTGGCCGAAGTGAATAGCCATTCTATTCGAGTGATTTCACTGTTAGCCGCCTCCATGTCAGCGAACTGCCAGTAGCTTTTCACCATGGACTTAACACACATGTCAGTCAGTGCGCTATCACGACCGTAGAACTCAAAGGTATGAACAGAGTTAGACCATTCACACTCGTACATGTACACGCGGTCTGGTGATGATGCGCCATTTTTATCCAACACCCTAACAGGGTCAAGATGCAACAAGTATTCGTCACCATCCGATAACTTGGCCTTTAAGGACAATCCTGATGCCTTACCTGCTGGTGTCTCCATCGCTGGTTTGCTGTGGGTGGCGTCTATCTCAAATATATCGAAGTTGAAACGTTGAACAGACGACAAAAGATGTTCAAAGTTGGGGTCGGACACCACAGGATGCTCACCATCAAATACAATAACGAACTTATCCATGGATAGTTTTGGTATAGATACTAGAAAGTTAGCTTTCATGATTGTTGTCCTTCTCAAGCTGTTGGATGTCACCCAGAATTTTAACAGGGCGGAATGTGGCTACTACTTCGCAAGATTTCTCAGTGTAGAAGCGCACCTTAGTAAAGGTCTCTTCCTCTTGCTGGATGGCTTTGTCAAAGTACATCTCACCGTATCGGCGACTAGAAGCAAACTGGTTGAGATGAGCCAGAACCAACTCAAGCTGAGAAGCCTTGTCAGTCTCAGTGTCAACACTCACATAGGCGGCTGGTTCAGCGAAACCTTCGGCCCATACATCGCGCACCGCGTGCGAGTGTACCTGTAAATTGGTTAGCAGTATGATCTTCATGGCTCAATCACTCCTGCTTGAGACTTAACGTAGTACATGATTGGGTAGCTGTTGATCACCAAACCTTGTGACATTTCCTTGGAGACAACGCCTTTAGTGATGTTAACCACATCCCCGACCTTGATCCAGTGCTTCGAAGGTATTTGCACAGCCCATAACCCATAAGAGTTCTTGATGACTAGGCGCACGGTGTTCGATACTTCTCCCTTGGACTTCAGCACCATCTCAGCCAGTTTAGGCCCATCATCTTCCCACGAGCTGTCACGGCCACCTTTATATACTAGGCGCTGGCTCACCAGAACCTGACCGTGTAGGTCAAAGACGCGCAAGTCATCGGCGGCGTTTCGGTCAAAGGGCATTGTGACGCCCACCCCTTCCTTCATATAGTAGGGAAAGCATACGTTCTTTAACCATACGCCAGTGACAGCCAGTAGATAACCTAGGGCGACTAGCGAGAGTAATACTAGAAATCCAACTGCGAAATTACTCATTTTCTTTCTCCAATTTTTCAACTTCTGTGTCAGTGCCACAATCATAGATGTATCGGACACTACCATGTTCGGTGTACTTGATACCCATTGGCGGCAGAATCATCTCACGACCAACGTACAGGGCGATGTTGTCAACTGAGCGCATAGTCAGAGTTGTTCCCCAAGGTGTGTAACAGGTGTACCAGAATATCTGCTCATCGCCATCGTACTCGCGGTGAATTTCCTGAACCACATAGATGGGAATGCCACTGACAACCTCTAACCTGTCATATAAGACTGACGCCCAATTATCAGCCGTGAACATCTCCTTGGAGGCTTCACTGAATTGGTAATATTCCTTGTCAGGGAAAATTACAGGGCCATCGAGTTGGCCTGTTAGGCGCTGCAACCACTTCGGGTTGAGCATGAAGGCGATAAACACCACCCCTAGGAAGGCCAACACCCCGATGAGTGTGTAGCCAGCACCTAGCAAAAAGTTGTTGAACATTGCATACATTATTCTTCCTCCGCGTATTCCGCATAGATTACCCGACAGTTAGTGACGGTAGTTTGTTTCAAGCCCTTGTATTCTGAGCATTCCTTTATCTTACCGCTAGTGATTAATAGTTCGTCACCAGCGTCAATGTCTTTGTTGGTTTTCCATTTCAGTGCATGCCCATCTTCAGTGCGCATTAGATAACATCCCGTGTAGGTGGTGCTGTAACCATAGTCGTTGAAGCCGCCGTAAAGAAGACGCTCAACGGTCACTTTGACGTTTTTGAGTTTGTCGCCCTCATTGCCTAGGTAGGCGTCAACATAACCCTTCTCGTCCTTCTCAGGCGTCTCGTATGTGGTTTTCAGCACGTGGATTAGCTGTGCAAGGTGTTTGTAGTGAACACGCTCACTGTCACAGAAGATACGTAGGTTGCGGTCGAACGCTGATAGGTTTTCAACATCCTGCTCTAACACTGAGGCCATAACAGCATCCACCTTGTCAGCCTGTTCATCACTGGCAAACTGGTTACGCTCAAAGGTGGATTGCATAGCCAGACGCCACGTTGGCACCTCGTTGTCACAACCTTCGCACTCTCTCTTAGTGATAATGCGACCATCTTTCTCAATGTAGTACATGGCATTGCATAGATACTCAAACACGTCAAAGAAGCATTGGTTCTGAGGGATACCACAGTAACGACCTTCCATGCCTTGTTCGCAGTCGAACTGTATCTCTGAAAGGGTCGTGGTCAGCCAGATTAGGTGTTTGTGGTTGATGCCTAGGAATTCGTTAACGCATGTGCTACCAACGCGCTTGTAACCCTCGTCTTCCTTAAACAGTATGAATGAGCAGTTGCGGCGGCGGTTGGTACTACAGTGTTCGCAAGGTTGGTTGGCCTTACCATGCTCTTCTGCATGACTATTATACATGTGCATGACCTTGGCTTCATGGTCGCCAAACACGTTGATAGTACAGTCGCCTAGGTCAGGAAAGTATTCAATCTTAGCTACTATGTCCCAACCTTCAATGCGTAAGCTGCTGGCTTCTAGGGCTTGGCCTTGAAGCTCCCAGTCTTGCACTTCGACAAAACGGTCAATCCATTCGCCGTCAACTTTCTGAGGTAGTTTCGCTGAATAGGCTTCGCGCACGGCAACGGCGTCAATGCGACCGAACCCCATTTTATCAGCCTTGCGAGACATACGCTCAACACGGTGAATGAAGTTGGCCTGTAGGTAGGTAGGAACTGTTAGTAACATGGCTGGACCCCTTGGTTATGCCTTGATTATGGGGTCCATTTTACGCTAGGTTTGGATGGCTATCAAGATTATTCGGTCTTCATTAACTCAGAGAAATCACGACGAAGATCATTGCGCCCGTCGACTTTACCACGCTCGTAGGCATCGTTAACTGAACGCACAAACTCAATAGCCTGATCAGCTGTCTGGATGTTGCGGCTGAGTATGGTTGTCTCATGGTGCATCTCATTGGTTTGAGTGTCGACCACAACAAATGCGGTCTTTCCAAGAACGTACACAATCTCCATGAGGTGACCACGGATTAAGTTATTGTGGTCTGGGTGTGGGTTGCAATAGAAAAGAGGCTTAAGGACTTTACCGTTTATACCAATGTAGGCGTTCACGGCGTCTCTAATCTGGTTGTTTCTCATTAGTTCACGTTTCATTGCATGTCTCCTAGTCCCAAAGCGCGTTTGATTTCATCCTGCTTGGACTTCAAACCCTTTTCGTATGCCCGTGCGTAGACATCCTTGGTGAAATCCAAGTATCTTTCAGCGTCATCCATTGTACGAGCGAAGTAAGGTAACAGTGTAGTAAACGTTAGCGTATTACAGTAAGTCGCCGCCGCGTAGTGGTTTCGACCTTCCACGTATACTTCCACTAGAAGCCATTTGTATGAGCTGGAGAACACCCTTGGGTGATTGGGTGGACAGAAACCAACTAACTGAGGTTGTGGAGTGATGTGACGGCATACGCGACTGAACCTGTCATTACCTTCTCTAATGGAATTTACACACACTAATGCTTGCTCGCGAACTGTTAACCCTATTGACATAGCTAAACTCCTGTTAAAATTAAATCTTTAGTCTTCAGGAAGTCACCAACGCGCACACTATCTTTGTACTGTGCCTCTAGGATTCTCCTGACTTTCTTAATGCCTACCAGTACGTCTTCCTTAACGTTGAAAGTTCCGTCACTGTAGGCACTGACAATGAACTTCTGGCCTGCTTCTTTGTCATCAATGTAGTATGTTGCACCCAACATAGTCTTAACGCTATTGACGAGTCTAAGCATTACTCACACACCACGGAGAAGCGCTGTTTGATGATGTTGCCATTCATGACGAAGTTGATCAGGTGGCGCTCTGTAGTCTTATCCTTGATCAGGACAGGGCGCTTAGCAATAATCTGTCTGACTGTCACACTGGTTACTTGGTGTTCAGGCCCGTGCATAATAGCCGCCTCAAAGCGTCTGAACTCACCATTGGGTAGTTCAACGTTGATAGGCTGGACTAACAGGTGCCAATCATCCAGTATGGTATCACGGAAGTCAATTGACTTGTAGGCTTTTGCAAGGGTCTTAACCCCAACGTTAATTTGATTTTCCACTGTAGGCCTCCTTATGCTCTACGTATCGCTTGAGCTGCTTGAGAATGTACTTGTAAACACCCTCATCAACTTCTCTTGGTTCAAGTTTGTTAGTAACCTTGTTAGGATGCAAGCGCAATACAGTGATACCATCGGCTTCAGCCTGTATCAAATACTTCGCTGACTTCTCCTTGTAGGTTGTGATCATCGTTATCCGACGACCACCTGTTGCGGTTGGTACGTCATTCACCACCATGACGGTATTCTCCCTTGCTGAACATCTCTGACCACGTTTTCAGGCTACCACCCACACGTTCCAGTTGACATCTGACTAGATGGTTGCGGTACGTGTGAGCCGCTTGGACCAACATGGCCTTGGCTTCCCGTGTCAGAGGCTTCTTATCAGGGAACGGGTTCTCACCTATGAAACCTACGGATACGTGGCCTGTATTGTAGTTGAACCGGATAGCGAAGGAGTGGTCTTCGATACCGTGACGGCCTTCAATATCGATGCGGTAAACCATCTCACGGCGACTAGCGCCAACGCAAGCTATACGCCCAATAGAATCATACATGTGGATACCCATTCTCCTTTATGTAAGTGTGGACGGCCTTGACAGCCGCCCTTCGATCATTAGGTACGGCGACGCGTGGCCCTTTTGCGGGATGAATGTAGCTCACTTCGATCACTAGCAAGTTGGGCTTCATCCTCACAATGAACTTCTTGCACAAGTTCGGATTGGTCTCCGACATCGATTTCACTATGAACTTCGTGTGGGTTGGGTCGGTCTTCGATGAGTGAGTTATCACTTTGAACACTTGGGCTTTCCTCTTTTGAGCCGTCATCTATTTCTATTTTGTTCATTCCCTTGGTGAATGTCAAAGATGGATGCATTAGCTCATAGGCTGTTACGGCGTTGAAGTTGGTCAAGTTAATTCGCATGCGGTCGTAGTGATCACCTAGGCTGAACGCGGCCCGCTTACAACTAGTGCATCGACCACATTCCTGATATACATCCATATCACGCACAATCTCAGGTCGCTCACAGCACCAGTTTAGATAGTATAGGCTCATGATATGGCAGTCAGCCAGCTCATTGGCAATATCAGACTTTGTAATCTTAACCAACGGAGTTACCATCTCAGGCCAATCACTGTTCGAAGCGTTCCACGCTTTGGCATCCCACTCGGCTTTGATTTCATCAAGGTATGAGATAGCGTCATCACCCATAATGTAGCCGAGCATCACATAGTCTGTTTCGTCAATGTCAGCTACCAAGCCCATAGCACCAGTCCAGAATCTGGCCTGACCGAATAGCGAACCACTACCTAGTGGGATGGACGGCGTATACTCACGGGATATGAAGTGGTTAGGACGGTAGGTTTCAAACATCTCAGCCAGTGCTTTACGGGCTGCTTTCTCAGCTGGAGCCGCTGGTAGCTGAGCACTTGAGAAGGAGTGTGCGGTGACGTTAGCGCCTACCTTAAGAAGACTGTAGATTAGGAAGTTTGAGTCCAAACCACCTGACCACATAACGCTAACGTTCTTGTCTTTGTACTGTTCCATGGATTGCCAGTACTGTTTCATGTGTTTCATCATCTTAAAAAGCCCTGTAGTTGATTACAGGGCTATTATGCGCTGGATTTAGTCTCAGCTATACAACTTGGCTTGAACATCAAAGCACGGACATTGCTTGAGCCATTCATGCTCCTCAACTATGCCGTCTCCGTCAATGTCAGGTGAACGGTCACGATGACCTAGGACGTTAGCATCCTTAATACCTAACACAGACTGAATGACAGTCAGGCTATAACGCAGACTACTGAACTGATCATCAGTGAAGTTGTCTTCGGCCTTACCCGTGTCGTCATTGAGTCCGCCGATTAGACAGATACCGAAGTTCAGGGTGTTCTGGCCTTTAACGTGCGCGCCTGTGCGGTTCCATGGACGTCCAAGTACCAGTGTGCCGTCACGCTCTATTACTAGGTGGTAACCAATGTCAGACCAACCTTTCTTCAAGTGTCCGGCTTTGAGGTCCTCAGCTAGTTTGCCTTGTTTCGGTCGGTCAGCACTACAATGGATAGTTATCTTGTCGAAGCAAGGCGCGTAACGCTTGATCATCTCCATCAAGTCGATGTTCTTTTCCATAACGAATGAGTATGTCATAAGTAGTCCTCCTGACTGTAACTTAGCTAGTACCACATGAACGGGTTTAACCAGCGGAAGAGACGAGCTGGTGTGCTCATGGAACGGAAGGTTTTCCGACACATTGTATGCGAATGTGCGGCACCCGTGTCTAAGCCGCCGCCACCCTCTTCCCAATAACTATAGCGCGTGTAACCGCAAGGGCGTGTACTAATACCCTGAGCACGAAGATGCTTCAGCCTTTGCTTCTTAACTTTCCGTAGGTCGATAGCGACATCATATTCCCCGTTAGGAGTTAGTAATGTAATCCACACCACTACGTTGCGGTAGCTAACATTCCGTATCTGGCCCCAAATGGTCTGGTGGTTTACTGCTCTTTTGGTGTTCACTGGCACCAATCCACCACAAGTGACTCGCCAAGCGTCCTCGCCCAGATCATCACGATGACGACCGACGTTGATCATTTCCATTAAAAGAGAATACTGCTCCTCACGACACCCAGACTGTAAGCGTATTATCGCCATCCCATCAATAATTGATTTGGTCATCGATGAACACCCCTTTGTCGATTAGAAACTCAGCCATTTCTTGGACAGTCATGTAAGAGCAATCCTTTGATTTGATAGCTGAGTCTTCTTCAGAACAAGACTCAGTCTCATCCCACACATCGATTACAATAGCGTGAGCCTCTTCTAAGGCTTCTTCATCCAAGCCTGACACGTCTGGTATCATGGCTACTAATCGCGCTATTAGTTTCTTTTCTTCACCTGTCATAACTGTATTCCTTCTGATTTCATAAACTGATTAAGTGCGGCTAGCTTGTTGCCTGCGCGGGATATTGCTTGTCGAGCACGACCTGCAACTTTCTTATCCAAGCTTGATAGCACGCTTTCAACTAAATTCTCAACCTGTTGTCGCTGAGAAGCAAGGACGCCGTGGGATTCATCTAAGTCAACCTCATCTTCATAATCACCCTCCTTAATGGCCGTGCGCATCTCGTAGGATGATTTAACCAGTTGACGGTATTCATCGTAGGCTTTAGGAAGGCTGTAGGTCAGGCCCGCTAACCCTGAACGCACTGACGGGTCTACAAGTGTAAAGCCTTTGAGCGCGTAAGTGCGGTAGAAGCTGACCATTTTGTCCAGTAAGTCACCTGATTTGTCACCGGAATCGCGGTCCATAACCAACTTGGCTGACACCAAATGCTGGCAATCTAAGTTGGCGGCTTCGACAAAGTCCTTGGCGTGTGGCTGATACTGCTTCCACGCTGTGTCCACGGTACGGGCCATAACTAAGGCAGCGCCCATATACGGCTCCTGTGCGTCCAAGCCTTCTCGCATGCGCTTGTTGAGGTCACCGAGGGCCAGAAGTAGTTGGCTGGCAACGGTATGAAGTGTGATGGTTGATGATGGTTGGCACATAAAGAAATACCCCTATACTTCCACATATAGGGGTATTGTTTACGTGACATAGAAGGATGTCAAGAACGGGGTGAGTAGGACATTAACATAACACGAACATTAGTGCCTGTTGGAACGTTCTCATACTCGATGTTAGAGTTTCTGGGGTTGTACACTTTAAGAAGTACCCCTGTTGGGTACACGGTACACGAAGCATTGCATGGCCCAATCCCAACAACTGACTTGGACCCGTAGTAACGACCGTCATGGTACTGTTCTTGACCATCAACAAAGCGCCACACTAGCCCACCAATGGTAGACTTGGTGAAGTCAGAGCAATGGCCCGCCGTTACTACCTCCGATGACAGGGTGTTGGCATCGAAACCTCCAGCTGGGATTGTCAATTCAACCGGAGTGTGTAGTTGGTAGTAATAGTTACCATCCGGCGCTTCTTTCATGGTCAGGTCACGGAAGCACATGTTGTCTTCAGGTGCCTGAATATTCCAAACGGCTAGTGCTTGGAATGAAGCGGCCATAGCCAAGGCCGCAACAATTAGTCTTTTCATCGAATCTCCTAGCTGATAATGGTAGTGAAGCCACCACGCAGACCAAACTTGATATAGTCATCAAAGTACTCACGAAACTCAGTGTTTCTTTGTGTGACTACGACAAGATTGGTGTCAGTGAATTGGTTCTTGATCATCGTGGCAGCATCGCGTACACCGGATTCACTTAGGTTCTCAAGGACTTCATCAAGTACCAAAATGTTGGTCTGGATGCTGGCTTTGAGGTTAGCAACGTCACGGAGAGCAAACAGGATAGCCAAGTTCACACGGGCGCGCTGACCACTAGACAAGCTAAAGATGCTTTGGTTCTTACGCTCTGGCGCTTCCATGGTTACACTGAATGTCTCGTCAAGTGTGAAGTTGATGAACATCCCAAGTGACTCAAGGTAGTAATTGATCTTCTGGTTTAAGAACGGCAAATACTTACGGATGATGTCGGCCTTACCTTCCTTATCAGACAATAGGGACTGTAGTGTCTCCCATTCCTTCAGGTCAGTGTGAGCCTTCTCAGCCAGCTCCTCAGCCGTTTCACGGTTCATCTTCCACTGATCAACGTTCTCAGACATCTCCTGCACTTCACGGCGGGCTTCTTCAAGCTTGTCCTCAAGGCGCTTAACCTCTTCAACGACACGGTTGTCGTAGTCATTGAGCTCTGTCTCGCACTGCTCAAGGGTAGCGGCTGCATCACGGCGTCGGGCCTCAACGTCCTTAAGGTGAGAATCCAACACCTTCTGAATATCAGACTGCACAATGCCAATGTCACCATCAACCTTCTCGTCAGCTTCTTGGCGGGCGCGTGTGCTGGCTTCTTCAGCATCAGACAACTGATTGCGTAAATCAGATAGCTTGCGCTCATGGTTAGCGGCCATAACATCAAGCTTGGACTCTGATTGGGAGTGTAGGTCTTCCATGTTGGAAGCAGCCGTGCGATAAGCTTGTTCAGCCAAGTTCAGGTCACGATGAGCGTCACGCCAGTTTTGATTAACGGCTTCGAATTCACCACGCTTGTATTCGATAGCCTTGGCATTCGCCTCAAGGATATCCTCAACCTCATTGAGTTGCTGTCCATACTTTCCAATGGTGTCGTTGGCCTTCTGAAGCTTGTCCTTGAGATCATCAATCTCTGGTTGGACAGCCTGAGCACATCGCTCTACCCAATCATCCGTTACATGCTGACCACACGTAGGACAGTCGCCTAGGTCACGTAGCTTTTGGATATCATCTTCTTTCAGCTCAATCTTGGCTTCGAAGCCGGAAATGAATCCATTCATCTTTTTGACTGACTCATTCACCTTGTCACGCTCAAGGGCTGCTTCAAGGGCTTCAGGGTCGGTTCTCAGGGCTTCAAGCTCAGATTCAGTGTCAACGCCTAACCGACGTAGTTCATCAACACGCTTCTTCTGCTCAGCGAGCTTTTGAGGTGTGTCAGCATGTTCTTCATCGAATGCTTTCTTGAGTTCAGCGGCTTCAGCCTTCAGACGCTCAACTTGTTCAGTGTAGTTGGCCTCTTCGGTTTCAATGCTGGCTTGTAGTGCTGCTCGTTTGGATGAAACGGCTGCGACAGCCTGCTCCACGGCTGCTTGGCGTCCTGAGTCGATTGCTTCAATGCGCTTACGGAGCTCACTGACACGCTTATCACGCTCGACTTCCATCGTGGCTACTACGGACTCAACGGCCTCATCCACTTCCTTGGCTGTCTCCCAGCGGGCTGCGATTGGCACGCGTCCTGCTTGCAGACTACCACGGCTATGCTCCAAGTTGGCCTCAGCGTCAGATACGGCCTTCTGAGCACGTTCTAAGCTGGATTCAGCATGGCCTAGAGTCATCAGGGCTTCATTGCTCGACTCAACGGCAGTAGCCAGAGCCTTCTTAGCCAGAGGTAGCTTCTCTTTGATGACAGCGTTCCAGCGGGTAAAGATACCCAAGTCCCAGATAGGCTCAATCATGTTGCGTCTGTCTTCAGCACCCATCTCAATGAATGGCTGGTACTTCTCCTTGCCTAGGATGACAACGTTTTCAATGATCTTGACCGCCTGTTTAGGGTCTAAGCCTAGTAGCTCCCATAGGTAAGCCTGCCAATCAGCCTTAGCCGCGTCCGCTGCGATAGTCTTCCAGCCACCATCCGTCATGATTTGGATGTCAAATTCGATAGCGCCTTTACGGCCACGACGAATCTTGTACTGGTTGCCGCCCTTACGGAATTCAAGCTCAACCAACATCTCACGACCGCTGGCGCTGTTCACAAGGGCTGTGACCTTGTCTCGCTTCTCATACGGTTTACCTGTCAGAGCGTAGTAGGTAGCCCATACGGACAATGTTGACTTACCTGATCCATTCTCGTCGGATACAACCAGTAGGCTACGGTGTTTGTTGAAGTCCAACTCAATGAACTCATTACCAATTGAACGGAAGTTCTTGGCGCGTACACGATCGAAGTGTAGCTTGTGTACTACATTGGGTGCCGCCACAGCAAAAGGAGCCTGAAGCTCCTCAGCTGGACCAGTAGCGGCGTTGATGAAATCATCTAACTCGCTCATGCGTCATCTCCTAGTGCTATTGCATTAACTTCACGCATTTTATCATGTAGGTTTTCTGTGTTAACCCCTTCCACAGTGTCAATCTTCTCATGGATGACGTCGGCGGCATCGGCTTCAATGACTTCTTCACGCACCACAATGTCTTCGCTCATGACGACTTGTGTGTTGTCGATGACTTGGTAGTCGATGGTATGGGCCTTAGCCAGTGCTTCCTTGAACTTCTTAAAGTGCGGGGCGCTGTCTCGGTTGGTGACGTTAACACGCACTACCTGACCACTCAGACCAAGTCCCACCATAGGACAGTCTAACCATTTAGGTTCCAACCAATCCTTCTCAGCCTGAGTGCCAGCGGCTTTGATGTTGGCGTAGTCATAATCTACTACACGGAACATAGACTGATCAGATGAGTTCTTATGGAATGTGAACTCGGCTGTCTCGCTGTCAAAAACGTAGATGCCACGGTTGTCACCGTCTTTGTGATCCTGCCAGTTGAGGTGATAAGGCGTACCAAGATATTCAATGTTGCCTTTCTCACTACGGGTATGGTAGTGTCCTGTCTTAACCGCCTTGAACTTGGACAGTAGAGAAGCATCGATGCAGTTGTGAGTTGATTCGGCGGCACCCTGATACATTGGGAAACCAGCCAGCTCCAAGTGTGCTACCATGTACTCTGCATCCGTACCGTTGATAGCTTCAACACATTGAGCGTAGTTTTCTTTACAAATCCACGGCATCATCAGGAACTTATGGCCGTCAATGTCAATCTCGTTAGGTTGACTGTGACATTCAATGAAGCCACCAGACTCGGACTGTAGCCAGTCAACCCAGTTGATCGTAGTCTCATCAGCCAATGTGATGTCATGGTTTCCTGGGATGACGTCCATACAGATGCCATAATCCATTAGGGCCGGAATGAACTCATTGACTAGCCAATGACGGTCACGACCTTCAAGACTACGGCGGATGTCAAAGAAGTCACCAGCTTGAACAATGCGTTCAATCCCATGATCTTGACAGAAAGGTAGTACGTAGTTCATTAGGTAGTCCTTAATGAACGCACGCACATGTTTGCTACCGGAGCGAGCACCAACATGCAAGTCTCCAATAAATAAGGTTTTAGACATTCTTCTTACTCTCCATTAAACGGGCCAGACCATTCTTAGGCTTTTTAGGCTTAGTCTCAGGCTCCTTGGTTTCTTCGCGACGGGCCTTGCGCTTCTCACGGTCACGCACACGCTCTTCTTCACGCTTGGCTTCGTACTTGGCAACACGGCTGTAAACGTCACGCCCCATCTCAGTGTTGTCAATGTTGTTCAACAGCTCAGGGATGTCGTTTAGTTCACCTTCAACGGCGGCGTAACCACCCATTTCAATGAACGCCTTATCCTTATAGTAGCGCTGCTCTTCTTCCTTGCTCAATATACGGCCATAGCGTCTGTCAACAATGCGGGTGACGTATGAGCAGAAGTTGACACGACCAGAGCGCTCACCAACATGTGTCGGATCAAAGTTGTGTAGGTACTTGAGTACATACTCCATGGCTTCAAGCACCATGTCTTCACGATAAGAATAAGAGCTGTAGCAAGGGGCTTTAGCTACGTTTTTGGCAATATCCCAAACCTTCAGACCAACGAAGTCAGGTATGGGAGCTAGCGACAAGTCACCCTGTTCACGGGCCTTGAGTCGTCTTGGACGCCACTCAGTAAGAAGCTCGATGACCTTCTTAGCATCCTCCTCGGTAAAGTACCAGTTGGATTTATCAGTGGTAGCGCCTTTCAATGGCATAGGCATTGTCTAGTCTCCTACGGGTTAGTTAACTGTGCTATTTTAGCATCTTCCACGTCTAGGATAGCTGTGATAAACTTGATGACATCTTCCCTAGTACGGAACACTTTTTGACGAACTTCCTTGGTGTCTAGTGGTGTGAATTCAGCAAAGCGCTTCTCAGCGTCTCGCCCTAGTTTAGCTAGGTCATCAGCTTCTTCATTGCCACGTATGTCTGCGTGACCTTTCACCCAGCGAAGTTGTGTACATGGAAACGTATCAACCGCACGGTAAAGCAGCAAGATTAGCTCACGGTTGGCTTCTGGCATGCCTTGAGCTTCCCACTTCTTACGCCACTCATTGACGCTTTTCACCGTGTACTGGCTGTCAGAGAATATGATGCTTCTCAGACCCAGAGAGCCAGCAAGGCATACGGCAAGGGTGGCACCTAGCATTTCACCTACGTTGCTGGTTGAAGGTGCTGGTAGATGCCCTGAGAACTTATATTCACGGCCTGCCATTTCAAACCAAACGCCTAGTCCTGCGATTTTAGGGTGCTTCTTACTGCTACCGTAAGATGAGCCATCCGAGAATAGCTTGAGACTTTCACCCTTTCTCAGGGTGAGTGTGTTACCATCCATTACTAAATACTCCTATAACTACGAGGGTTAAATCATGTCAGAAAATTCAAAATACCGCATCGGCGTGTCCGGTGCTGAGTTGCTGAGACTGTTGCAAGCAATCCCTGAAAAGATTGACAAGACCAGTATCAGCCAATTACTAGAAGACACAAACGCGGACACTGTACCGTCTTCAAAAATCTTTAACCAGTATATCACATCCTTGCAGAGTGGTACACAAGGTGAAGGTCTTAAGGCCGCTATTGAAGCTATTCCTGACTGTAACATTTTTACTGATGCCCAGAAAGAGGCAATTGAAAATGTTGCCTTGCGCTTCATCGGTACTACAGCTAATACGTCAACGCTAGGAAGCATCAACACTAGCTCGTTCACTGGTGGTGAGGTTATCCTTATCCTTTCGAATGAGTTTGGTAACGCTGACTTCCTTTACTGGTCTACTTCAGATAGTGAGTGGGAAGCTACGAACCCGTTAGCCCTACACCGCACGGTCACAGTGGATTCAGCAGGTGCGTCTGTTATCAAGTCATTCCCTAAAGCGTCTTATACTGTGATGACCATGCGTGTTACAGCCAAGTCCAACACCAAGTTCCACAAGTGTGATATCGACGTTGGTGTCATGGGTGATGATGTATTCCCTATGGCATACGCCGAGTTGTGTAGTGAGGACGACATTGAAGCCAATGGTCTATTTGACGTGTCGGCCAACTATGTATCGGCCACAGAGACCGTTGAGGTTGTCCTAACAACGAAAGACCCGAATACGAATATTCAGGCCCAGATCATTAGTGCTTACTAGTACGACCATCTCTGGCGTGTGTTAGTCCATTTATACAGGTGCTTGTTGACCTTACATCTCCAAGCACTTTTTTCTTTAACCATCTGCCCACCTATTGAAGTACACATGGTTATCTGATTGACCAAACGGACTATACCAAGATTAGTATGTTTGGGAACTGGCTGAACCGTCAAGTCCCTTAGACACTTTACCTTCACCTTCCTCACCGTGTGCTTGTTCATCTCTTTGACTACCACCTGATCGGCGTATGGGTACATGCCCTTCGCGTAGCAAGCTTGAACATAGCGCATAGTAGGCTTCTCAACCTTTGACGGCAACCCTTTCTCATCGGGTAGTGCGGTAGCCGTAACGATACCAGCCAGTATTATCCCTAACATATTATTCACTCAGTACGATTGCATCCATGAACCATTGTGCCAAGAACGGCTTTCCTTTCTGTAGGACAGTGTCAAAGCTCTCGTCAAGGATATACATCACACCGTAGTCGTTGACACCACGCACCACACGACCACAAGCCTGTTCAACTTCAAGAACCGTCTCACGGGTATAGCTGGCGAAGTCACGGTCAGCACGGTACTTGACAAGCGGGTCGCCTAGGATACCAAAAGGAATCTTGGCAATGGCACCCCAACGGGCCAAATCACCCTTCAGGTCGTAACCAGTTGTCATACTAGGGCTGACCACCACACAAGGCTTGTTACCTTCTTTGGCACCGTGCTCTAGCCAAGCCATAGTCTGCTTACGGTCTTTACCGATGAGGATGCGGTCACTGTGACGGCTCCAAGTCTTAATGTACTCGGCTAGGGCATAACTGGATGTGTGAATCACACCATTCTCTTCGATGTGTAGGTCAATTAGCTCGTCAATGGACTCTACCATCTTAGGCTTAGTACCTTCTAGGTGTTTGCCTGACATACGACCAACTGGTACGTAGTTGATAATCCGGTTTTCTAGCGGAATAGGGTGATCAAGCTCAATCGGGTAGTAGCTTTCGATACCAAGACTCTCAGCAAACTTCTTAGTACCACAGATAGTAGCTGACATGAGGACAGTGTAGTCTGTCTTAGGGTTAAGCGCTACGGGCGTTACGTCAGATGCAACGATTGGTTTCAGCGTTATCTCGTCAATGGCACCAAGATGATTAGGCACCGCCTTTTGAACGATGACAGCCTTGAGAGTGCTCAGGGCGACCGCAGAAGCCGCGTTACTGACCATTGATAAGCGTGACATTAGCTCATCAATGAAAGCCTCTTGAACGTCTGTTAGACCACCGTTGCGCATCTTGGTATCAAGCTTCTCCACCAGTGAGTTAACCACTGTCAGTAAGTCATCCGCTGCAATCTTGATTGGGTTTAGACCTAGCGGGTTCTCTTCCGTGATGTAAGCAGAGTCGTCTTCCAGCTTGATGATGTGGCCTTCCTGAAGGTCCTTACAGTTCATGCGTGTAGCTGCATGTATTACACCTTCAACACGGTCGATGAGTCGGTCAGCATCCGGTAAGCCCTTTTTCTTCAACGACTGAATCATCTTAACGTTGAAAGGCATCTCAAACATGTCAACGATGATCTTAGGCATCATGTGACACTCATCCATGATATGTAACTGGCTAAAGTGGGCCGGATCAGTCAGTATATGGTTAGGCGTTGCAATCCACAAGTGACTATTGGTGACTCGCAGGTCGGCCACGCCCATAAACTTGTCACGGGCCTGACGGTAAGGACAACGACCTACGTGACACTCACGTTCTTTGAGCTGTGATATACAGTCAGGGCTACCATATCGCGTAGAAGAAGTTGCACGGTTGCCAGCACAGGCGTAGTTGGAGCGACCTTTGAGTAGTGCCATATCATCGAAGTCACGCACGTACTGGTCTTGTAAGCCCTTGGTTGGGCACGAGATAGTAGTACGCCACAGCGTATTCGGTTGATGAAATCGGATAAGGCCAGTATCATCTTCTTGTGGCACTTGGTCGTGCATATACTGTAGGGTCTTGTGGATAGTATAAGCTATCACGGACTTACCAATACCAGTTGGGGCTTCGATAATGACCGTGCGGTGATCAAGGTTAGCTAGTGCGTTAACGGCTTCCACAATCGCACGGCGTTGCCCTTCATGGTATGATGGTCCTTTACCATCTGGTGTACGGAAAGGGAACTTGGCGTCGACAATGCCACCAATCTCTTCCTCAGTGAATTTTACTAGTAGTGAGTCCATGTTTACTCCGAAGCTCGAATAACTGTTTGAGTTGTAGTCGTGATGGCACCCATGATAAGACCTGCTTCTTTGAATAGGTGCTTAATCTGTTTAATACCCACGGGTGTCACACCGTCAACCACTAACATGAAATGACACGCTTCTGTTCTCAAGGCGTCAAGGATGTTGTCATAATCACTAAGAAATTCTTTTAGGACGTACTCAACGCCACGGTTGTTCACCAACATTCGACCTTCGGCGCATAAACCACGCTTGGTTGCCAACTGTAGTAGGTTTACGGGCTCCTCCTCAATGTTAAGGAAGAGAACACCATTGCGGTGATCGCGGGTTAACCAAGAGATAGCCGTGTCAATAGCAGTGGTAGTCTTGCCTGCACTGGCGCTGCCTGTGATACTCACGTCTTCAGTGATGACGTTGTGGATGAATTCGGTTTCAGATATTGTAACGTTTACTATCTTGCGCATAATAAGCTCCTTTGTATGTTGGCTTATTATAGGCGCGTGGGCTTAAGAAGACAAGCCCACGATGAATTTAGATATGACAATAATGGAGGTGGCTATTGATTGGTAGTGTTCAAGGCGTGCTGGATACTCACGCAAATGTCCTAGCCTTTCAGCTCGAAGGAGTGTGAACTTGGCTTCTCTCAGGTAGCCGCGTAACTCCTTGGCCTTCTGTTCCTTACCATGTTGAATCTCACACTGGAGAAGCCAGTCGTAGGTTCCTACGGTGTATGGCAACTCACTATCCTTCTTAACCTTCACCATCTAACTCCTTACCACTATAAGAGCGATAGCGCACACCAAACGAATGACGATCACTGTTAATCATTCGAACTAGTGCTAGGGCATTCATGTTAATGCGAATCACCTTAATCTTAGTGCGTGGGCCTTTATTCAGCTTGGCGACCATACGGTGACTACCGTCCAGCACATAATCATCACGGGTAATGATGATTGGTCTAAGACCCTTCTTACTACGCAGGACACGCATTAGCGCCCAGATTTTATGTTTGTTAATCTCAGCTTGCATCAGACGCAACTCGCTGACGTTAACCGTTTCTTCACTCATGTCAATCTGACGTTCGGCCAGTTCATCAATGAAGCGGTCCAGCTTGTCATCATCAATCTGAGGCATGGATTGGCGTGTCATACCCAAACTACCAACCGGAACCTTAAGCCCGTTGATAAGCGTGATTAGGTCAACCGCCGCCGATGTAATACTCATTAGAAACTCCTAAAACGAAAAGAGGGTAGCAAAGCGCTACCCTATTATTTACCAGTGTTATTTACAGACCATGTTCACCTAGTGTGTTAAGAAGAGTCTTAAAGTTAGCACATGGCATCGTGCCGCCGTTAATGCGCGCTCGGATAGCCTTGATGAACTTTTTCTTCTTACCTTGAAGCAGGACAGTTGCTACAGGCTCCTGACGGCCTTGCTTGAATACATGGTGTATCTCTTGACTACCCATGCTTGAAGATTTGTGTACTGTATAACCTGCTTCTGTAATTGCTGCAAACATAATGTTCTCCGTTGTGATGTTAGTGTTGTGCCTTAAGCTTGAGACCATTTTGACGCCGCTTGAGAAATACTCAAGAACTTTTCTCACCTTCGAACACATTACGTAGAAGCCTTTGAATTTCATTGACTGAACGGATCATCAACCACAAATCCTCAATCATTTTATCTTCATTACTCATTTAATGCCCTTCCATGCATCCTGTTTACTACCTTTAACCCATTTCGCCAATTGCATGAAGATAACCACGACCCATGCTTTAGGCGGTATCTCTGCCAATTGACTACGAATATGATCAGCTCGGTATGTCTTAACCGCGTGCTTGGCTAACTGGTTAGACTCCATGGCCTTGATCACCTGCCAGCTCAGTTTCAAGCGGGTCTTGTCACGCAACGCTGAGTCATTCTTAACCCTGATTAGGTCAGCAAACAGTTTTAGTCTTAGCGCTGGAGGAAGATAGTGCATGTTCACACCGTGAAGATAAATTACTCCTTCCTCACCCCAGTTAACCCCATCGCCGACTGTAGCGTTGAAGAAGAATACTAGGGGCCATGCATCCCATACTGGCAACTGGTCTTTGTGTTTGGCATCGTAGGCAAACAGGAACAGACGGCCAATCAAGCCCTGATCTGTCTTGCCACGTGTTTTCCACTGTGTGAACTGTCTATGAACAGCTTCCGTGTTGTGGTTCAAGTCCTTACTAACACGTTGCCTGAACCAGTCACGGGCACTAGCCGTGTTAATCTTAGCCTGTACACCACGGTTCTTCCTAAACATGGCTACGTAGCGTTTGATCACCATCGGCCAGTTTTTCTCATCGGGTGTCAGCAAGTCTTCATCAATCTTTGCCATGTCAAGTTCCTTAAGTAGGGCTAGCTAGCTATTATATACAGGATACTTAGTAAGATGAGTGAACTAACCAACTTCTTGGCACACGTCACCCAATATGGCCTAGGGCGGAAGAACCGTTTCAGGGTGACAATTCCTCTTCCCCAGACCCTAGATGAGCAGATTGAAGGTAGCCAAGGTGAACTAGCCAACTGGCTGAGAGAGGGCATTAGCATCGTACAGGTGATGCGTGGAGGCTTACCTAACGCCAGTCGCGGCCTTCAAGTTATGTGCTCCAACCTACAGCTCCCAGGAAGTAATATCCTAACTGAGGACGTCAAACATACAGGCCATACGATTAAGATAGCTCAGGGCTCTGAAGACACGGATATTGAAATCGGGTTCCTACTGAGTCGTGATATGGTTGAATACCATACTCTTGGCTTGTGGCGTGACCTAATTCATGATAGACGTACTGGTAAGCTAGGTTATTACGATGACTATGTTACGGACGTTACCATTGAGGTACTTGACGAGTATGACCGTATAGCCACATCCATGACCTTGATTGACGCATGGCCTATCCTAAGCACACCTGTTGACTATGACCGCGCCAGTTCAGATGAGTTCCAGATTATCAACACAACGTGGACATACAAGACACACATGGATACATCACAACTACAATCTGCTGGTGTCCTTGACAATGTTGGCATCATTGAGGACTTGGAGTCAGGTAACTACTCTCAGGCTTTGTACGGGGTGCGTCAGTCAGTGCTAAGCGGTCAGGGTCTTATGGGAACGTCAGTGGGGCGCGACATCCAAAACATGATAGGTAACATTGTGGAAGGTGTCGGGGAAGGCAACAAGGATATTCTTTCAGGGGCGCTATCAGGTATCAATCAAGACTTGATTAACGGTATCCAAGGGCTGGATGCTAGCGATACTGATAGGTTGACAAGTCTCATACAACAACTAACAAAATAGGGGCTACGGCCCCTATTTTTCGATCACGGTTTAGTCTTAACCGTTCTCAGCTTCCATCAACATCTTCTCAAAGTCATCAATGTCAGCACTGTCGTCAGCTTGAGCTTGTTGAGCTTGAGCACCAGCCGATGCAGCGTCAGATGGCTTGTCTTCATCCATCATGTCCTGAGCGCGCTTAGGTTGACTGTTGTCAGGTGCTTGACCAACTTGAGCTTCTGCTTTTGAGCCTAGACCAACTAGTGGAGCGCCTTCTGGCAAGCCCATGACCTTGCGTAGTCGATCAGCAAGTACATCGTAGTCTTTGATTTGGCTAGGGTCGGCAAATTCCCATAGGCTGTGACATTGTTGCCAAATTTCAGCAATCTTGTCTTCGTCAGCTTCACCGTCAGCCGTTACAAATAGAGGCTTCTTCTCACCCCAAATGAATTGACTGTTCTGGAAGTTAGGTGTGATGGTTTCACGACCTTCGTACTTGCCTTTGCGACCTACAATATTGATCGTCAGCTCAGCACCTTCGTACATACAGAACACGTCTTCAATAACAGGGTCTGTAGGGAAGTCAGGGTTAGCAGCCTTATCGATGACGTTTTTGATACCTTCACCAAACTTGAATAGCATAACCTTGCCTTCGTTGTCTGGGTTCTGGTCATCTTTGATCACTAGGATGTTAGCGTAGTACTCTTTCTTAGGTAAGCGTTTCTTCAACTTATCCTTGAGTGCTTCATCCTTGGTTTCTTTCTGATGCGCCCACCATGAACGATCATACTCACGTACCGGACATTCATTACCGATAGACTGTGGGCTGATCTCTGAGTATGAACCACCTGGACCTTTGAACCAGTGACGCATACGCAGAACACACGGGCTTAGAACGAAATCAGCAGGTAGATCACCCTTTTCCTGTGCTTCAATGTCACACAGAGGGTTAGTCAGGAAGCGAATAACGTTAGTCGATAGTAGCTTACCATCACGCTCTTCAATCTTGTAGTTCCAGATGCGTTCATCCTTTTTGAAACCACCTTGACCACGAGACTCAAGAGATTGTTGTAGGCTAGCACGACCTTGGCCGCGTGTTTTCTTTAGACGATCAAGAATAGAATTGCTCATGTTTACTCCTGCCCATAAGGGCTATAGTTATGCACTGGCGTTCTTAAGAACCTTGTGTGCGGGTTATCCATTGATTTGTTGGGCTTCACCGATGTAATGGACTACCACCTGTGAAGAAGACTCAGTGTAGTGTACTGTGCGTTGCATTGAGGCCGTAGCCAAGTAGCATATTTTAGCACCGTCAGGTATTAGATCAACACTCTCTGTGATTGAGAACGTAACATCTTTGCCTGTTGCTTCACCGAGTTGTATTTTGATAGCAGTATTAATCATACCAGCTCCTTAAAATAGGCGTCGGCTTGACTGCTTGTCGACCATTAGACCAGCGCGGTTGCAGACACCTTTTAGGTAGCTCTTCAGGTCACTGGTGAGGTATTTAGTGACGTCTTCATGACTAATGTCAAGTTCTTCACATACCTCATTAATGCTCTCAAGAGCTAGTTGAGCGTCTGTTTCACAACAGTCTTGATTAGCGCTCATTTTATCACGTACAAGCTTTGAGAAATCATTGGCTTGCAATTGGGTTTCATCAGACATCGATTGTTGACTCCTTGCCAGCTAACTTATCAATGTTACGCAGAGTGTCCTTGAAAGACTCAGATTGGCTGTGAGCGCCTTTGATACCTGTTACGGTATGCACAGAATCAACCTTAGTTCTCACACGACACAGACCACAAGAGGGGCATGGCTCTTCCAACGGTATCTTGCGCTGGCTTAGGGCTAGGCTTCTCTGGAATCCATGGTCACAGGCTTCACATGTATAGTTGTATGTAGGCATCATAACCACCATGCTAGGGATGTCAGGGCTGCTAGTCCGAAGACAACTACACCTGTAAGGTTGTTGATAAAACCATCACGGAACTCACCTTGTGAATCGGCTTCGATCTTCAGGTGCTTGACGTCCTTTGGTTCAGCGTATGTACTCTGTGCAGACCAAAAGGCCATACGAGAGTTTTCAGCACGGGTCCAACTAAGATAGTTGTCTGCTGCACTGGCTACACATCGCACGGTACGCCAGCCACTAAAGGCGAATACTAACAGACTCACCATCTCTTGTGATGTAACCGTGACGAAGATGCTATGAGCTAGTTGACTCATCTTTCACTTCCTCCACTTTAGGATAAGGGTATTGCTTGAGTTCGAACATTTTAACATAACGCTCGATATGGAATGGTCTGGCCAACTCATTGTCGGCCTGAGCAACTTCAAGAAGGTGGATTTTGACCTCCACCTCTGGGACTGAAAACTCATCCTGTGTTCCGGCGCTGATCAGGTGCATCTTACCACCTTGTCCATCTGACACATCTGTCTTTACAATTTGCAGCCACTCACGGTAGACCGCTTCCATATTCTGACTCATTTCTTTTTACCTTTGGGTGGTTTGGGTAGTACTTTAGCTTGCGCTGGAACACCTTCCATAGTACACAGGATGGCAAAAGCATCACAAATATCATCCACAGGCTTGATGTGCTCAGCGTCGGCACCTATCTGCTCATGGATTTTAATACCCAGACGCTCATAAGCTTCAAGAATCATTGGAAGCTTCTTCTCACGGTCACTGAGTTTCTTACCATCCTCACCACGGAATTGACCTTTGCCAGTGAAGTACTTCTTAACGTGAGTAGGTGAAACGCTGTCGAAAGGAACTTGGTTGATATACAGAACATACTTGAGCATACCAGTGTTCTCAGCCAGTTGGAAGGCTCTACCAGCTTGTGATTTGGAATTGCCTCCCTTTCCATAGGCATATTCCTCAATACGGGCGTGGGTAACGCCATGTTGGGCCAAAACGTTCTCTGACCATGCGCTCATCGCGTAGAAACGCTCAACGTCGCTGAGGGCGTTATCAGGGTATTGGCTAATACGCACGTTACCAAACAATCCTTGATACTTCTTGGTCTTGGTCAGGGCGTAAAAGAAGATGTTTTCAGCCGTGAATGGCTTGGAGCTGTCCCATATGGCGATTGCCGGAGAGGTGTAGGAGTAGTCAAATGCCGCGAATACTGGTGGTTGGTTCATCGTAAAATCCCCTGTTAGGTGTTATCAAGTACCTAGCAGGGGATTTCAGCTTACTCTACTTCAAAGTCATCATCGACGTTGATGTCAGGGCTTGCACACAAAGGACAGGCGATGGGCTTTGTTTCGGCCACCACCTGACACTCTTGATCACAGGCTTCGCATTCTACTTTATAATCGTTTACCAACTGCATGTACTTGTCTCCGCTATTTCCTAGTACGCAGTTACTTAGAAAGATTATTAAGCGGGGTTGGCGTCCATACGCTCACGGAATGCCAGCATGGCCGTGAACAGGATAGTGAGTTCATGATCGTTTTCGGCAATGGCTTGGGTTCGACGATTGCGAAGGCATTCAATCGGAGTGTGCTCCTTGCACCACCACTTGGATTTACCTTTCTCTTTACCTTCTTTCAGGGCAATTTTGATCACGACTTCGGCCATGTCTGACAGTAGCTCATCCATATCTACATCAATGGACTCAACACTATCATTACCTTTCTCGACTTCAGCCATGCGCTCTTTGATTTGGCGTGGGATGTCATCGGCGTGAGGCATAATTTCACGCAAGGAGAGTTCTGTCACTTTCATGTTATTCAAGCTCCAACTTCTTAGCGCTTTCAACTTCAAGATCACCTTCGGCCATACCCATCTTCTCAGCTTGGCGCTCCGCAGCGATCTCACTCATGATCTGCACTGTTTCTTGACGGCGGTTAGATAGGTAAACATCCAGTGCTTCATCGACACCAAATACTGTCTCACCATCATTCTTGACGTCAGCACAGTGAGGTTCGGCTAGTGTGCAATCAAACGCCTGAGACAGCCAAGCAGACACCTGTGCGGCAATGTATGGGCTAGTCATCATGTCAACACTGAACTGTAGACTCTGATCGTCCTTAACGATGATCAAGCCACCTTGCACACCTACTACGTGCTGACCGTTTACAACATCAACCATCACAGGATCAGCTCCTGACCATGCTTTGTATTCCGCTGCGATTGTTTGTTGTAGTTGTTTCTTACTCATGTTATACTCCGGTTGGTTAGTTGAGCTAAATATACAGTAGATTCATTTAGGAATAAATCAGTGCCAATATTATAGCACAACCCCAACCGGAGAAAGCAAATGACAGCTCCCTTACCACACATCCCAGTGATTCACTCCTCATGGAAGGCACCACTGGTAGGTGAAATCAAATATAAAGCGTTTATGGTCAGTCAGAGCCACCCGCTGATCATGATAGCTGATAGTAAAGACGCTACCCCACAGGAGCGTATTGAAGCAATTGAGAAGTGTGTCAACGACTGTCTAGTGTCAGACCACAAAGCGGAAGAGTTACCAAGCTTCATCCTTGAAGCCCTATGGATTAAAATCCGTGCCATCTCAGTTAGCGACATGCTCAACATCCGTTACCGCTGTAAGGCCAAAGACGAAGATGGTAATGAGTGTGAAAACCCTATTCCTATGACATTCGACCTAACCGAGCTAACTATCAAAGGTGAACTGGATGACAAGGTTGACATAGGTAGCGGGTTTGGCGTTCAGATTAGATGGCCTAGCTTAGGGATGGTCAAGGAATTGGCTGACATGGCTTCCAATGATCCAACGGCAGTACTCAAGGTCTTGCTAAAGAACGTTTACAACGAAGAAGACGTATGGGATTTCAGTGAGTATACCGAGGAAGCACTAACCGAATGGATTGGTAATCTTGCTATTGGTGTCAAGGCCGAGATTATTGGTAAACTGACTACCCTTCCTTACATTTCACTACGCGCAGAAGCCGAGTGTGGTAAATGTGGAAAGTCTCACACTGTTGAGCTAAAGAGCCTGCATGAGGCTTTCATGTAATGCTAGAGTGGAGCCTAGAGAACTACTATGAATGGCTCCATGAATGCCAGCGCCACGGTCTGACATATACCGAGTTTCACACTATGATGCCGTGGCAAGTCTCGACATATGTTAACTTTAAGATTATGAAGCGTGACGAAGAGCTGGATATGCGTAAGAAAGCACAAGAGCAGGAAGCCATGCAGAATAGGCTGTTAGCTAAGTAATCAAGAACAGCCCCAATGACAATAGCTTAATTTATTTAAATTATTTAAAATAATTTATTTTATTTTCTTTATTAATTCACAGTAAATAATTTAAAAATAATTATTTTTATTTAAATAAATTATTAATTCTTTAAAGATATTAAAATAGGGGACATGTCCCCTATTTTAATATCTGCGTGAGCTAAGGAAACCAAACATGTTATCTCAACCAATCTGGTTCTACGGTATCGTAGAGAACATTGATGATCCCAACGAGAACGGTAGTGTTCAGGTTAGAGTGCATGGTGCTCACCACCCTGACAAAGCTGTTCTTGAAACACGTTATCTGCCATGGGCTAAGGTTATGTTGCCTCCTACAGGTAGTAGTGAAACCACTGGCAGAAGTCCTACAGGTCTTGAAGTTGGTGCGGAAGTATGTGGCATCAGCCTGGACGAATCCTACGACGACTTGCGTGTCCTGTTCACATGGCATGGTAAAGATGATGATGTCAACGACGTAAACATCTTAGCCCGTGGTGGTATGAACACTGCCATGGAAGATAAGAAGTCCAAGCTACAGTCGTCAGAAGGAACAGGCACTACATGGTCTGAACCGTTCCATGACTACACTAAATCCAAGTACCCACACAACGATGTTGACGTCACACGCGGCGGTCATGTCCTTGAAGTCGACAACACTAGCGGTTCTGAGCGCATCCACACCTACCACAAATCCGGCACCTACAATGAGATGCAGGCAACTGGTGACATGGTGACAAGCGTGGCGGCCGATGAATACCGTGTCAACAAGATTGACCTCAATGAGTGGATTGGCCGTCACAGCCGCCGTGTGGTTGAGGGTTCGGCAACGACTCGCTTCAAAGGTCACCAGTACGTCTCCACTGAAGGAGGTATGACATACGTTACAACAGGTGGAACCCTATTCACAGAGTCTGACCTGTTCGAAATTGTCAGCCCTATTCTTAAGCAGATAGGTGAGATGTTGATCAGCCAGAAGTTAACTGTACCTAAGATTTACGCAACGGACATTTTCGTTGACAACCTGAGTGTCTTAAATATGAAACTAGGGGAAGGTAAAGCCGATAAGATGACCGTAACAAACTTGGATGCTGTGGCTACTAACGCTCTTCAGGCTGCTAAAGCCAGTGCGCTTGGCGGTTCAATATCTTCGGTTAACGCCAACGCTGGCGCAGAAGGCGGCAACGTACCTGAAATAGTTCAGACCATAGAAGACAACAAAGGCGAGAATACCAATGAGTGAGTTCAGAGACTTCGATCTAACGTTTGAGATGCATCCTTCTACTGGTGACGTGCGGATGAGAACGGGTGTCAGGGCCATTCTTCAAGCAGTTCGTGAGTTGGTGCTGACAGAAGCTAGTGAGTGGCAATACGGCGAGGCCCGAGACTTAGGTGCTGGTATCTACAACCAGTTAGGTGAGAACCATAATCCACTTGATCACATCCAAATGCAGGATAAGATACGCTACCAGATTGAAACGTTTGAGCCGCGTGCAGAACTCATTGACCTGAATATCCGCAGTATGCCAGATGAACCTAATGGTCTGATAGTTAAGATTAAGTTCATGGTGATCAACGAGCCAGAAGTACAAACCCTTGATATTCCTCTTATCCGCCTAAGATAATCTTGACATCCTAAACTCACTTCCTTAAAATGACCTCAGTCTAATCACTGAGGTCGTTTCCCATGAACGAGAAAATCCTACAAAGAATTATGAAGTGCTTCGAATTGGCAAAGTCAGCTAACGTTAACGAAGCAGCGCAAGCCCTAAAGATGGCACAGAAGCTAATGGCCAAACACGGCATTAGCGAAGACCAAGTCAAGTTTGCAGAATTTGACTCAGGTTTATCCAAAGACCATATCCGTACCAAGCCAAAGACTTACGTGACCAACCTTATGTATAAGATTGCTGAGCTATATCAGGTAACACCCTACAACCATAGTCCAGCTGGTGACAAGCGCACATATGCTCAGTTTACAGGCCCACGCTATAACGTCAAGTTGGCCGTGTACACCTTTGATATTCTATACGCCTTGCTTAAGAAGGCCCGCGCTGAATTTATCAAGGAGATAAGCGGTCTGTACACGCCTAAAGAGCAGAAAATAGAGGCTGACACCTTTTGCTTCTCATGGGTTAAGACAGTCAATGCTAGTTGCGAGACCCTCGAGCTTTGTAAGGAAATGAAAGCCAAGTGCGATGAGTACGTACAGATGAATGGCATTGAGCTAGGTGAAGCTGGTCGTGGTCTACACCGCCTTGGTGGAAGCCTAGAAGCTTGGGAAGGTGGTGAGGAAGCGGCAGCGGATGTACGCATTAACGCCCCTGTAGAAGATGGCCGTGACACACTCCTTCTGAACTAGTCTGCATGATATAATTGGTGCTTCCTTAACCAACTGGAGAAGCACCATGCTCATCCCATTCAAATCACCCCAGATTGCGCTCAAAAACATAGTTGGGGATTGCCTGTACCTAGCACACTCCTTCAACGTAGCTAACGAAACCAAAACCCGCAACGGCGTGCTACCAGACACACATCTGGTTGAGATCAATGTTGGGCGTCAGAAAGGTTATAGCCGCCTCGCTGCACAGATTGCTTCTCTAGGTCACTTCTCATTCGGCCCTGATAATGAGCTTCTTAAGCCAATCCGCATGTCAGCCCGCATCGCAATAGCCGACCAAACAGGGCTAGGAAAGTACTGGTTGAAAGAGGTTCTACCTAAAGAATGTTGCGGCTTGCAAACCCTTGAAGAAGCCAAGGAGAGACTTCTACGCCTGAGAGCTGACATGGATAACCGTGAGCAGCTAAGGGCGCGCCGTTATGACGAAGAGCTGTTGGTCATTGACGATAGTTTTGCTAGCTCAACCAATCAGAGATGGTCTGCTAAAGACTATGTGATTAGACACTGGGACCTGATCGTTGATTGCTTCCCTAACCTGAAAATGGTTCTGGTCCTTCACTAGAATAATTCAGAATATTTCTTGAGGCTTTCCCAGCTTCGGCTAAAATGGGTCTTATCAACACGGCAGCACACTCACAAGGAGAAAGCCATGAAAACTATTGAAATGTTACAAAGTATTGTTGACGACCTAAAAGCCAAGGTTGAACAGGCTGACCGCATCCTAGCTAAAGGCGCTACTGGCTATGTAGTGGCACTGACTAGTGAAGACAACGGCGGTGACAAGCTTTTCACTCACCACCGCATCATTAGCCGTGACGGTGATCAAGTCACCTACAACTTCACAGGTGACGCACTGGATACACCTTACTTCTCTGACACTGAGTCTGCTGAGAAAGCCCGTGAAGTTCTTGACCTCCACTGGACCCGTGAGCGTGATGGGAATGACACAACCGTGTATGGATCTGAGGTGATGACTGTAGAAACCGCACTTAAGATGATGCGCTTACAGAACCTTGACACCATCGAACAAACCGAAGCAGCAATGCAGAAATAATTCTTGATATTCTGATCCCGCTGTGAGAAACTTATCTCACTAGCGGGGCAACCCAAACATTGAAATCTTATTTGAAGGAACACTACCATGAAAACACTTATCAACACTGAACTCGGCTTTTCTTACCCTGTAACTGACGAGACTGTAGCGTCTGACTTGGTTAACGTTATCAAAGCCGAAACTGGCAAGCGCGTTGGTGCAATTGTCCTAACTAAAATCCTTAAAGGCACAATCGAATCATCTAACGGCTTTGAGCTGGTTGACACTGACGGTGCTGAAGAAACTAAAGCCCCAGAAGTTGAAGGTGAGCTTATCAAAGCTGGCGATGACACTGTTGTTGAGCCAGAAACTGAAGTGGTTGAGCCAGAAGTTACCCCTGAGCCAGTAGTTGAGCCAGAATTAGTTGCTGGTGAAGTAGTTACTGGTGATGCTGACGTTGTTGAGCCAGAAGTAGTTAAAGACGAAGTGGTTACGCCTGAAGCCTCAGAAGAAACATCCGCTGAAGAAGTAGGTGGTAGCCTAGCTGCTGACCTAGTAGCAGGTAAGATTGCTGGCAACACTTCTAAGGACATGAGCGAAACCCGTCGCCGCACTTCTTATGACCGTCAAGACCTTGTTGACAAGTTCAAGAAAGGTGATGATCACAAACTATTAGACGACATGCTAGCCCTTGGTGACCTAGAACTTGTGTACATTCACCCTCAGCTTAAAAAGCTTAAATTTGCCGTCACTTCACTTGTACCAGAAGGTGAAACAGCGAGTAACAAGCACATGCACATCCATGTTGTTATCAACGGCAAAGGCTACGCATGCAACGTGATGCAAGGCAACACTCGCCTTACAGGTCGCCTACGCTGGGAAGGTGACTTCATCAAGGGCGTTAAGTCTACGCTTAAAGATGTCAAAGCTGGCAAAATCAAGGCGTAGTGCGCGCCATACCCAAATCCATTGAGGGTGCTTCGGCACCCTCTTTTGGTGAAAACGCTTTATTCTGTAGGGTTTGCGGGCTACAATAACCCTTTCAGTGACCAACCAAATATTGATGACAGGAGTAACTATGATTCATCAACTTCCTCACCTGCTGTACGTACAAGGTGACACTATCAATGAACTTGTTCATGATGCCATGACCGCAAACCTAGATTCCGCAACACACGTACCAAGCCGCAACGGTGGTGCGTCCAGTAACTACAACGTTGAACTAACCCTAACCGACCCACGTTGCCGCCACCTGAGTCTGACAGGGCGCACCAGTAACATATTCCAAATGATCGCTGAAACCTTCTGGGTGTGTTCTGGCTCAGGTCGTGTTGACGGCTTCCTTGAGTACTTCCTACCGCGTGCCAAAGAGTACTCGGACGACGGTATTCATTGGCGTGGTGCTTATGGTCCTCGTATCTTTGAGTACGGCCAAATGGAAGGTGTGATCGAGCGTTTCAAGGCTGACAAGATGACACGTCAAGCAGTCGTCGACATCTACCAGTCAGAGAAGGACAGCCCTGAGAGTATCCGTACTGAGTATGATCTTGAGTCCACCAAGGACTTACCGTGTAACGACTTCATCTTCTTTTGGATTGAGCCCGATAACAGTTTCCACATGAAGACCGTACAGCGCTCTGGTGACCTGATCTTTGGTGCTGGCTCCATCAACCTGTTTGAGTTCCCGTTTATCCATGAGTGGGTATTCAGCTTAGTGCAGAAGATGTACCCTGAGATCACGTTGGGTGCTTACCACCACAACACCATCAACCTTCACCTATACGACTTCACACGCCAGCAGGCAGAAGACGTTGTTGAAGCTGATCAGTACCTTGGTGAAGAGTACTACATGCGCGCCCGTATTGTTGAAATCCCAGGAGCTGGCTTCCCTAGCACCCTGCTACGCGGTCAAAAGTTCTTCAAGTTGATCACCAACATTTGGGAAGCCCACATGGATAAGAAGTCCGTGGCTGACATGCGTTCGATGGAAGATAACATCCATAAGCGTATGGCTGAGTTCGGCGTTCTCCCTAACACCCTTATCGGCATCTACTGCCAGTTGATCACAGACTACATTGCTGCTAAACAAATGCATGTCGAAGGTCAGGAGTCAGTAGTCCATCACGTTGCATCACGTGAGATGCCAGATGCCCTACGTCAGGCCATCATCGACTCAAAATTCCGTAAGTTCAAATTCACTAAGAAGGACTAAGCCGATGAAGTATAATATGGCTAACATCCAGTCATTGAAACCACACATGCTGCCGAAGCAATCTAACCTATTGGTCTTAACTGGCTGGCGTCGTGTTGGTAAGGATAAAATCACCGAGCGCATTGTCGAGCGTGGTGTGAAAGGATACGCACGGGTGCAGCGCCTGTCTTTCTCTGACATGTTGCGCCTACTAGCCAATGACATCTTTCCTTGGTGTCCGGTCAACCCATCTGACGATGAAAAGGATAAGCCAATCCTACACCCTGATAACGTGTTGGGTTTAACGCCACGTCAGGTATGGTTGCGCCTAGCTGACGACAATGATGCTAGTTTGCGTAAGGTTGATCCAGACATTTTGGTTAAGCGCTTCGATACCCTGAACCGCCGTACCATCCTTGACAACCCTGATGTCCTGTTCATCATCACAGACTGGCGTACTGAAAACGAAGAGAAGTGGTTAGCGGGACTTAGCTCAATCATGGATTACTACGTAGCACGCATCTGTGATGACCGCACTGAAGAAGAGCGTCGCAATCAGGGCTTGGCTCCTAATGACTTTGAAGCCAAGATTGATCACTTCCGTGTCCACTTTGAGTATGAGCACAATCGTACTGACGAAAGTGCTATAGCTTTTGCTGAAGCAATCGACCGCCTCTACGCCAGATAGGAGTTAACATGCAGCTACAATTGATATCCGCAAAGGAACTAGCTGAGCTATTCAGCTTGCAGGTTGAATTGAACGCGGCTTACAATATGGGTGGTACGCCACCCATTTGCTACGCTCTTTCAGCCGACCGTGAGTGGTCTGAGTTCCTTGATGAGTGTGAAGGTCACTGGAAGTTCTACGCCACCAAACCAAACACCAACCGCGAGAAAGCCCTGTTTGAGCTTGTGGACTGTGTTCACTTCATGATAAGCCAAGCCCTAGCTCTTGACGCTAACGCGGTTCTTCATGTCCAAGGGACGGCCAAGAACTACTTCAGTGAATTACCTGATGTGGCGTTTGGTGACATTGGATGCATTGATCTGGGTAACGCGTCTAAGGATGACATGCTTGAGTTGATCATGAGTCTTAAGTCTCAGTGCCTAGTGAACATACCGTCTATTCGTAAGTTTACAGACCTGAGTGAGTTCATTACACTAGCGTCAAACCTGATTGGTTACAACATCGATGAGTACATGCACGCTCACCGCCTGAAGAACCGCCAAAATCACCGCCGCGCTGCTCTCAAGGCCGAGACAGGTGACTATGGTAAGGCTAATGAGAAGCCGCTGTCACTGGAGGATGAGCTATGAACTTATCAATCCTGAGACAGATGATCATTACCACAGGCAAGATGCGCCCACGCAAGATGCATTTGGTGCGCCTAACCACAGACTGCTGCAAAACAGCTATTGTAGAAGCGTCTAATGGCGACAGCGGGGATTACACACTGGCTTCCAAGTCAATCCTTAATATGACGGCGTTGATGATGCACTACCACAAGGTTCTTGACGGTAGTAATGAACAGCACCAAGAAGAGCTCTTGATGGGCCTGAAATCAGCGAATGCCCTGATTAAAGGCGGTGATATAGATGTTATCCAACACCACGCTGTAGTCCAAGGGTGTCGCTTGGTGGCAGGTTTGGCCAACGGCATAGCCTGTTGGGCTACGTTCGTGCGCTTGTACATGTACCTGAAAGAGCTTGATGAAACTCAGATGGTTCACCACCTAGCCGATTATGTAAGGGAGATGAAGGATGCATCTTAAAGTCTGGTTAACCTACATCGTTGACAAGCCTGAAATAGGTGAGATCATCATGCAACATTGGGCTAAAGAGCTTACTCGTATGTCAGATCGCATGGCCTTCAACCCTGAGACAGGATTGTGTAAACAGCTTTTCTCAGCCCCTGACATGAAGACACTCAAGGCCAAGTTGTCCAATGAGTACCGTCATGGAGATGTGGTCAACAACCCTATCATGATGGGTAACCCTGAGATGGCTGGAACCTTTCAGCCTGCTAGTCTTGAGGCCCATATTGGTACGCTCGCTGGTGACAACAGTTTGTCTGAAGACCTGACGGCTTTCTGTCATCTAGGTCAGGGGTTAATGCAGGCGAACATAAATAACGCCACGACGTCACTTGAGCTGGCTGAACTCAGTAACACGGTCCAAGTGCTGGCTGATAGCTATAATAAGCTCATCGCCGCACACAACAAGCTCGTTGACCGCGTTGACAACAAAGAGGATGAGGAAATGTTCCCTCAACCTAAAATCACTCCAAAACTTCACTAGGAATTATATATGGCTAAGAAACTAAGCACTGCTATGGCAAAATTACTTAAAGCAGGTGCAAAAGATGATAACATTGCAGTACTGTCCGAGTCAAAGATGATGGACAAGGGCGTGATCTGCTCAACTGGCGTTCCGGTCATTGACTTGGCATGGAGTGGTGCTCTTAACGGCGGTATCATTCCTGGGATTAAGATGCTGGTTGGTGACTCTCGTACGTTCAAAACCAACTTCGGTCTACTTGATGTTAAAGCATACTTAACCAAGTACCCTGACGCCGTGTGTATCTTCGGTGACAGTGAGCTAGGTGCCAATACCAAGTACTGGGATGCCTTCGGTATTGATATGGACCGTGTTATTCACGTACCGCTACTGAACGTTGAGCAGATGACCAAGCGCATCTCACAACTGGTTGACGCACTGGATGAGAATGACAAGTGTATTATCTTCATCGACTCAGTGTCACAGCTACCATCTAAGAAAGAAGCTGAAGACGCGTTGGGTGAAAAGGAAACACAGGACATGACCCGTGCCCGTGCTTTAAACAGCTTCTGGCGTGTGATCACCCCTATGGTTAACGTGCGCCACTTCCCTGTAGTGTGGATCAACTCATACTATGATAGCATCGGCGACCCGTATGCTGAGAAGAATATCAAAGGTGGTAAGCAGGGCTTCCTTAGCTCAGACACTGTTTGGTATATCAGCCGTAGCCAAGACAAAGACAAGTCAACCAAAGAGCTTCTTGGTTGGGTGTTCAAGGTCAACATCATGAAAGGCCGCTTCTGTAAAGAGAAGAGTGTACTTCCTGTTACGGTACACTATGACGGCGGTATTGATCGTTGGTCTGGCCTACTTGAAATCTTCCGTGCGGCTGGCATCATCGACATGGTATCAAACGGTTGGTATCAAATCAACGAGGCCGTGACAGGCATCAAGGGTGATAAGAAGCGTCAGAAGAAGGACATGGATGATGACTTCTGGGGTATGTTGCTCGAAACCCCTGAAGTGAATGACATCGTCACTGACATGTTCACACTCAGCGCTGGTAATATGACGGAGGGTATTGATGTTAGCGAGACTGATTAACTGGTGGAGACGACCACGTTACAGTCTGATCGACAACGGGGAGACTAAGCTCTCCTCGTTCAAAATTGAATCAGGCCGTTACGCGGGTACGGAGTTCATTGCCAAGATTGTGGCAGCAAGCTATGACGCATCTAAGTCAAGCTATGTGATTGAATTCCTCAGTGACCCGCACGGGCTTCGCCGTGAAGACAACACGCTTGACAGAGCATTCGCTAAGCAGGCGTCAGCAATAATTACCAACCAAGCAAGCAAAATAGAAGATATTGGAATGACGCTGATGAAGCGTTAGCAGGAGTAGCCAGAATGTTTGACCAGATTATCATTAACAACTTGATTCACAATGAAGACTACATGCGCAAAGTAGTCCCATACCTAAAGAGTGAGTACTTTCGCTCAGAAGGTACGCGTATCGTTTTCGGTGCCATTGACGGCTTTGTGACTGAGTACGATGCACGCCCTACTCTTGATGCGATATCTATCCTTATCGATAAGATGAAGTTGAGCGAAAACGTATTTGACCAAGTGGTTGATGTCCTTGGTTCTATTGAGCAAACAATCGAAAACTTTGATTGGCTGATCAAGGAAACTGAGTCTTACGTTCGTGACGCGGCTATCTACAACGCTATTCAGGCTTCTACGGCTGCTTATGCTGGTGCTGGTGATTATGCTATTGAAGAGATACCAGAGTTGCTATCTGATGCTCTGGCTATCTCTTTTGATAGTGACCTAGGCCACGACTACTGGGAAATGGCAGCGCACCACTATGACCTTATGCATAGTGACAACCAACGCCACCCGTTCAAGACTGATATCCTGAACCGTATCACTAACGGCGGTGTCATGGACAAGACCTTAAACATATGTGCAGCTGGGATCAACGTAGGTAAGGCGCAACCACTATCAACCAAGCTACTAACGCGTCAAGGTCACATTGAGATGCGTGACGTCAAGGTAGGTGACAAGGTTCTAGGGCGTGATGGTAGAGAGACAGTTGTTACGGGCGTGTTCCCTCAAGGAACCAAGGATGTATACGAAATTACTTTATGGGATGGGCGCAAGACGCGTGCATGTGGTGAGCACTTGTGGAACCTATACAAAGGTAGCACTAAGAAGGCACATGAGACCGTCGACACTAATGAAATCATCCGCCTATTGGGTACTAAGAAGTATGCTAAAGGCGCTTCCAGTAAGTTGTACTTGGACCTACCAGAAGCGATTGAGCGTGATGAGGTACAACTTCCTGTGGACCCGTATGTACTAGGATGCTTGATCGGTGACGGCTCATTTGTGCAGACATCAACTGAGTTCACCAACGTTGATGAGGTTGTCTTAAGCAAGGTGCGTGAGGAGGTAGCCAAGTTCGGCTGTGAGTTGCGTGCCAAGAAGCATGATACAATCACCTACCGCATTGTACACCCAGCAGGCTTGTCTAAGGGTAATCCTTTCCGTCAGGCTCTTCTCAAGGCTGGCATCCAGTGGGGCGTCAAATCGCATGAGAAGACAATACCTGACGCGTACATGAATGCTTCGATAGAACAGCGATTTGAGTTATTGCGTGGTCTGCTCGACACAGACGGTACATGTGGTAAGAACGGTGCGACAAGTTACTCAACTGTATCGCCTCTATTGGCTAAGCAGGTGCAAGAGTTGGTTTGGTCGCTAGGTGGTATCAGTAAGATACGTCAACGTTCCAAGAGCCACATCAAAGAGACCTATAAGGACTCTTACCGTGTGAGTGTTCGCATGCACCCTAACGTAGACCTATTCAAAGTGGACTACAAACTGGAGCGTAGCAACCAACGCGCCAAAGCCATAAAAGGCATAGCAATCGACTCAATAGTCAAGGTGTCTGAGGAAGAATGTCAGTGCATCATGGTTGATTCGCCTGAACACCTGTACATTGCGGATGAGTATGTTGTAACCCATAATACAACTTGGCTTATCGACCGTGCCGCTGAGTGGTTGGAGCAGGGTAAGAACGTTGTGTACTTCACCTTTGAGGTAGCTGAGAACGTTATCCGTCACCGTGGAGACGTGCGTCTGATGGATATGCCGTTTGACCGTGTTGAAGCCATGACCAAGGCCGAGTACTTGGCTAACGTTGAAAAGCTAAAGAAGTCTACTAACGGCCAATTCAAGATTAAGGAATACGCTAGTGGTTCAGCTCATACAGGCCATATGAAAGCCTACTTGCGTGAGCTTGAACAGAAGGAAGGCTTCAAGCCTGATGTTATCCTAGTGGACTATTTGGGTGAGATGGCTAGTAGTCGATTACCTATGCACATGATGTCCAACACTAACATCTACTATGGCTCAATCGCCCGTGAACTACGCGCTCTGGCGTTTGAGTATGAGCTACCTGTATGGACAGCCGTTCAGCTTACCCGTGGTAAACAGGACTCAACAGACGTTACACTATCCGATACGGCAGATGCTATCAGTGTACCTAAAGTTGCCGACTTCATGGTCACGCTCGTTCAGCCTGATGATTTGGCTCTGGCCAACCAAGCGCGTGGTATTGTAACTAAGAACCGCTACGCCAACAAGGCTAAGCTGAAGAACTTCATGATCGGCTTTGACAATGACCGTCAGAAGACATATGACCTAACTTGGGACCAACAAGAGGGTTACATGAGTGAGCAAGAGATTGAGCACGCTAAGAATACTAAGGTTGGTAACGGGCCTGAGAGGGCTGGTAGTGGCGTAGGTGAATGGGAATTCTAAAATAGGGGCTGGTTAGCCCCTATTCTTTTACCTGCTAGGATGTTGGCTTGGTGCCGTCATCCTTCTTTTTCTTTTTGGGTGTTGTGTTCTTAGCCATGTTACCCGTAGTGTTAGTAGGTGCTGAACTTGAACCCGCGCCTGAGCTACCGCCAGCACCCTCCTCTTCGTTTAGCCCTTTCAGGTAGTCAGCAAAAGTGTACTGGCTCATACCCTTACCCCTTCTGAGATGTTAGAATTAGGTCGATTGCCTTGGCTTTTGATGGTGCGTCAATACCGCGCTCTTTAGCAACGGCCAACACTTCATCAACAGATAGCTTCTTCAGCTCGGCCTTCGTATAAACCTTAACTTCTTTTGTCTCTGTTGGCTCATCCACAGGTTCCTGCTCCGGTTCCTGTTGGCCTTCACTTTCAGGTTCTTCCTGAGTCTCTTTCTCATCTTTGGACTCCTCTGGTGTTGGCGTCTCTGAAACACCTTCAACGCCGTCTGACTCAGTATAAGTGTCAACGCCTACGCCTTTGCTTTCAACGTCTTCTTGGTCTGGCTCAGGCGTCTCAACACCGAGTACAGTGTGGTTGGAGCTAAAGCGGTGATGTGCTGTGATAGAAGGGTGTGGGTTACCTTCAAGAGGATGGCCGTAACGGTCGTAACCAGCAGCCATAAGGCGGTTCAGTAGGTTGATATTTTCAACAATGATTTCACTGAAATTGTGTTGGTTTGGATTGTCAACACACCAGCCTTGGTTGGTAGCGTAAACAAGTAGGCCGCGCTCTACTGAAGGGATTTCAAGGTCGGTGCGACGAAGGGATTGTGGTCCATAGTTCTCATTAATGGTTGTCATTGTTCAGTTCCTCTATCTAAAAATGGGGTAGATGACTACCCCAATAATTAGCTGAGAACTGGCTATGACCTATTCATAGTTTTTATCGCTGTCAGCAATAGCGAACGCGCCGTTGTGGTCGATTTTAATCTTACGCTGACGGTAAGCCGCTGTTACATCTTCCATTACTTCATAGCGACAGCAACGGATTTTAGCGTCTTTGTAGTCAGTTGGGATTGACACAATATCCGCAGGAGACAGCTTGACACGTAGGATGCGGTTGGATGTGACACCTGAACCAGCATACTTCGGCAAGTAGCTAAGACTACAAACATGAAGACCATATGAACAGGTCTCGTTGTCGTTTTCGTTGACTTGGTTACGGCGCATTACCACCACAGTTCCTGGAGTGTTACTAATCTCACCGCTGTGACAATCCATGTAGTTTCCTTTCACCGCCTTGTAAGCGTAGATATCACCATCTTCTGCCATTTCAATATCAGCGAACTTCATGAAGTCCATAATACGTCCGGTAACACGGTTAGAAGGGTTATCCATTAGCTTACCGATGAAAGCAGCCGCGTTTTTCAAGCCATCCAAGTTAGATGTGCGTAGCATATACATGATACGACGCGTGAACCCGTCATGAACGATAGGCCATCCTTCATAGGTGATTCGACCGCTGACAACCTTGAACAAGCCTTCTGAGTACTCTTCAATAGCGGTTGCTTGGTCCATCAGACGGATGGCCTTGTCATAATCCTTGGCCTTGATTGCCTCGGCCACTGCTACGAAGTTGTTGTTGCCTTTGCTTGTGGTCAGAACCTTGTTGTCGACTACCAGTTTGATTTGGTTAGGCGTCACCATAGCACGTGGAGCACCTTTAGCCAGTGAACCCTTGTCAACGACAGCTTTAATGTGAGCTGTAGTCTGTGCATTGGCTTCAAGGTCAGACGCGTCCACCACGGCGTAGTCTGGGTTCTGCTCCACACCACCAACTGAGATGATCTTGTGTAGGTCAACCATTACCTGCTCGCCTTCTCTATCAGTAGCGTAAACCGCACCGAGTTGCTCCATGTACGGCTGATCATGTGCATCCACTGTCACAGAATGATGTTCATACTTCGCATGGATGCTTTCCCCACCGTAGAAATGGCCGTTAACCGTTCCTTTGCCGCGACCTACAATGGTATTGATCACGATGTCAAGCTTACCACCTTTCTCCAAGGCTTCATCGAACGCACGGCTCATTAGGTCATAAGCGCGTGTTGTGGTCTCGTCCATACCTACAGGGTAATACTCATCCTGAGTGAGCGTGATGGCATTTTCTTCAGGAACCTGCCCAAACTTCTCACGGACGTCAGCCAGTTCATGAACAAGAATTTCATAGTGGTTCTCTGACGTTTCAGCCACGCCGATCACCAAGTAATCATCACCTTCCTCTTCAGTCTTGATGATGTTACCAACAGATACGTTGTTGGCTGTCACTGTTTTCTTAGAGATGGCCACTACGTTGTTCTTGTGCTCAACAACCTTTGACTTCTTGATTTGGTCAACCTTGTAACGGCTAAGACCAAACTCTTTTGACAGGCTTAGGACGCTGGCACCTTCATCAAGCTTTTGGCGGATGGTAACGAATACATCTTCGCTAACACCACTAACACCAGAGTCGGTGACTGATTTCTTAGGCGTTGCTTTCGCTGCCTTGGCTTTGGGGGCCGCTTCGGCTTTCTTGAGCCAGTTACGGATGGATGATTGGCTTACACCATACTCATCGGCAAGGGCGGCAACGCTCGTACCTGCTTGGCGTTTGTTGTAAACCTCTTGACACTTATGCGGAGTGCTCATTGGTTATTCCTTCTGGTTGGTTAAACTATAAAAACGGAGCCATTTTGGCCCCGTTGTGGTTAAGAAAACAGATTACCAGTACACTGGACGTTCATCAACAGGCCAGTTATTCTTTGGTAAAGCCTTGTCATCAATCTTGTCATCTTTGCTAGCCGCTTTGGTCTTGGCTTCTTCCTTAGCATGGTGTACCGTCAGGTGGACGCGATAACTAGGATAGTTGACACGCTGATCATCGTAGTTGTCATCGTGTGGTAAATCGACTACATCCAAACTCACACCCTGCAGTAGCTCATCGGCCTTAATCAGGCGGGCCATATACTCCACGCGCTTGCGGTCGGTGCGCCCTTCCATCCCATTCGATTGGTCAAAGTTGCGATAGCTCAGACGGTATACATTGTATAGCTCCGTATAGAACTTCTGCATTGATAGTATGCGACGTCTCCAGTGCTTGTCAACCAAGTCAATAGGCTTGATATCCTTGGGTGTATTCGAGTCGATCACATCATACAGGTTCTCAATAAACTTCTTACTCAAGCTATCGAAAGAATGTTCAAATACTTTCATCATGCTATGGTCGAAGGCTAAACCAGCGCCAGTCTCAAGGTTGGAGCGGTATTGGTAATGGTAACCACGACGCTGCATGACGCGAGGCTTAGCCGCTAACATCTGACGGTATCGCGGTGCCTTGAAATCAGTATCAAAGAAATGACCGTACACATGGTGGAATAGGATAATGCTGGAACCACCTTCGAGCTTCTTGATGTATCGCTGTAGCACCGTGGCGTTGACCGCCTCACGGAACTCACTAGACTCTGCCATGTTCTCGTCAAAGTAGTGCTGGAAAGCATCTTCAAACTCAAGGAACAGGTCAGGGCGTGACTTAACGAACTCTTCAGCAGCAGCCCGAACAGCGATAATTTCATACTGATATGTTTCGCTTTCTCTCAGGGCATTGTGTAGCATCATGATGTCGTTCATTGAGTGCTTCAGGGGCACAAATCCTTCCATCGGCACGGTCACTAGACGCAGAGGCTTGGTAGAAGTTTCACCTGACTTAAAGTCCTCGATGTCAACCGATGCCATGTGCTCGAAGCGACTGAAGTCTGGCATGTTTACCTTCTGCCAAGAGTTCCATGATTCACTCAGACCACCCGTGTATACGCTCAAGCCTTTGATTTGCTTACTGGTGATGGTTGTCTTGGGCTTAAACTCATCCGCGTAACCACATAGGAAATTCTCCATAGGCTTCTCACCTATGGCTGAGGTCATAGAATCAACGAATTGGCCCAGATACTCCTTCCAGTCCATGCGGCATTTATGCTTCTTAGGGTAGCGCGGCACCAACAATCCAACCTTACCGGAGTATTGACCTGACTTCTTGTATGTGTCCTTAGTGAACTGTCGCAGACGGTCAACGTAACCAGTACCCTTGTCGGTGATCATCACACCATTCAGCATGTGAACATGGCTTAATGTCATGGCCTTGAAGGTCTCACGCCAAGTTGTCTTTGACAGCTCATCACCACCTCCTGCGTAATGGTAGATGCGGAGCTCATACGGTGACTCTTCCTTCTCCACTTCCTTGAACTTGGGCTTGGTCTTGTCACCTTCAAGGACTACACCGTCTTCAATGAGGTCAGTCCATTTCAGTGTAGGTAGAGGAATCTTAGTATCGTCAGCCGATGTACCTACGTGGTCAAAGCGCATTCTCTCAATGTCTTCTTTGGACCAGTGGCTACGTAAGATCTGAGACCATTGCTCACCAGTGATTTTGAAAGCCTTCTGCAACGCTTGACGAATATTAATCATGTCGTCAAAGTAGAGAATACCATCTTTAATATCATTTTTACGCTTGGCTATCAACTCAGCGGCCATGTCGTTGGCTAGTTCAGTCATCTTGTCCGTACTGATACCCATACGTAAAGCCTTGTTCAGTGATGCCATCGTGAACTTGTCGTATTCTAACGCCTCACGACTTGGTGGTACGTTCAGGTCACCGATTGAGAAGTAGGTATAGGTCGTAAACGGAAACTCAACCAGAACCTTCTGAAGGTCTTCTTCAAGCATATCCAAGTTGATTGGGTAGGCTACTCCACCCTGAACCGCGTAGTGGCGTTTTGAGTTATCTTCAACCTGAATGAATGTATTGGCGGATGCAACCTTGCGGCTGATCAAGTCCACCTCACGACCGTTCGGGTTAATGATGAGTGGTTGATTCTCCTGTGGGAAAGTGCGCAGAGTCTTATACACGCCCGTCACCAACTCACGGATGTACTCTTCCTGACAAGGTATAGTAACCTTGACGCCGTTGTGCTCGTCAACCATAATAGGTGATGGTTCGCCCGTTTCAGGGTCTTTGGTAATCCAAGTCACACATGGACAACGCTCATTATCCAAGTACATGATAAAGATGTGACGCTCACCGTTCTTGGTGACTTCAACTTCAAACGTATCACTTACAGCAAATGGAGACTTACAACCTAAACCATATGCGCCGATTTGGTCATTACTGTCTTCTTTGGATGAGCCGTACATCGTAGTGTAGATACCGTGAGCGCGCACAGGGTGACCTTCTGCATCTCTCAGCACTTCTGGTACAAACGAGCCGTGCTCAGCTATCATCTGCTCGATTTCCGTGGCTGTATAGTCGGCAGGAGTAGACATCTGCACTTCACCTAGCACCTGATCAACTGTCAGGCCCACGCCCTTATCTTCAATGATGTAGTTAGGGTCCAACGTTGTAGGTAACTGGATGGTAACAGGCGTACCCATCGGGGCGTACCAGCGACGGTTCTCAGCATCGGCTTCTAGCGCTTGAGCGCGGGCGCGGTTGGTACTAACGCTACCATAATGGGACGGTACAGGCGTACGGTACAGGCGGTCACGCTCATCATTGGCGTCCTGAGCATTACAAATCGACTCACGGGCCACGGCTTCGCCTTTGCGCGTGTATAGTGTTGAGGTCATAGCGGCAAAGGATTTGCCGTTCATTTTAACTGAGAAGCGTTGACCAGCCATGTTGGTCTCGTTGTGGTACGCTTCTTGACGTTGGATAGCCATC